TATTTTGTCGCTAGTATTTTGAGTACTATTTTCTAGTCTGACCCTACCATTTCCGGGATCCTCTGAAACGGTAGAGGTTTTAAATTCATATTGAAAAGATGCGCCGCCAAAGTTTCCGTCTTGACCACTAGAACCACTTGTCCCAGATGACCCCGAAGAGCCAGATGTTCCAGATGAACCACTACTACCTGAAGTACCACTAGAACCAGATGTACCACTAGAACCAGAAGAACCTGACGTTCCACTTGAACCTGAAGTACCACTAGAACCAGATGTCCCGCTAGAGCCACTACTACCAGATGTACCACTAGAACCAGAAGAACCTGACGTTCCACTTGAACCTGAAGTACCACTAGAACCAGATGTCCCGCTAGAGCCACTACTACCAGATGTACCACTACTACCAGAAGTACCACTAGAACCAGATGTACCACTAGAACCAGATGAACCGGAAGAACCAGAAGTGCCTGAGGAACCAGACGTCCCTGAACTACCCGAACTACCCGAACTACCAGATGTACCTGAAGAACCAGATGTACCAGAACTACCTGAACTACCAGATGTACCACTAGAACCAGATGAACCAGAAGTTCCAGAACTACCTGAGGAACCAGATGTCCCACTTGAACCAGATGTCCCACTGCTAGCAGCATGATGGGATTTATAAAGTTTACCTCCATCGGTAACAGCTAAAACACCAGTCATGTCTGCTTGAGTAGGAACCCCCTTAAAATAAACGTCCTGACCACTTATAGTGAAGTTGCCCCCAATAGAAGCATCATCGTCAACAAAAAGATCACCTCTAGCAGTGATTTTGTCAGTAGTATGATCTCCTAGGGTAAAATCTCCACTTACAGCAAGACTACCCAAGACAGAAAGATCACCACTAACTGTTAAATCTCCCCCTACGATACCTGTACCAGAAACATGAATTCCAGATTCGATAGTAGTATTACCCTCAAGGGTAGGACTCGCTTCCAAACCTTTTGCGACCACACCATCTCCACCTAATAACTCGATTTTTCCTCCGGCAGGAGCTGATATCGTAGCTCCCCCAGTACCAAGTACTATTGTTTCCTCTAGGGTGTGAAGTTCATTTATAGTTCCGGTATTTACATAAAGATTAGCCCAATAAGACGTACTGGTACCTATATCTCCGCTTCCACTAACCGTAGAGAATATACCAGTAGTAACTAAATCACCAGAAACAGTTAAATCATTTTTTATATTTAATGTAGTACCGTCAAAAGCTAGGTTTGACTCCGCTGTGAAGCTGCCATCTCCATCAGAAGTCAAAACTCTATTATTTCCATCGTTAGTTATTTCATAAGTTGTCCCACTGGAGCCGGAAGTACCCGAACTCCCAGAAGACCCACTTGTGCCAGAAGACCCACTTGTACCTGAACTTCCAGAAGATCCTGTTGTCCCAGAAGTACCATCTACTCCAGAAGTACCCGACTCTCCCTTATCTCCAGTTCTAGCAAAAGTTGCAACTATCTCATCCGTAGTTTCAAAAGGACTAGAAGCACTACTATCAACAGGAGAAACAGTTATAGCAAACCATCCAGAATTTTCACTAACAGAACTAATAGTATATAAAACAAATTTACTTGTATCTAGTCTTTTTGTTAGTTTTAAATGGCCTTTTATTGTAGATGTTGAATCATCTATTGTCCTTAAATAGCTTTGTATATCTGTTCCGTTCTTATCTGTATCATCTATATATAAAGTAGTAGCAGTATTTTGTCCACTTGCTATAGAAGCGTTAAATTTTATAGCACCGGAACCGGGGTCAGAATTTGCTGTATTATCTAAATCGAAATCAAAACTAAAAGAAGCGCCGCCAAAGCCTCCGTCTTGACCAGAACTTCCAGACGTACCATCTGAACCAGAAGTTCCAGATGAACCCGAGGTACCAGACGAACCAGACGTACCAGATGAACCAGATGAACCAGATGAACCAGACGTCCCTGAACTACCCGAACTACCAGATGAACCAGACGAACCAGATGTACCCGAAGAACCAGATGTACCAGAACTACCTGAACTACCAGACGTACCAGAGCTACCAGATGAACCGGAAGTGCCAGAGGAACCGGAAGTGCCAGACGAGCCAGACGTACCACTTGATCCAGAAGAACCAGAAGAACCAGAACTTCCGCCGGGACCCTGAGCCCCTACAAAATTAACAGTTGAAGCCGGAATTGTAGACGCACTAACGTCAACCACCGAAGAGGTTACGGTATCGCCTTGTAGATTTACGGTTACTTCGTCTTGGGCCATTTTAAGTGGTTACTTCGGGGCTAATAGTAAATTTGCCATTTAACATTTTTATAACAGCAGTTTCCTGACCTTCCGAACCAGTGACATATCTTTCTATGTCATAAACAGCTTCTGCAACAGGTAATGCTGCAGTCTGAGAACCGCTGAGATAAATGTCTACATAACCACTAGGGTATAACGCTCCTTCTGCGCCTGTGACAACAGTGGGATCTAAGTCAACTAAACTCCCAGTATCACCATATTTATGCTTCACAACACCCCTGACTGAATAACCACTAAGATTTACTGGCGTGCTATCATTGGTTATTGTAAGCCTTGTGTTTAACTCAGAGCCTTGTCTAACGGAAAAATTGTAACTACTAGCCATCTAGCAAGAGATTACACTAAAAATAAAACCTTTTGTATATTATAATACGCCAGATTCTACTACTCTAAGTCTAGTATCAAGCTCTTTAATGGCCTCAACAAACACGCCAGCCATTCTGTCATACCATACAAAATGAAAGTCTGATATATTTTGCCCATCATAACCAACAGCATCTCCGCTACCCACTAAAGCGGGAAATTCTTCTTTTAGATTTTGTGCAGACAGGCCTATTCTATTCAGACCACTATAATCTTCGTAATAAGGGGAGTTGTCTGTCCATTGGAAGTAGATACCTGTAAGATTTTTTATTTTATCTACTGTTCCAGTTACTTGAGACACGTTCTCTTTGTAACGCATATCAGAGCCGCCTGTACCTCCTCCAGTGCCATCCGCTCCAGAAGTACCTGAAGTACCAGATGAACCTGAAGTACCAGAGCCTCCATCGTCTCCAGAACTACCAGAAGTACCATCGCCTCCATCGTTTCCAGAACTACCAGAAGTACCAGAAGTACCATCGTCTCCAGAACTACCAGAAGTACCATCGGCACCAGCGTTTCCAGAACTACCAGAAGTACCATCGTTGCCAGCGTTTCCTTGGTTTCCTTGGTTTCCTTGGTTTCCTTGGCTTCCTTCGTTTCCAGAACTACCAGAAGTACCATCGTCTCCAGAACTACCTGAAGTACCATCGTCTCCATCGTTTCCAGAACTACCAGAAGTACCCGACGAACCTGACGAACCCGAAGTGCCAGACGAACCCGAAGTACCTGAAATTCCTGCTGAACCAGAAGTACCAGATGAACCCGACGAACCTGAAGTACCAGATGAACCTGCAGTACCTGAAGTACCAGATGAACCTGAAGTACCTGAAGTACCTGATGAACCAGAAGTACCTGAAGTACCTGATGAACCAGAAGTTCCTGCTGAACCTGAAGTGCCTGACGAACCCGAAGTACCAGACGAACCCGAAGTGCCAGCGTTTCCTTGGTTTCCTTGGTTTCCTTGGTTTCCTTGGTTTCCTTGGTTTCCTTGGTTTCCTTGGCTTCCTTGGTTTCCTTGGATTCCTTGGACTCCAGAACTACCAGAAGTACCATCGTCTCCATCGACTCCATCGTCTCCAGAACTACCAGAAGTACCATCGTCTCCAGAACTACCAGAAGTACCAGAACTACCTGAACTACCTGAAGTACCATCGTTGCCAGCGTTTCCTTGGTTTCCTTGGTTTCCTTGGTTTCCTTGGCTTCCTTCGTTTCCAGAACTACCAGAAGTACCATCGTTTCCAGAACTACCAGAAGTACCCGACGAACCCGACGAACCCGAAGTGCCAGATGAACCTGAAGTACCTGAAATTCCTGCTGAACCAGAAGTACCAGATGAACCCGACGAACCTGAAGTACCAGATGAACCTGAAGTACCTGAAGTTCCTGCTGAACCAGAAGTACCTGAAGTTCCTGCTGAACCAGAAGTACCAGATGAACCTGAAGTACCTGAAGTACCAGATGAACCTGAAGTACCTGAAGTACCTGATGAACCAGAAGTACCTGAAGTACCTGATGAACCAGAAGTTCCTGCTGAACCTGAAGTGCCTGACGAACCCGAAGTACCAGACGAACCCGAAGTGCCAGCGTTTCCTTGGTTTCCTTGGTTTCCTTGGTTTCCTTGGTTTCCTTGGCTTCCTTGGTCTCCAGAACTACCAGAAGTACCATCGTTTCCAGAACTACCAGAAGTACCAGAACTACCTGAACTACCTGAAGTACCATCGCCTCCATCGTTTCCAGAACTACCAGAAGTACCATCGTTTCCAGAACTACCAGAAGTACCCGACGAACCTGAAGTGCCATCGTTTCCAGAACTACCTGAAGTGCCATCGTCTCCAGAACTACCTGAAGTACCATCGTCTCCAGAACTACCTGAAGTACCCGACGAACCTGAAGTACCATCGTCTCCAGAACTACCTGAAGTACCCGACGAACCCGAAGTACCTGAAGTACCAGATGAACCTGAAGTACCTGAAATTCCTGCTGAACCAGAAGTACCAGATGAACCCGACGAACCTGAAGTACCAGATGAACCTGAAGTACCTGAAGTTCCTGCTGAACCAGAAGTACCTGAAGTTCCTGCTGAACCAGAAGTACCAGATGAACCTGAAGTACCTGAAGTACCAGATGAACCTGAAGTACCTGAAGTACCTGATGAACCAGAAGTACCTGAAGTACCTGATGAACCAGAAGTTCCTGCTGAACCTGCAGTGCCTGACGAACCCGAAGTACCAGACGAACCCGAAGTGCCAGCGTTTCCTTGGTTTCCTTGGTTTCCTTGGTTTCCTTGGCTTCCTTGGTTTCCTTGGATTCCTTGGCTTCCTTGGTTTCCAGAACTACCAGAAGTACCATCGTTTCCAGAACTACCAGAAGTACCATCGCTTCCAGAACTACCTGAAGTACCCGACGAACCTGACGAACCCGAAGTGCCAGACGAACCCGACGAACCTGAAGTGCCAGACGAACCTGAAGTGCCAGCGTCTCCAGAACTACCAGAATTTCCAGACGAACCAGAAGTACCAGCATCACCTGAAGTACCAGACGAACCAGAAGTACCAGCATTACCTGAAGTACCAGATGAACCTGAAGTACCATCGTCTCCAGAACTACCTGAAGTACCCGACGAACCCGAAGTACCTGAAGTACCAGATGAACCTGAAGTACCTGAAATTCCTGCTGAACCAGAAGTACCAGATGAACCCGACGAACCTGAAGTACCAGATGAACCTGAAGTACCTGAAATTCCTGCTGAACCAGAAGTACCAGATGAACCCGACGAACCTGAAGTACCAGATGAACCTGCAGTACCTGAAGTACCAGATGAACCTGAAGTACCATCGTCTCCAGAACTACCTGAAGTACCCGACGAACCTGAAGTGCCATCGTCTCCAGAACTACCTGAAGTGCCATCGTCTCCAGAACTACCTGAAGTGCCATCGTCTCCAGAACTACCTGAAGTACCCGACGAACCTGAAGTACCATCGTCTCCAGAACTACCTGAAGTACCCGACGAACCCGAAGTACCTGAAGTACCCGACGAACCCGAAGTACCTGAAGTACCTGATGAACCCGAAGTACCTGAAGTACCAGATGAACCTGAAGTACCAGATGAACCTGAAGTACCTGAAGTACCAGATGAACCTGAAGTACCAGATGAACCTGAAGTACCTGAAGTACCAGATGAACCTGAAGTACCTGAAGTACCAGATGAACCTGAAGTACCTGAAGTACCTGATGAACCAGAAGTACCTGATGAACCAGAAGTACCTGATGAACCAGAAGTACCAGACGAACCTGAGGTACCAGCAGGTCCCTGAGCTCCATTTTGAGTTATGGTCCAAACAGGTGTCGAATCAGCAGTGCTAAAAGTCCCTGTGCCCGTATTGCTAACCCATTTGATTCTAATTGTCGTTCCGCTATAAGAATAAACAGTACCTTCCCATTTTTTTGATACATCTGAAACAACCGTCACTAATGCGGCTTGGCCCCCTGTCCAAGCCAATCCAGAATCTACATCACTAAACTCCCTATCCCAATCACCACCTGATGACTCTGGGATACTTTCTGTTTCATCTGAAGTAGTCGAATATCTATCTCCACTTTCACCCGAAATTCCTGACGAACCAGAAGTACCATCGTCTCCAGAACTACCTGAAGTACCCGACGAACCTGAAGAACCTGAAATACCAGATGAACCCGAAGTGCCATCGTCTCCAGAACTACCTGAAGTACCCGACGAACCCGACGAACCCGAAGTGCCAGATGAACCTGAAGTACCTGAAATTCCTGCTGAACCAGAAGTACCAGATGAACCTGAAGTACCTGAAGTACCAGATGAACCTGAAGTACCTGAAGTTCCTGCTGAACCAGAAGTACCTGAAGTTCCTGCTGAACCAGAAGTACCAGATGAACCTGAAGTACCTGAAGTACCAGATGAACCTGAAGTACCTGAAGTACCTGATGAACCAGAAGTACCTGAAGTACCTGATGAACCAGAAGTACCAGATAAACCCGACGAACCTGAAGTGCCATCGTTTCCAGAACTACCAGAAGTACCATCGTTTCCAGAACTACCTGAAGTACCAGATGAACCTGAAGTACCTGAAGTGCCAGATGAACCTGAAGTGCCTGAAGTACCTGACGAACCTGAAGTACCCGAAGTACCTGATGAACCAGAAGTACCAGCTGAACCCGACGAACCTGAAGTACCAGATAAACCCGACGAACCTGAAGTACCAGATGAACCTGAAGTACCAGATGAACCTGACGAACCCGAAGTACCAGCTGAACCCGAAGTACCAGCTGAACCAGCTGAACCCGACGAACCTGAAGTACCTGATGAACCCGAAGTACTATCTCCACCCCCACCGGCACTTATTTGCTGCCAAGCTTCGCTCTGTTTTATGTATACACTATAAGGGGAGTCGGTCGAATAATAGTTAGCGCCATCGGAAACAGTGTGTAAAACACTATCCTTTTCAGCGTCTAAGCCTACTAGCTTATCTCCAACATACCTTTTGACCGCCATATACTATGTAAATTACACATTATTGGGCGTAATCTTCGTAAGATTTTTCTTCTAATAGATTGGACCCAGTGTAAATGTTAATTTCCTTCTTCATTTCAGCTCTTTTGTCATTAGTACGGTAGACTCTTCGCGCCAATTTAATAAAAATAGAGTCAAATTCTTGACTTTTTTCTTTTAATCTTATTTCGTCTTCTATATCCCATAACTCTTTATTTATCTCTTTCAATTGGTCGTAAAACCCATGTCTTCTAAAAACATGTTCATGCCAATCTGGCTGACCAATAGTCTCCAATAATGTAACGTGCTCTTTTCCGATATTAACTAGTTTAGCCTCATCTTGTATATTTTCTAATTTGATTTCCAAGATAGATAGCTTATCTAAAACCTCTCCGTCTGATACCTCTACTTTCATAATAATGTATTTATTTTTTCTATTACCATTTCTGGCGTTATTTGCCTACTGCACTCAAAATTCTTATCCTCGGGACACCAATACCATTCATCTCCAACCATATCATGATTTCTCCAACAGTCATGGCAAACATTTTTGTTCTGTACTACATATGGGTTACTAAAATGATAATCCGCAGCAACAGAACCTAAAATCATTACAACAGGCTTATCTAGAGCCCAAGCCAACCAAGATAGACCTGAAGCCAAGCCCATAAAGAAAACAGATTTTTGTATATAGTTGGCTGCTTTTTGAAGAGACAGCCCCGTCTTATCTTTAGATGCCGAAGGTATAGGATTAAAAGCTGGTATGTCTCCCAGAGGATAACCAGCTCCAAACTGAGAATCGCCATCGATACTAATGGTATCTATGCCCTTTTTCTTTAGATGAGATATAACAGCGTTCCAGCCTCCCTTGTAATTCCAGAACTTTTGCTGCATTGTAGTTAACGACGCTATGGATACGGTACGGCGCTTTAGCTTGATATTTTTGGGTTTGATATTCAAAACCGGCTTAACCTCTTTGAAATCTTCTAAACCTAAAATCTCAGAAGCCATCTGCATTAACCCACTTGCTTTAATGTCTTTAACTTCATTTCTTAAATTAGAAGGCCTCTGCCATCCACAATAACCTATGACAAAAGACTCGTCGTAAGTTTTTTCGACCAAGGGACTATTTTTGGGGCTCACCTTAATATTGTCGGGAGCAAATATGTCGTTAAACTTACAGAAGACGTAAACTTCGTTTCCTGTAATTTTTTGATATCTCTCGACTTGACCCATCCAGCCAATAGTATCTCCTAAGCCCTCTCCGTCAAAATAAACCTTTACTCTTTTACTCATATTAATTTATCTATCTGCTCTTTAACCATTTCAAAAGTTATAGATTTTGAACATTCAAATTCCCTTTCTGTGCCTTCGTGTTCCGGGCACCAGTTCCAATTACTAGCATCAAATTTATGATTATTCCAACAGGAATTACAAACGTCTTTATTGATTACTCTGTATGGCGTATAAAATTCTGTTTCCTCATTGCTAAATCCACTTATTAAAACCACGTCCTTGTTCAGAGCCCAAGCCAGCCAAGACAGGCCAGAGCCTAAACCTATGAAAAACTCGCAATGATATAAATCTGTTATTCTCTCCTGCAAGTCGAAGTCTCCAGTTTTATTTATACCCCCGGAGGGTATACGGTTGTCTCTATTTCTTCCCCCAAAAGACTCATGCCTATCTATGCACACTACCTGATACCCTTTTGAGTTTAAGTACTCTACAACCTTATCCCACCCATCAGGATTATTCCAGTACTTGCATTGAGCCGTAGATTGAACGGATATGCAGACATATTTGCCCGAGATCATCCTTTCTTTATTATTTATATCAACCCTAGGTTTTAACTCTTTATGCTCTAAGCCCAAATAATAAGACGCAGCTCTTTGCTCTTCATTTTGCTTAACCCAGTCAGGAGTATGATTAAACCAGCCTATCTTAAGATGATCATGAAAATTCTCGCCTTCAACTTCTTTTAAGTCATCAATGAACTTTATCTCAGGGTAGCTATTTCTATACAAATCATTTTTAAAAGTAAACAAGTGGACATCGCAATCTTTTTGCACTCTGTATTCTTCTGCATACGGAACCCAAGCCAAACTATCTCCTAGAGAGGAACTGCAAAGCTCGATTAAGACTTTCTTTTTTAAATTTTTAAACTTCATATTAAAAACTAAATTTCTACAAAAAGTATTCCATCTGAAGACGAGGCCATGAAAAATATTCGATACTCTCGAGATAGCTTTATCCATTACCTCTCTATCTTCTTTACTTAAAAGAGAATAAATATTTAAATCAAAATTATTTTTTATACTTTTTAGTTTTGTAAATATGTCTTTTAGTTCGTTATCATTAAAGCTATTAGCATCGAAAAAGAAATAATCAACCTTTTCAGAATACTCGTTAACACAAAAATCATGATCAAAATATAGGTCCTGTATTTTATTCTTTTCTGAATCAGATACTTCTTTATTGGTGATCAAACAAAGTCTCTTTCTATTTTTTTCAAAATGTATATCAGATCTAGCCAACGCACAAAGCTCGTCAAAGAATCTATAGTAAGTGTGGAGTATTACGTTATGCTTGAAGTTTTTTGTAGAGTTTATAGAGTCATATAAATTTAACTTACCCACCTTACCTTGTTCATTGGTTACGTTTGAAGGCGTAGCGTGAGACTCGTCATGGTTAAGCACCTTGTACATAGGCCTAGGAAAAAGTACATAATTTCCATACTTTTGAAGCTGCGCCATCCTTATAGAGTCTTCTGATACCGTCTCTACAGGACTCTGAACCTCTATCTCAACTTGCTTATCGTTCTTGTGCCCCCTTAGAGCCCCAAAGAACCTAAAAGTTCTTAAGTATGACCAGTCGAATTCTCCTGAATTTATTAGGTCTTTTTCATGCTTATCTAAGTAGTCGCACCAATTGTCTTTAGGAAAAGAGTAATCAAGATTAGTGATGTTATCCGTGCTGTCTATATCGTTACTATACTGATGGAACCATGTTGAAAAAGAAAAAGCCTCAGGGTTCTTTTTCAGCATATGATTTAAAAACTCTAAAGCTTTAGGGTATATTCCGTCGTCCGCATCTACTAAAGCTAAGTAGTCGCAATCTTTAGTAACAAAATGTTGAGGATTCCAAAACATCTCTTTTTTAGTTTTTTGCTCACAGTATACTACTCTATTATCTTTTGAAGCTAAGTCAACTAAAGTGTCTTTAACCGCGCTATCCTTGCTGAAGTCATCTGTAACAAACCACTTCCAGTCCTCGTAAGTCTGGCTGCATATTTGTTTATATACGCCCGTTATATATCTAGCGTTATTATAAAAACTTGTATACAAAGCTATTCTAAAATCTTCTTTTTTTCTAGGGTTCTTTATAGTTTTTTCTATATACTCTTTTGTATTTACATCATCTATAAAAATTACATTGTCATTGTTTTCGTATTTTTTGTATAAATCACAAGATTTTATCCTGTTCATTAATACAGGCATACCCCAAGATAATGCCTCTTTAACACTCAGCGGGTTTAACTCCCTTATCGACGGAAAGAAAAACAAGTCCATACATGAATAAAATCTATCCACATCCTTTCTTTCTCCCCATACTTTGCAATTAAGTAGATCTGTGTTTTCAATGCCACAATTACATAGGTAACAGCTGTTTCCTATAAAATGAAACTGAATATTTTCATCTAGCATTTCTTCTGCTATTTTATAAATAAACTTCTGGTTTTTATTTTCGTGAAAGAGACCAACATTTAGTATATGGGTTTTTGTTGGGTCTAGTCCAAGGCTCATCAAAGTTTTATCTCTGTCGGGTCTCTCCTTATTGGGTATCTTATAATCCCAAGTATAACACTTAGCCTCAGGGAAAACCTCTTTTATTTTTCTTGGGTGGTAATCTGAAACGCACACATACGCATCAGGCTGATGAACCTTATTGGCAAAATCAAAAGCATTAGAATGGCAAGTTTCTAATATTTTATAACTTCTGTTTTCGTTATATATTTTTTCAAGTAATTCTTCGGGGAATCCATTGTATTCAAAGTTTTCAGGTATTTCGTTAAAATGTATTATATGAGGATCAAATTCTTTTATAACTTCTAGTAACTTACCCCTTTCTTCTATCCAATTATCCGAAAAACACGGACCAATACATTCATAATTCTTTTTGCCAACTAAATTTATTATCCTGTCTTTTTGTATATTATAGGAACCGTAATTATTAAACTCAGCTACAAAAACCTCGTTCTCCGACAAACAGACTTTTATAAGCTCATGCAGCCACTGAGGAGACCCACCAGTAGAAAGATGCATGGGTATAAATAATATCTTTCTTTTCATTCTGTAACTTTTAAGGTAGAAGAAAGAACGTCTTCCCACCTAGGTTGACAGTCGAAATTAGGCCTCCCTTCTAAGCAAAAAGGCAAAGGGGGAACACTATTAACGGTACCGTGCTCTATAACAGAATACTTTGGGTCCGACGCACAAAAAGCTTCGCACGTGCCACCGACGAAAGTCATTTTATAAGATTGACTTCCTTTTCTGTAGGGAGCTCTCCAAAAAGGGTGAACAGAAGCTCCTATAAATATAATATGAGCGTCAGTGCAGCCTGCCAGATGTAGCTGTCCTGTATCCATAGTCACGCAAGCCTCTGAGTTCTTGGTTATATAATAATCTTGATCTAAGGAAGTTCTATTTAAAAAACTTACTCCTTCAAAATCTAAAGCATCGAAATTATAGCAAGTTTTATCGTGGTTATATTGGCCCGGCTCAGGTTTCTGATCAAACCCAACTAACGCAACCTTTAGGTGATTTCTATTCAGCCCTCTTATCAAATTAACGTAGCTCTCTTTTGGCCAAGTTCTACTAGGCCAATTTTGTCCTATATGAACAACTGCGTATTTGTTATTAGCTAGAAAGTCTTGGTCACCTCTATTAAACTCTATTGTTCCGGGGTAATAATCGCAATGAAGCTCTTCTGGCATCAAGTCAAAGCCTATCTCCGTGCAATGTATCTTTCTTATATCGAAAGCTGCGTATTTTTTTTCTATCCCAGCTCTATCTGCCTTTCCTATTGAATTAAAAGTATCAAAGACCTCGTATTTATCATAATGTTCTTGTTTAAAATCATCTACATGTATCGTAAAAAGAACATATGGATTGTGCTCAAAAAGAAAAGGTTTATGCGTGCACACTATTATTTTTTTAGCGTAATACTCCGCTAACTTTCTTATCGTTGGCGTAGCTGATAAAGTATCTCCAAAAGAAAAGGAGTTTAGCTTTATAGCAACATCTTTAGATTTTTCTTGGCCTCTTTGTTTATTTGTATTAAATAAAGGCGCGGCCTCCTCAAAAAAGGGAGCATTGTTCATCAAATAGTTTTAAATAGCAAAAGGTCGAATTTCAAAACTAATATCCCTGTCCGTATCTATGTTTTACTGCCTTGCAGTTGGCTAAAACTTCACCGCTAGAAAGGGCTCGGTTGTAAGCCGAAACCACGCCCACATTAATATTTAGGCCAGAACTGTTATTGCCACCCACATAAAACTGCTGGTAAGTCCCATTTTCATCGCCAGTATGAAATCCGGAAGAGTTAGTCGCTGGAAAAGAAGCCGTTCCTTTCTTTTGGCCATCCATATACCCTATCATTTCACTAGTAGAACTATTGTAGGTCATAGCCACATGCCTGAAGTCAGATCCAGATATAGAGGGATCGTCTACATCAGATAGCGTAACGCTCATACCTGTCCATGGGTTGTTATCACTACCGTCGACTTTGTTTGTAGAGACAACAGCTTTTATACCGCTTATCTCTCCGCCGTTACCTGTTTGCGTCACAAATCCGTAAGAATAACCACTCTTGTTATGGTCTGTATTTCCGAATATTACTGCGCCATCATCAGGAGGAGAGTCAGAACCAGAATCTTTTATATCGAAAAACGCCTCTATAGTAAAACTAGAGTCTGCATCTTTTAAAACTCCCAAAGACCTTAAACCGATAAAATTTGACCCTGATATAGCTCCGTAGGTATTATCTCCGTTATCTGGGTTTCTAAACTTATAGTAGCCACTAGTTTCGTCATAAAGACCAGTGTTCTGCAACTTCACATCTAGACCACTGGGGGTCAAATCTCTCCAATACTCCGTGTTGTGATCATAACTTCTGTCAGAATATCCGTCTACTCTAAAAACAAGACCATCAGTATTGACTCTATATTTACCATAATTTACTTTACTTGACATCTTAGTATCCTCCTCCAAATCCCCCTACTGAATTTCCAGAAGAAACTGAAAAACTGTAAGGAGCAGTATTATTTTTTAGGTTGAAATCTCTAGAACCTTCTATATATGCGTATAGCGCGTCGCTTGCATTAAAGGCCTTTGAATACGCTGAGACTTTATATATAATTCCGTCTATATAAGATTTTTCATTTGTATTACCGAGCGGCAAACCTCCTATTGCGGCCTTTAGGTCCGGCCCATCATAAAAGCTAGTATTGTTTACTTTGTATTTTGAATAAGTTGAGCTGGATTTAGGTATGCCTTCTTTGAGTGTTATAGAGTTGTCATCTATAAAGCTAATTATATCGTTGCCGTCTTTTCCAAAGTAAGGGTTTCTTGCTTTTATTAATAACGAGGCCTCGTCAAACTCTGAGACGTTACTTATAGACCTATAAACATAAAACCCCCTTGCTTCTCTTACATTTGCCCAGCTGACGGACACAGAAGAGTTTCGCTTATTTATTAAAACTTTTTTATTAGCGGAAGCCGCTGACTCCCCATTTTCATTATAAGAACTTATTTTATAATTTACTGCAAGCCCTTTGTCAAAAGCTTTTTGTGTTGTATTTTTTTCTACCTCTAGCCCTCCCTCATTTAGACTATAGGTTGTGCTAGAAGATAAAGACTCTAAAGAGCTCGTTGTATTTAAAAAAGGGTACAAAGTTATGCTAGTTGGCGTTTGTAAATTTGAGATAATCTGAGAACTCTTTAAATAACCATTTACATAAAATTTTATCTTACCAGATGACTTTGTCATATCAACAGAGACAATTACGTTGGTTATAGCCCCCTCATCTACTACAGAGTCTACCGTAAACGTGCTGCTTGAAAGCCCAAACTCATTGTATAAATCACAATGAAGTTTTTTATCGCTTATATAAACATGCTGCTTTCTGGAAACATTATTCTTATCTGTGAATCTGGCTCCCTCAGATATATCTCCATAAAATAAAGTGGATATTCCTTCAGAAAGAGAGGTTCCAGTAAACCAGAATTCAAGGGTCTTTTTTTGTGTTGAATTTATCTGAAGACCTGAGTTTAAGCCTGTGTCTGTTGAAGTCAATCCTAAATTAGTAAAGCTATTTTCAGAGAATATAGGTTTGGAGTCAGAAGAAAAAGACATGCCACTTACGCTAAAAGAGTTCTTATTTGAGCTTATATCTTTTAGGCTAGCTGGAGACAGCCTAGGCTTCTCTTTTCTTGTGAACTGTGTCCTTTGTGAACCTTTTTCTAGTTGTGGGTTCTTGTATAGTATATACCCCCCAGAACGCTCAGAAGCGCTCGTAGTGCTCTCCTGAGGCCAGAAATAGGCAGTATGGCGAAGCGTAGTCTTTATCAAGGAGCTAAGTCCAGAAGAACCCGAGGAACCTGATGAGCCCGAAGTGCCAGATGTAGCGGTTACTAGCGTCTCTAGCTTTGGTACGAAAACAATAGAGACAACCTGCCAAGTTCCAGATTTAGAAAAATCATAATTACCATAATATTTTCCATTTTGGTCAGTAGCTTTAATAGATATCACCGAACCAAGACCAGAGGTTCTATTATGTCTCTTGGATACAAATACTTCACAAGAGAATATATATTCTTGCCCTATTTTTAATTTAAGCGAGCTCCCCGAAAAAGAATGTAACCCGAAAAGTTTATTACTGCGACCAGCAAAATTTGTCTTGTAGACTACGTCACTCTCAGACATATACCCTGTCGCCAAAGATTTATACATGCCCTGTTGATCAGTGTCTTTATTACTATATATTCTATAAAACCTATGAGGACTGCCTCCTAGTCTGGCGTTAAAGCCAAAGTTATCTTCAGCAGTAGGTATAAGGTTAGTTGTAGGCTTACCCGGGTAACTCTTATAATATAACTGATTAGTATATAGTCTTATACCTTCCAGCTTCTTTCTTAAATTTCCGTTATGAGCAGACATTATTCTGGGATTCCTCCGCTATACTGAAAAGTGCTGAATATCAAATCTTGTCTTACGTTATCCCCGCTTTGAGGATGACGTAAATAAGTAGTTAAAACTTCATGGTAAGCAGACTCCGGGCCAACATTAACCCCACTCACATAACTATACATATTAACACCACTTTGAGTAGTAACTATTTCATCTCTATCGCCAACTCTTTCGTGCTCTGATCCTCTTGTTAGCTTTATAGCTTTTAGAAAACTTACGGAGCCCGAGACTACCTCCGACTCGTCTCTTTTGCTCAGGTAATCTTCTTCTACATGACTTCTTAAGCTTGTATTTAAAGAAGTAATTTTTGCATCTAATATACCACTAGTGTCATGAACGTGCCCAGTGACATAACCACTCAAGCCATCTCCTGTCGCTCCAGTTATAAGTACAGATAACTTTTCCCCTGTATTAAGAAGTTCGCCACTTAATGTATCTACGTCGTTTTGATTGCCAGTGGCTATTGTGTTTGTGGCTGCATGCAAGCCACTAACATACCTAAGATCTCCGCTTACTTCATCTATATCCGAAGCTAGCTCACTTGATACCGTACCAACGTACCCACTTAAGTCTAAACCTGACTTTAGCAGGTCCGTCCTCAATACGCCGCTTACTGTATCTATATATCCAGATATACTTCCACTTACAGAATCTATATATCCCGTATTTGCAAACTGCGCTGGGTTACCCGTATAGGGATAAAATCCGGTAGTGTTTGATGCACTGCCGGATAAACTATCAGAGTCTGACCTTAAAAAGTATTCTTTTAAGTTGTCAAGATCTAGCTGGCCTGTACCAATAAGTTGAGGCATACAGACATAATTACACTCTATCTGCCTTCGGCTAGAATAGACTTAACAGCTCTCGATGGTTCTTTTGAAATTTTAGTTTTTTTAGAAGCTGGCTTCCTGTACCCTAAAACATGCTTTTTAAACTCTCTTATTAACCTAGTAGTAAGAAGCTGCCTGTTGTCGACTGGTAGAATCCCAAACTTGACAGCGTGCGCATGTAGATCGGTTTTGTTCATACTCCTGATTCTAGAAGAGTATTCCTCTTCGTCAAGAGTCCCATATCTCGAAGAGCCTACGTCTCCCCATACCTGATCTAAAGTAGTTTTTTCAAAATCTGATCCTTGTTTTTCTTCCATAGCATGGGTTTGGATCATATCTTTAGACTTAGACTTTTTCTTACTTTTTGAAGTTGATTTCCTTTTAACTGCCATAACTTATCCTTTCTCCGTTATAACTAGTTATACACACAATCGCCTAAAAAAAGAAACAAAAAAGCCCCCGTTTCCGGGGGCTTCGATAATGTATTTTGGGTCTCTATTAGACCGCGAGTCCAACAACTGCACGAGCGTCGATACATACGCGACCCTCTTCCAACGAACCATAGAAACCAATTCTCTCATTTCTCTGAGTGAACTGATCATCTGGGCTAGTCGTGAAGGTGTCACCAGTATCAGCGTCTTGAGCGATAGCGCGAACAAACGCACCCTTGCTATTATCAACGCCAACTGCGAGCTCATGAGTCCCACCAGCGAACGCAATAGCCGTTCCGGCGGTACTAGCATGAGGGGCGATTTTGCCTGAATCAAACTCGTCAAAGACGGTGTTGTACTTCTGGCCAATACCAAGCTCATTGAGCTCAACGATGTTTACACCATAGATCTCCTGCATACCAGCAGAATTGAACACTTCTGTTCTAATGTTGTCTGGTAGCGGAATAGAGCTAGTGCCACTAGTAGCCTGAACAGTGTTCATTGGCTGATAAGCAAAAGCGCGAATCTGCTCTTTGATCTCAGGGCTGACGTACAGATCGGTAATACCGTTGCTGTAAGCAGCATCAGGAGTACCGTCTGCCCAAGACTGATTGATTCTCTTATTGAGAGTCATCAACTTGTTCAAGTCGGCCAACTGGAATCTATTAGTGTTGTAAGCTGGAATAACGTGACTACCTGTAGCCAAATCCGTGACTCCAACAGAATCCGCAGTAACAGAAGAAGTACTAGCGTTAGCGAGTGCATTAAGCACCACAGCCCAAGCATTTCTTTCCTGCTTAACGAGAACCTCTTGAGACATACGCTCAATAAGTTTACTCACAACATCAAGTCTTGCTTGTCTAGCATACTTCTTGGTGATAGAAACAGCTGCATCCAAACGATAAGTTGCGATCTTCAACTCTTGGACAGCAGATACGTCTTGCGAAGTGGGAAGACCACCAGCGACATTCTGCGACCAAACGCTAACGTAACCATCATTGGTTTCGTTATAATAAAGATCCAAAGGATAGCTAGCTCCCTCATCTTGATTAAACGGAGCATCGGTATAAACCGCTCCGGCCGTTGCGGCCTGCTGTAGAACCTTACGGACTACAGGGCCTAGAAAAGCTGCAAAAGCTTCTTGCGCCTCACGGGCGACGAGCTGGTTTTTGTTACCCATCGCTTTGATGAGTTCAACCTGCTCAGGGGTGTTTTTCAATTTAAGTCTCATTTTATTAAATCTCCTTTTCTTGTTTAAAATTAGAGGTCAATCTTCAACAGAATGAAACCGTCAGCGTCAACAGATCCCAAAGCGGTACCAACCTGCGTCTGAGTTGCACCACCGGTGCTCTCAGTAGCAGCCGAACTCAGATCGCCCTGACGCAACATATCAGCATAAACTTTAGCTCCTGCTGTTACAGTATTTGCGCCACCACTTGTGAGGTTTCCGCTGTAAAGAATAATACCCTTGGCCAAGACAGGAACTGCCTGACCACTAACCACAGCCTGCATTTCGGCAGCCTTGCGCGGATGATAAATCAACTTCTCGCCATTTTCGTCGACTTCTGCGACGTCCCAAAGGGTAAGGCCAAGAGGCTGACTACCAGATGCACAAGGTTCGATATTTGCAGCTGCGCCATAACGGAATGATACCGTGTTCGTGTAGCTAGCACCGGGGTTACCGATACCAGTTTTATTTACAGGATCGTCAGTATTTTTCCAACCATTAGACTTAACAGAAACGAGAAGCCCCTTATTGACCTTGCCGCCGTCGGCTTTAAGGTCAGAATAAGAGTCCACTACGTCTCCGTCGTCGTCTTTAAGACTGAAAAGGTTAATGACGTCTGTCTCGGCGTGTTGCCTGAAAGGCTTCAGCCGTTGTGTGTTTTTAACAAACGTTGCCATAATATTTTATTTCCTTGTATATTAGTAATTAATATCAAATTGATCGATTTCAAAAGCTTTCTTATACTTATCGTAGGTGGAACCTTCAGAAGCTTCGGTAGATGCTGGAATAGCACTTTCCTCTTCTTCGCCTCTTTCGATAGCCTCGTCCACAACTTCATCAGAAGCTTTTGTCTCTTCTTCAACTTCAGCTTCCTTAGAAGCTTCGTCTTCCTTTTTAGCCAAGACTTCTCTTGACTTGTCTCTCAGCAGAACTTCGAGATTCTTTGCGAAAGCTTCCCAGCCTTCAACATCGAGATCTTTAACCTGCGTGGCAAGAACTTCGCGATCCGTATCCTCAAGAGCGTATTTTTCGTCCAAAGAGGCCATTCTCTGAGAGAACAACTCTTCGGCTTCTTTTACCGCTTTTTCAGTTTCCAGCGCGCCAAGCTTTTCCGTAACAGTTCCTAGTTCTGCTTTGACTTTATCGTAATCTACATTAATAGATGCGATTTTCTCTTGAGCTTCTTTGAGATTAGCTTCCACCTTTTGTTTTTCGGCTGAAAATCTCTCGGAAGCTTCCTTGAGTTCCGATTCGATAAAATCAGAAACAGCCGAGGCAGAAAGCTCCTTCAAAGACTCGTTCGTGATGTCTTTAATACTTTCTATTTTCATAATAGCTTTGTCCTCGTTTTGGATTATTACATTTTTTTCTTGTATTTGTGAAGTTTTATCAACTTCAGCAAAAGTCTTTTCTTCTTTGGGCTCTTCAACGCTCTTCTTGGTTGACACGCCCTTTACGTCGGCAGCGGGAGTTTCGGTCAGTCCTATTCCAAGAGGTACGACCTCTCCCACAACCTTTCTATAGACAGACATTCCGTCTTTAGTTTTACCTTCTCCCCCAAGAGCTTTTAGATCTTTTTCCATGTCTGCGATTTCTTCTTCGTCATCAACAATGAGCCCATTTTCTATGTTTTTATCACTTCCGTCTAAAAGCACCAAATTATAATCTCTAAAGCCTAACTCCCAGCTAGCACTAATCCTCATGAAGTCTTCGCTGCTTGGGTCGGCTGACTCTTCAATCAAGTCTGCTATTCTTTGGTTTACTACTTTCCAGATAACTCCACCTAGAGTAACATTAAAAGGTCCTTTTATATCTTTTACCTCTTCTTCTGTTAATGGCTTATCTGTTCCAAATTCTGAAAAACCTGCTGTTAAAATAGTACCAATTACTTTATCTCTGTTATGTTCTATATTAATTGGTTTATTTTTAAAATCTTTATGAAAGGCTAAAGCTGTATCTGTATCAACTACGTCTCCATTTCTATTAACTCTGTTAGCCACAAATGCATTAAAAGCTATGGGAAGCAAGTCAACCTGCTTCTCATCTACTTCTGGAATAAATTGAGCGACTTCGATAGCAGAAGCCAAAGCTAAATACTTATCTTTTTCTTCTGATACGACAGGCCTTACGTTTGAGCTGAAGATTGTAGTATATTTCATCAGGTTATATAATAGTTCACTGTTACGTTACCAGCACTACTGAAAACGCCGGAACTAGTTGGTACTGGAATGCCTTGGTTTAAACTTGTCGATCCAGCCGGAACATAAGCTATAATAGTACCTCCCCCTGCCGCCAAGGTACTAATAGTAGTAGCCGCTGAAGCTAATATGTCTGTGATTACGACGGTATCCCCACTGCTTGCTGCGACCACAGCACCGGCTCCTGCTTTATTAGCCGTTCTTGATACAGAAGGCACTCCCTGCGTCTGTTGTGAATTTGTTGATCTGGCCATTTTAAGTTGTCCTTTTTTTAAATTACACTATTTAACCAGTCTTTCGCTTCTGATCTGGCTTGCTCGTCACTTTGAAAATATAAATCATCTACGTCTCTGAAGTCATAACTTGCCAAGCCGTGCCTTTTTACTTCCCTTTCGGCTTCTTTTATTTCCTCCATAGAAGGTTCGAAATGATCCCCATCATCCACAAGTCCAGCAGAGCAGATGTTCAGAAAGACATTCACATTAGCCAAAGCTTGAGTAATTTGTAAAGATTCAGAAAGATTGTCTACAAAAATTTCCTTTAATCCCTCAGAGGTAACTTGTTCTTCGTTTGTGTAGTTATGCTGATTTGCTTTACTAGTTAAGAGCTGCATGACCCTACTAGAGAATTCTAAAGCCGCGTCTTTTTCTCCAGAAACTGGAGCAAATTTTTTACCATAAGAGTACTCTACATCAAGCGACATCATTTTACGAATGGATTCCATTAAGTTTACCTAAAAGTTTATACACTTATTTTTAAAAAACTTATAAAAAAAATAAAAAAACCCCTCAAATAAATGAGGGGTCTTTAAATAGGGAAATGCAAACCTTACTTCTTAGAACGGTACGCCGTTGGAAGCATCGTTAGCGATATCCGTAGTTGCCGGATCAAACGAGCCAGAGGCGTTGATTGTACCAGATTGATAATACTTAAAGTTTACAGTATAAGATCTTGTATAGGTGTTAACAATGCCTGTTCCATCATTAATGGCCGTACTAGACAAACTCAAAGAGCCTCTAGTAACCGTCATGGAATTTAAGCCACTGCTTTGGGCTACACCGGAAGTATAGCCTCTGTACGCACCATCAAGAACAGCGTTAATAAATTTTTGAGCTCCACCGTTTTTCTCTCTTGCTCCAGCGGCACCCGCGGAAGCTATAAGATCTCCGGATGTTAAAGCGTACTCAGAGACAGCTGGGTCTCCCAAAGTATTTGTAGATGCGTGGGTCTGGGTTGGATCCACATCTGCAGCAGCAATAGCCTCAGTTGTGATTGGGATCACGATACCAGTTGGACCACCCACAAAAGTCTCGTGCGGTCCCACTACGCTATCACCAATCAGATATTTTATTCCGTGGTTTCCGTCACCACTAGTTAAGTTAGATAGCTTGCTCTTGGCGGTTGTTAAAATGAACGTATTATCTTTGTTTGCCATTGTAAATTTCTCCTATTATATACAATCAATTACATTGTTTTTTCTATTTTTGGAAATTTTATTTTTTGCTAAGCTTTATCCGGTGTGTCCTCCTGTGGATCTGTTTGGTTGGTCAAATCCCCAAGTTTCATTAGCTCGTTTAATTTTTCTTGAGGAGTAGCTATTCCCCCGATAGTGGTGAATACCGTAAGGTTGTCTTTGTCCCCACTATATATACCTCTATGCACCATACTCCCAGACCTTAATATTCTGCTCAACTGATCAAAGGCTTGGTCAAGATTAGATTGAGGGATCTTGTCCAGAACCTCTTTACCTCCAATAAGTATGGCTCCAGCAACGTTTGCTGTGGATATATCAATGCCACCAGACATACTGCCACTTTGAGCTATGCCCCTAACAGCCCTTGAAATGCTTACTGGGTCATCCCATTGAGGAACCGGCGTAGCACCAAAGATAGTAATACCGGAATCCAAAACACTTTTATAGTCACTAGAATCAAAAGATGAGTACGAGCTGTCTCTAGAAGCCGTCATATTAAACAAGTGAAATACGCCAGCCGTGCTCATATTAGCTGTCTGCCAAAAATTAGAAACAGAGACATTTGAATAAAGCTTGCTAGTCTTCTCATTATCAATAATAACTAGAGGTGATACTATTCCTTGATCCACTAAAGCGCAAGCCTCTTTTAGAGTCTCGTAAGCATTAGAGTTAACCTTTCTTCCCTCTGAGTATTTAGGTAGGGCTAGTATGACACCAACTTTTTTGGATCCAGATTTCACTGTCTCTTGTAATTCTTGAGCGGTTTTAACAAGAGGTACAAGAGTTCCTGCGCCGGAACCTCCGCCAGCACCTGCACAAACAAAAATTCTATCTACATCTTCTCCAAAAGAGCGACGCATGAAATCTAAAACGTCATCCCTCTTCTCCTCGAAGCACTTAGCTGCGACAGCTCTATCTTTTCCAGCTCCACCCGAGCCAATACAAAGCTTATTTTCCACGTTAATAGAATTAAGGTCTTGCTGAGCTGTATTTATAACGCCAATTTTCCTATAGCCTAGCTTATGGAAACTCTCTGCGATCCTAGAACCGCCTTGCCCGGCACCAACGAAAGCAAATTTAAACGCTCCCTCTACTTCATCTTTTACTTCTTTTTTCTCTTCTGGCTCTGGCGGCAACGGAATGTCCGGGACCATAACATCTATTCCTTCAGCACCGAAGTACTGATTAACATCTTGGATATTTTCTTGATTTTCGCTCATATTTTAAACCTTACTTGCATACAATAAACCTGCTAGATACTCATCCACTTGATGCTCCAAAGCTATACTTTGTATTTCTTTTATAGCTTTTTCGTTAGTATCTGTTGGGTTATTAATATATTCACTAACTTTCTCTAGCCATTTATCAGAAGATTCATTGGCCATAACTATTTTACTCAATTCAGAAGATAGACTTCTAATTTTGTTAGTTACTCTTTTGTTCTCATATTTCAATTTGAGTTTTTCCTGAATCTCTGTTTCTAGCTTTTCGGCTAGCGTCAAATTTTCTTTAATTTTTTCTACGCTAAATTTTTGGGAACCGGAGGTCTTCTCCCCTATAGGGGTAACCTTCTTTGTGGTCTGTGGTGAAGGTGTTCCGCTAGGTCTACCTGCTCCCTCTTTCTCTGATTGATTATCTCCTCCTCCACCAAGTAGAGGAGAATAGTAGCCTTGTTCTTTGAGCTCTCTGAATTTTTTCTGTGACTCGACAGACTCTTCGGGTTCTGGGAGCCTGCCAGAGCTAATCGCCTCCAAACCTTCCTCTGCGGTAAGAATACCATATTGAATAAGTTGAGCAACGACCCTGTTCCAAGTAGTCTTGTCTTTAAGCTCTATCTCTTGGAAATTTGCCTTTGGATAATTTTTAAAACCCAAAGATTTGCAAATCCTCTTTATTTCATGACAAAGGAATTGATTTATGAAAGCGTCTCTTCCCTGCTTTAGCCTTTCGATAAATACCTGAATTTTAATGCTTGTATTAGCGAACTTATCCTCGCCAACCAAAATGTTGTTAAGCCCCATTTGAATATCTTGATTTACAACACTGTACTTTTTAGGATCCAAGATGCCAGCTATATCTGGAATAACAAATTGAGCTTTGGTAGTGTAGTCTGAAACAAGAACCTTTCCAACAGATTGATTTTCGAAAAGCTTTTGCATTGTCTCTATACTTCTCTGATTTATATTTAGGCTGCCGTCTTTCAGCTCGGACCCCATTGTGATAAGTAGTATCGCTTGGTTGGTGGTTCTTGTTAATGCCATATCCATTTTCTTCATTTCAGACTTCCAGTTGATATCTTCTAGAACTGGAAATCCCAATGGAACAGAAAATGGTTCATAGTCTTGCTTCTTGTAAAACACAGGAGTAACTTTATCTGGGTCTAACCTAAGGGAAATAATCCCTATATTCCTGCTTTTTAAAGCTTTCTTTGTCTCTGGGTCTAAGGCATCATAGACTTGCTTATCTTCCTCTGTTTTTGGATTTTTGATTCTTTCTAGTTCGTAGTCCGTTAGTGTTTTATAATACATTCCAGAAAAGAATGATATATTACCTCCCATTTGAATATCGGCTGGATTTAATATAATATATCTAGAAGGAAGCTTGCTGTCCTCTCCGTACCCTAAGGAGCTTAATTTCCCGCCACCATAAGTTTGGGTAATTCTTTTTAAATCCTCTGGTTGAATCTTAGTGTCGAATCTATGAATAAAAACGTTTCCTGATCTATAGTATTCTCTAAAAAATCTATCTAGGAAACTTTGTATATCAATTTTCTTAAAAAGAGCATCCAAAAAATCTCTTGACTTCTTACTGCCACCCGTGAAGTAAAGATTCGTCGAAGAAAACTCTGTCATTAAATCAATAACATTTCTAAATACCGCAAAATTATAATAGGCTTTTTGACAAAGAATTACCACATCTCTAACATCAAGAGAACTTTTATTATTAACGCCTTTTGTGTACTTATAGGGGACTAGTCCATTATCAATATTTTCAAACCTGTTCGTCCTATCTATTTGTCCACCTACGTTCCTGCGCTGTCTTGTCGATTGGTTGTCTAAGGTGGTATAAGGTGATGCCGCGAAACTGCTCATCATTGGCTGAATTTCTTCTTCTTTTTTACTTGTTGTTTTTTTTCTTGTCATTTTAAACCACCATCAAAGTTCTGCCTTTTCCGGCAGTGTTGTTGCCACTTATAAACAAAGCTCCATTAGGCATCCCTCCTGTGTTAGGATGTACTGGCAAATTATTAAATATAGCATACCCTCCAGATATACCACTTATAGTCAATAGGTCGTTTACCGTCACATCTCCGCTTAAATGCACGTTTGATCCGCTAAAATAAGATCTGTAGTTGCCCAAACAAACTTTTTCTCCACTAACATTTAAGGGGTTGGTGCCGTAAGGACCTAGTTTTATTCTGTCGTCATCAAATATATCCATCAACGGCAAACCAGCTTTGTCAGTAACAGAAAACACCGGAGCATCAGGCCCATATCCCGGAGACAAGGTCAAGAGAGCCCCGCTTGCGTCATCAAAAGTTAAAGACTTATTCGCGTTAACTCTCGCTGTAACTCCATCGAAGTCCACAAGGTTTGCCTTAAGACCTGCGTTAAAAGTTTTTTTAGCCGTGAACTTGGTAGAAGTGTCTGCCAATACATTATCAATCGCGCCGCTAACATTAGCCCCTGTTGCTTCTAGGCTTGTTTTTAAATCACCGCTAGAATTTGACACTATGCCAGTAACTTCGGCTTGACCGGGGACTTTCATCCATCCTGCTTTGACTGATGTATCTCCAGTCGCAATAAAAAAACCAAACGTGTCATTATGCCCCGAGGAAAAAGCTAAGGCTCCGCTCGGCGCATTTACGGAAAAATCTCCTGAACCAGTATGGTACGAACTTCCAGATTTTAGAAACTCGCCACTAGTGTCAGCAAACTGACCCGAAACATTAGTTATTTGCCCAGAAAGATAGCCGCTCGCTCCAGTTGCAAAGCTCTCCGCATGACCAGAGACATCATCAGATTTAGTCTTAAGAAATAATCCAGATGAATCTAGAGCCCCAGAAACAGCAGTGGTTAAGCCAGAAGTCCTACTCATGATATCGCCACTATAACCGGTCATAGACTTTGGTCCGCCCTGTGAAAAAGCGACAAAGCCAGAAGTATTATCATGTGTATAAAAGCCAGATTTGTTTGTGGCGCTACCAGAAAGTTTCGTGTTGAATAGCTTAAGGAAGCTACTCTCATCTACCTGACCAGTTCTAATTGTGCTTGCCATAAAAACTTATTCGACTTTATTTACACTTAAAAAAGCATAATAGGCTCGAAAGTTTCCTTGTTAGTGTCGATTTCGACCTTATTTATGTCGTTATAAAGTTTAAGACCCCAATTTGCCAACATTAATGAGGAATAATTATCTTTTCTTGCTTTGTTTACAGAAGTGGACCTTTTTAGGTGCTGAGGTAGGTCAAAATTCTGAGACCCCCTTGCGGTTGCCTTATGTTCTACTAAACTGCATTGTTTCTTAGTTTGGTAAATCATATCATCTTGATGCTCAATAAAGTCAAGCATAGACCATTCTTTTCGGTCATCAATAAATACTAATTTTTTAGGATAGGGTAATCTTATAGAACTAGTTCTATTAAAAAATAATTCATTTGAAGCCGTCCTAGAAGCGAACCAAATTTTTTTATAGTCTATACAGGCCTGTAGGTGTTCATTAGCTCTACGTATGAAATTACTAGTAAATACTTGATTAAAACAAATTTGATGGTTTTCTTGATTGTATTTTTGTTTAGCTTGTCTCAAAGTTTTTTGATATTCTATTCCTTCTGCGTCTGAGTTTAAGGGTATGGTTTTTAAATTTATTCTAGCATCTTTAAAGAATTGAGATTCATTACAGCTATCTAAATAGGTATCGGATCCAGCATTATCAAGACATATAAAAACAATATTAAAAGCCTGAAGTAAATAAGCTAAATATTTTACATGTTTGTTTAGGCTTCCAAGTCCCGCATAAGTATGCACTAAGGTACCTTGACCCGTATCGTCGTCTATCTCTATGACAGACATAGCAAAGTAGTCGGCCGTAGGACTATCGCTCATATTGGGGTCAATTCCCATTACATAACGCCTACCTGTTCTGCCGACCATAAGAGTAGATGGTTCTTCATCACTTTTCAAAGTGCACATCTCCATCTTCTTTGCGCTAAAGTAGCTATCACTTCCATCTGTAAACTGAGCGCAATATTCTCGCTGGAACGAAAAGTGGGAAGACCCTCCTTCTTGGGCTTCGTCAATGATAGTCTTGTCTATCATCTCCCTTGGTAAAGCCTCATACCCCATTTGAGATACAAAGTATTTAGCGTCTCCTTCTTGTTCGTCTGATTGTATTTTCCCAATCCATTCTTGGTAGGTCTTGTAAAGATTCTCAAAAGTATAGCTAGCTGAAGACAGCGCTATCATTTTAGACTTATTTTCAAACTTAGTCCTATCTTCTTCTTTGATTACGCCCTCCTTAATTAAGCCATCTTCGATCTCTTTGATTTCCATCCTTCTCTTCATGTCTTGAGGGGCAACGAGAAATGGCATGAGTACGTTTTTGATTATGTCTTCCGGCAACAAAAGATACTCGTCAAGTACAAGTATGTTAGCGCGGAAACCACGAATCTTTTCTCCGCTTAAAGGGATGGCTGTTATAGTGCCTCCGTTTATTCTCCACTCATACTGGTCGTTTCTTTTTACCTTGGCTCCGAAGGCTTGAGCCAAAAGAGCGGCTTCTTTTGTCTCTACTATCTTTTCTATGTTATTGAAAATAAATCTTGCAGTACGAAATGTTGGGCCAGCTATTAGTATCTTTGTATTGGGTTCAAATATACATTGCAAAAAACAAAATATTGAAGCTATGAAGCTTTTGCCACATCCTCGACCCCATACGCACATACTAAAATTTCTATTAAATAAGGCTCTTAAAGTTATTTCTTGGTAAGGCGCTAACTTTATACCACTTAAAAGATACGTAGTAAAATATAAATTATTTCTTAAAAATTCAGCTAGGGTACTGCGTGCTTGTTTGTCTTCTAGAGATCCTTCCAGCTTTGCTAATTTAGCATTAACATCTTCGATTTCTTTTTTGTATTTTGCAGGAGATGACCACATTACAATAGATTAAGATCATAAGCTAGCTGTAGATCTACATTTTTATAGTTTTGACCACAAAAGAAAAGCTTCCTAGTTAACCTAGTAGCTTCTGTTCTTCCTTTTGCAAATAAGAACTGTACGTTGTCATGATTTTGTATTATGTCTCGAACATTTCTCATCACATACTCTGGGGTTACCTGAACCTTCTTTGTGATATACTTTAGGTAATTAAATTTCATCATGTTATCTAAAGAGTTTTCAACAACTACTACGACATAAGCGCCCTGCTCTTTTGCTCTCCCTAGCTCTCTAGAAAATCTTTCGCAACCGCCAGTAAAAGTACCTATAAAGTCTTTCGTCTCTTTTCTTTCTACGAAGCACTTATTGTTCTCTTTATCGAGCCAATAATCCGCAAATTTCAGACCCTCTCTTCTTGTGCCGTAGTTTATATTTAATGGCTTTTGCTCTCTTGTATCAACAATGATTTCATAGCCTTCTTCTATACTTTCTTTGATTTTATTTTTAGGAACTCTTTTAAATCTTTTTAATAGTCCAAGCTCATAACAAAGATCGTAGTAATTACCAAACAGCTTTTGATAATAAAAAATAGGCGGCATCATGGAAGACCTCATTTCAACTTGAGTAGGAGAATACTTAATTTTCCTTCTCATTATCCTGTCTTTGATTACTTGAACACAAAATTTTCTAGCGTCTTCTTCAGAGGCCGACTCGAGGTATTTCTTCATGTTAGGTCTTGAATTAAAATAATTAGAAAAATAATGACTTTTATTTTTGAATTTAATTAAATCTCCAGTAAGTAAATCTCTCCTAGGATAATACTTTTGATAATACTCAGCCATACGCATCTTATACTTTCTGAGATACATATGGAGCTGTTTTTCTGTTTCGAATTTTTTTCCGTCTATTTTACAGACAAACTCCATTTTCATACATTCACTTAGAGACTTATCCATTTAAAGCCTCCTCTTCTGATAATCCAAATATTCTAGCCTTGACATCGTCCATAGTTACTAGCTTCTCCACCTCGTCTTTAATAGTACCCTTTCTTAGCTCTGCCATCTTTATTAATTCTCTTCGGCTTTCTTCTTCTTTCCAAGTCTCAACAAGATTCAATATACTTGCATTGTCTTGGACTTGCTTACTCAACCTATCGCTTCTCTTTTGTTTTAGGTCGCTTAGTAGTTTATGCTGTCTATTAACACAAGAGTTATATTCGTTTGTAGCCGTGCTTATAGCCTCCACTAAACTCATTGATATCCTTCTTCCCTCGTTGTCGTTGGCAGTATCATCAAGTAATCTCTGAAGTCTCCCAACCCTTCTTTGGATATTGGACGCTATCACCACTTCTCCAGACAAGACTATATACTGGTCTACTTCTTCTTGAGTTAAGTCCGGCTTGTCATTGGTATATCTAACAAACGAAGATTCAAATAACTCTCTTTCTGTTTCGTGTTCGTAGTTATTTATCTGATGAATAAACCTAAAGGTATGAAGGTAGCCCATCAACCTTTCTAAATTCTTTTTTTGTCTAGGCGTAATTTTATCTTTATCTATTCCGCTGTCGTGAACAAATCTATTAACCCTGCTTAAAACTCTATCTGGATGCTTTGGGGGTTTATACTCAAACCTCTCTTGTTGTTCTTCTGGAGTCTCAAAGTCTTCTCCCTCTAGACTTTTGCAGTAGTCCGTAACCATCCTTGTTTCGGCGCTTAGGCTTGTCAACGACTCATCTCCAAAAATTATTCGAGACATCTCAACATATTTCATTGTGCCTCTGTGGTTTCCTAGAAACTCTTTTTGTTCTTCTGATAGTTCTGGTTTATCGACTTTTTGATATTCGCTAGCTGGTATTGCATTGAAGTCTATCTCGCTTAAATATGATTTTACAGCACGACCCTCTTTGCTTCTCCCGTCTTTACCTTTGAATCCCGCAACATCTTGTATCAGATGCATTAAGGATATATCGACATCATCCCCTGCGAGGAAACTGTCTCTTACTGAAGTAAGTGCAAACTTTTGCTCATTGGTTAATGTCAGGTCATTCATACTCTTATTTTTAAAAAGTCTGTTAAAGGTATATCTTCTTTTTGTAAGTTTAAAAAGGTATCTCTCTTAATGAACATAGATTTTTTCATATCCCAACTGTCAGGATGACACATATAATCTATGGTTAGAAGCTCTCTATCTTTTCTAACGCACTTCTGGCCTTTATGGAAGCCAGAGGTCACGGCAAATAGAACATCTCCCTTTTTCGCTGTTAAATGTTTTATTTTATCCTTGCCGTAAAAATTTTCTATTTCATCGTCTTGCCATCTATATTCTTGTAGTAAGTTATCAGGTTTATTATCTATACTACCCTCAACAAAAGTAAAAGGCCCATCCTCCACACTGTCGACATCTTTTAAATAGACAAAAGCTTTAAAAAAATAAGGAGAGTTCGGGTCTACGTGATACATAGTCGTATTTTCGCTGTTTAGATTATTAGCGAAACTTTTTCTGAGGTTTAGAGTGCCAATAGCAGGAATACACCCGTAAAAAGATTTAGCGACTCCAATTAAAGTCTTATCAAAAATTATATCTGATATTTCAGGGACATTATAAAGCGGCTCGGGTACAGATAAAAATAATTGATTATTTCTGGCTTCGGACTGATTAAATATATTATCATTCCGCTCCCCAAATTGCCTGCCCAACTCAGAATAAACTTCTATTTCACCTCCGTCTAATATGTAATTAAGTTTTCGGCTAATCGTGTCAATCAAATCTATCTTGTTTTTTAAGGCCCCTTCTATCTTTAGCCAACCTTTCTGCCTTAGCTCTTTTGCCTCTTGTTTTTTTTCGGTTATGCTCTTATAGGTAGTAGGATATCTTAGAGATCTACTAATAATACTGTCCACAACCCTTTCTGCGTCTTCCGGCGAATAGTTTTCCGCACAGCCTTCGCTATTTATCTTAACAGTATTTTTTAATTCAGGAATATCAATCATATCCAGTCTAACTCATTTTTACTTAAAATTTTTCTAGCCTTGGTTAAAATAGACTTTTGTATATTTTTTATTTGTTTGTATCCCGGAGTTCTATTTTTTTCTGTAGTTTTGAAATTCAGAGTTTCAGCAATTTCCTGCTCTGTTTTATTCATTATATAAAAGCCTTCGTAGACTATCCACTCGTTAGGCTTTAAGACCTCTTTAAGTTTTTTATTTAATTTTACAATACCAAGCTCTATGTCCGCAGGAGAAACCTCAACATCATTAAGCTTCTCTTTATGTTTTTCTAAGGGCAGAGCCATCTTCACATCATAAGCTGACTTCTTTTTGCGTAGCCAAGCTTTATAAAGGGGGCATCTGGCATCTTGACTGCCATATATTGAGCAGGCAGAATCCGGTTCCGCTGCAGCGCACTTTAAACAAGGTTTGCAATAATTACTATAGTTATTGCGAATTAAATTTTTTAGTTGGTTCGATATGATTCTGTTGAGCCAAGGAGCTAAAGGCTTACTACAATCATACAAATGCCACTTTTTAAAAATGTGTATTTTTAGAATTTGAGAAATATCATCAAAATCCATCCAAGCTATAGAAGTTAGAGTCCACTTATTTCTTCTTTTGGAAATCTCTTGGTCAATAACATCTATACAGTCCTCAAAGTCTATTTTTTTCGCCTTCTTTTTGGGCATGTGGTTTAGGTATCTTCTTCGCCTGTCCTCGCAGGGTCGACTAAGCTACCTAGGGTTTGCGAGTCTCTCTTCGGAAAATAAGAAGCTTCCATATCTAACTCTAATGGCGGGATATTCAGAGGAATGGGAGTATCCTCCTCTTCTATCTCTGTTTTTCTGGCAGCAACTTCCTTAGCAGGTTTTTGTCCTGTGACTAAATCAGTTCCGCAAGAACAGCAAAATTTCGGCTTCTGCAGCAAGGAGGTCTTGGACTGCATCACCCAAGGGTTAGATTGACCGCAGCTCTGGCAATAAGTAACTTTTTTTAACTTAGACATATCTTTTATAACTAAGCAAATAGTTATTACAACTAGATACCGTTTTACACAATAAAAATGTTATGGCTAATTACACTTTTACTAACAACGATGGAATAAAGTATAAGATCTTTAAGAAGAGACCTCATTACAGCTACAACGCTGATGGTCTATGTGACCCCCCAGATTATAAAGGTCCTAAGATACATATTTCCCCCGATCTCCCTCCTAAACGAGAAATGGCAGTCTTAACCGAAGAAATTTTCCACGCTTTCTTTTGGGACGTACCTGAAAAAAAAGTCAGAAGATTCTGCAGTGCGCTAACAAACATCTTGCATAAAGACGGGTGGAGGCAGACGGTCCAGTGCGAGAGTCCAGAAGACTAGCTAATAGTAGTCAAGTCTTTAAATTTAGTTACCAAAAATCTAACAAGCTCGGATCTAACCACATCGGTTTCGTCGAATTGGAAAGTATTTATGCCGAACTTTTTACTTTCTTTATCTGTGAAAAGACCTTCTATTCTTTCGAATCCCCCTCTGGCCCCATTTTTTAAATCTGTTTGAGCAGGGTCAGCTAATACGAAGCATTTAGAACCCATACCCAACCTAGTTAAAACAGTCACTATTTCCTTTACGGTACTATTTTGGCACTCGTCAAATATTAGGCACTTAGAATTCCAACTCATACCTCTACAAAAATTAACAGGATAAGTTGATACTCTTTCGTCTTTTTGTAGTTTTTTTATTACATTAGGGCATATAAGCTCTTCCATTTTATGTAAAAAAGGCAGGTTATAAAAATGAAGCTTTTGATCAGCGTCTCCCGGTAAAAACCCCATTCTAGAATCAGAGCTTTCCACCGCAGATCTAATATAGACTATTTCGGAAACCTTTCCTTCGCTAAGTAAATGTAGAGCGCAATAAACACTAAGGAGAGTTTTAGAAGACCCCGCCGGACCTTTGGCAAAAAGTATCTTAGATTCCTTACTTAAGGCTATCTTGATAAAATCTTTCTGTTTTCTTGTCCATTTGAAATCTTCTATATGAAACTTTTCCCTGTGTCTAATAGGCTCTCGCTGCAAAGCCCTACCCTGTGGATTATCCAGATCTTCTAAAGAACTGGCCAATTGGTCGAGTTTAACTTTAGGCATAATATATAACTATTTCGCTCTTATTCTGTATCCATCGGTGCTATCTTCTTTTCGAGTCTTAGACCTTTAATGTCTTCATTTGCTATATCTACTCGGGTTTTAGTGTCTGCAAAATAGAAAGTTGTAGATCTTATTCCAACTCTTACTACCCTGCAGGCTCGTCCACCCATACTGTAGACATCGTCAGTCTTTATTCCTCCGAAAAGAGACATTGATACTGCAGCTGCGAAGCTAGTTATAGTCTCTTTGAAAATTAAACCCGCCGCTCCCGCGATGAGCAACCAACCGTGTTCGCCGATAAAATTTTGACCGGCATTAGCGATTTGATCTTCCATATACAATATATATACACCAATTTCTTAATTAGAGGTGTATATTTGTTTAGAGATGGACGATATAAACTTGGCTACAGACAAAATCCTTGGTCTGGCCCACAATAGCCCTGAATTTCAACAAGCCATAGAGCAATTAATGGGCTCGTATGGCTGGTTATTCCTTTTCGCTTTTTTGGGTATCTTGTTTAAAGACGCGATTCACAAAGCTGCGGAAGGGTTTTTGATATGTATTGGTAAGGACTTCTGTAATGATGATGTGTTGTATATCTCTGGAAGGCAGGCGCGTATAGTTCGTGTCGGATTTTTGAAAACAATTTTTTACATGACAGATCGCGGAACTAAAATGATAGTCCCAAACGACAGGCTAAAACTGCTGGTCATAGAAAAGAAGCTCCCTTTAAACGGAGGCTTTCATTACTTACATAAAGGCGGAGAACAAGGCTATGACGAACAAAGAGCCATAAGGGACAAAATGAAAGAAATCCCGAAACTAGGGGAAGAAAAATAAAAAAAAGTGTATTTAAATAAAGTCAAAAATGGAATTTAATAATGCAATAGATATAATTTTAGGTATAGCTGCGTTCTCTATTGGTTGGACTATGAAAAGACTATTTCATAACATAGACAACCTCTGGAAAAAGCATGACGAGATGACCGACAAGGTCGCCCAAATGGCAGTCGAAATGCCAAAGCAGTATGTCACAAAAGGTGACTTAACAAGAGCTATAGACGTTATTCATTCCAGATTTGACAAATTGGAAGAGAAGTTAGAAAAACATTTCCGCCCCTAGAAAAGGGGGCTTTAGATTTCTCTGACTTTAAAATTTTTGAGTAAAACATTTGTCATGTTTTGAAAATCGATTTTATTTTCTTTGGTCATTTGCTCTATTTTTGCTAATGCCCCATTAGGATCAGAGGCTTCTGTATTTTGGTTTAAATCATTTTCGAATTGATTTGCATCAATATCTTCGTCAAATGTCAACCCAACTACCGCTTCGTGAGAAGCTTCCCAAGTGATAATAACCTTTTTTGCCATCGAGTCGTTATATTTATTTTTTTACATTTTGAACAAAAAAACGTATAAGAAATAGAAGGCATGTTTAATATGTTTAGAAGATTGTTTAGCAGGAAGCGGCAATGCCCCAAGTGTGGTTTTGCTGGCGTAGCTAGAGAGTTCAAAAGAGTAAAAATGACAACTAATTATACAGCGTACGGCTCTGACGGTAGCAATGGTTCATCCGGTTCCCCGGGCTCTAATGGAAGCAATGGTTCGTCTGGTTCCCCGGAACCAACGCCAAACTCTAGTGGTAGTGATGGTTCGTCTGGTTCCCCGGAACCAACGCCAAACTCTAGTGGTAGTGATGGTTCGTCTGGTTCCCCGGAACCAACGCCAAACTCTAGTGGTAGTGATGGTTCGTCTGGTTCCCCGGAACCAACGCCAAACTCTAGTGGTAGTGATGGTTCGTCTGGTTCCCCGGAACCAACGCCAAGCTCTAGTGGTAGTGATGGTTCGTCAGGCTCTCCAGCCCCAGATCCAGCTCCAGCACAGAGCCCTGATACTGCCCCTAGCTCTAGTGGCTCTGGTGGTAGTGACGGTTCAGCTGGCGCTCCGGCTTAAAATCTGTTGATTAATTTCGACAGTTAGCTTTTATCTTATAAAAGTACATAAGATGACAAAAGAGCTGTCTCCAGAATTATTTGCGTAACTACTTTAGAACGTTGTGTATTAATTATTATGCATTGCGTCAATCCAAACTGTTTCGAAGATAACTGTCAAGGAGAATGCCAAAAACAAAACGAAGAACTCAACGACTACTGTGAAAGTAGTTGTGATTGCCATGAAGAAATAGAAAAAAACTTAGCTTATTGCGAAGATTCTTGAGTGTAATCAATAGAGTATGGGAGAACTGCACATACTCGCTCAAAACGGCAATATAAAGGGGATAAGAGCTGCCCTAAAAAATAAGAAGGCATTTTTGTCTCTAGATGAAGACCTTGGATGGAGCCCTTTGCATCACGCTTCCAATCGCAGCAAAGCCAAGGCCGTGCAAGTCATCTTAGAAGCTGGTATATCTCCAAATATTAAAAGTGCTCCCCCTCAGCACGAAAAACAAAGCGACTGGAATCTTGCTCTCCAGAAAAACGAGCACGCTAAAGACCCCGTCGTATATCCTATGGACGTAGCCGAAGGTCCTAGTCGTCTTAAAATAATAAACAACTTAAAAGCAAAAGGGGGTAAATTTTATGGAAACGACATGACGCTTCATCAAGCTATTCAAATGGAGGATATAGATGAAATAGAAACTCTTCTGGAAGACGAGTCCATAAAGATAAACGGTAGAGATAGTCGGGGGTGGATGGCTATACATTATGCGGTAGAATTAAATAATCAAGAGATGTGCGATTTGTTATTTGAGTATAAAGCTAACCCCAACGGATCCTGCCACGACGGACAACTAAACCCTTACGAAATCGCCTTGGACAACAACCACGAGGATCTTTTAAAATACCTAAAAACTAAGGGCTGTCTTAAAAACCCAAATAGAAATAAAGTAAAACAGCACAAGACAGTATCAACTACAAAAGTCGGTACAGCTAAAGACCCCAAAAAGTACAAGCCAATGAAGTTTCAAGAGGTTAAAGAAGCCCCAAAAAGCTTATGGGGTAAAATGACCGAATCAAAAGCGGACAGAGAAGCTCGGGACACCGCCCTACAGCAAGAACACGAAGAAAGAAGCGCGCGCATAAAAGAAGCCTCCGACAAAATCAAAGAAGACGAAGAAAGGGTAAAGAGATCCCGCGTTATAAAATGGAAATGGGGAGAAGACCCGTTTGCCTGCAAAGGCGACGCCATTACTTACGACAGCCCGTGTGAGTCCTATACATATTTTATGGATATCGTAGGGTACTCCAAAAAAAGCACTGCAATGCAAAAGAAAGTTATGGACGACCTCATAGCTATAGTTAAAGGAACACAAGGCTATCAGCAAGCCCAAAGACAAGGGAAGCTGATTGTTCTCCCTACTGGGGATGGCATGGCTCTTGTGTTTTTTAACAGTGTTCATGCGGCGTTTAAATGCGCTGTTGACGTGGGTAAAAAATGCTATAAGAGCGCGGACATAGGTTTAAGGAATGGACTTTACACAGGCCCAGTTGTACCAGTAAAAGACATAAATAATAACCCCAATGTTAGTGGACACGGAATCAACATGGCTCAAAGATGCATGGACGCTGGAGATAATGATCATATTTTGATCTCTAATGGTGTATATATGAATGTAAGCGAAATGGATATTCCGGGTCTAAAATTTGAAGACTGGGGGCCAGTTATTGTAAAACATGGATCTACCGTCCACCTTCACACAGCTTATGGCTCCAATTTTGGACGCACGGAATTTCCCGACTGGAGAGGAACAAAGAAAGCAGAACACAAATGAGCAGAACCATAAGAAAACACATAAATCATAAAACCGGCAAACTTGAAAAAACAAGAGACAACAAACCCCGTTGCCAATGTTGCTGCAACCCACGACATAGCGCGTATGGGAATGAAAAAGAAAAACTAACTATCCAAGAAAGAAAAAATAGCTAAACAATGAAAAAATTAATTATTATATCCGCTTTAGTCTGCGCCATTAACTTAACCGCAGAGGAAAACCAAGAGCTTAGGCTTTTGGGGAAAACTGTTATTCACGAAAACGGCAGTTGGGTTAACCCTGACGAACCCAAATTCAAACTGGCAAAACCTAAGACTTGGTTTCAAAGAAACTATATGCGCCATTACATGCAAGGGTCAGAAGAAGTAACCTCTTCTCTTATCCATTTTGAATGGAAGAAGTTTAAGCATGCGGCCATTACGGGCGAGAGAGTACCCATGAAAGACGTTATATCAGTCCTAAGGTTAAAAGATACCTATAAGGCTGCAAAAACGCATCCAGAGGCCATTCTGGCTCCCGTGGCCATGGCTGCAGGAACCGCAGCAGAAGGCGCTGAGGGAACAATAATGTTTACTGTTGGTGTTATAAAGAACATCGGCGAAATAACCCTAAAGGTAGTCAAGTTCGCCAGCAAACCTGTTAAAAAACTAATCCCACTCAAAAAGGAGATAAAACTATGATTACGAGTGACGATCTTCTTAAGGTAGTTGTTGTTTTTGTAATCGGAGTACTTATGGGGTCTCTTTCGGGCGCTTATTCGCTAACCGAGAAAAAAAAGCCTGACAACGAGAGGATTATGCAAGATTTCCCTGTGGAGCTGGGACAAGTGGAAGGTTCAACAAACCTCGCGTTGAATATTCCTATTGTCAGAATTGGCTCGGGGATAAGATGAAGATAACTGTTATTTCATGGAAAGAGGAAAGATGGAGCGCAGATAAGGAAGCTTTAAAAAATATTGATAAGCTAATAAATAAAAATACTAGAAAAATGAAAAACCCAATAGGAGAAAGAGCGTTTGTGATTGTAGGGTGGGTAGCTCTATCGCCTTTTATACTTCGAGACCTCATTGTGTTTGGATTTAAATGGCTGGTAAAAAAAATAAAAAGAAAAAATTGATTAAACCCTTAAATCTATATCTTTTTCCGGGTTACGATCTCTACTTTTCATTGGTTATAGTTATAGCACTAGCTATAACCTTTTTAGGAAAATCATGTGCTGAGTAAAACATATGATAACGATCTTTAAAAAAATAATAATATTAGGCGTAGTTACTTGTGCAGGGTGCTATAGCCCTGACACAGTATATGTTAGGGAGCACTATAACCCTCGTCCGGGTTATTATTTCGGGACATCGTACCTACATCATGATTATCATCATGACTATCATCACGATCATCATCGCCATAGCAGTAGAAGAAGTGGTCGACCCGCCAGTAGAGTCGTTACTCCTACTCGCAACCCAGCTCCCCCACCTCCTAGATCCATAAGCAAGGGAGTACCCGAGCCTCCAAGTAACCCACGAGATAGGAGATGACGGGACTTTGGGTAATATCCATATTGTTGTTTCTGCTTGTTTTAATAAACTGCATAAAAGAAGAATGAATATAGAAGGCATAACACAGGAAGGTCAAACTATAGCAGTATATAAAGAAATAGAATCTTCACGATTAACGGAAGCTAAAGAATTAGAAGATATTGATACGATTAAACACATAGATGAAATTCAAGAATTTAATGCTATACTAAATGCTGAGGTGATGATAAACCAAGGAGGGTTCTTTGATTTGTATGTATGAAAAACATAAATGAAATTCCATTTGTATTTAAAAGAGCTTAGATCCGCACGGTTCAAAGACACTAAAAAACTGTGCATGATGCTTGGTGTCTCGAAAGGGGAATGGCGCAAAATTGAACGCGGAATAAACCCTCCGCCTCGAAGATCGATATTAAACAAGTTTTGTGTCTTAGTAGCCGCCTTAAGTTATGAGCAGGCTCAGCTTTTTGCATTAGCTAGACTGTGGGAACCTCACGCAGACACCAATAGCGGGAGCCATAACCTTTTAGATAAAAACTCCAGCCCTGAATGGATAGAAGCCATGAGAGAGGAAAACACTCCAGACTACGAGCATAAATACTGGGGAAAAACAAGGTAAATTACATTTTTTTTGCTCTTCTAGCTGAAACTATTTTCTTATTTGCCTTTACTCGCGCTCTTGTCTCTTCAATTGTCTCATTTGCTCTCGCAGGTATCTTTTTTAAGACTTGGTCTAAAGTTTTAGTCTCTTGTTCTGCCTTGGGCTTCTTTTTGAATAGGTTTTTTAGTTTTTTCCACATAGCAAACATATATACACCACATTATACCTCTTTATGACAAAAACGCCGTGAGGGGGCATTTACGGGCCATTAAAGACTATATTTAGGACAAGTAATGAATAGATAAAAACCACCCCGAAGGGTGGCTTGCAATAATATTATTTTATTATTAACTTACTTGAAAGTCTGGATAAGCAGTATGGCCATGTTCTAAAAGATCTAACCCTTTAGCTTCTAGCTCACCATTTATTCTAACCCCTAATACCTTTTTAATACTACCAAATACTAACAAAGAAAACAAGAAAGAAAATAAACTTATTACTAATGTTCCAAATAATTGAATCAGTATTGAATGCTCTGAAGAAAATATGCCTACGGCAACCGTTCCCCATACGCCACACACTCCATGAACAGCGATAGCACCGACTGGATCGTCAATCTTAATCACCCTCTCAATAAAAGAGGAAGCGAAGCACAATATAATACCGGCGATAGCCCCGATTGCGCATGCACTCCAAACGCTAACTACATCTGCCCCTGCGGTTATGCCCACTAATCCGGCTAGCACGCCATTCGTTGTCATAGTATAATCTGGCTTCTTTGATTTAAACCAAGAGAAAAGCATCGCAGATAGAGCACCGGCTGCAGCCGAAAGGGATGTCGTAACGCATACAAAGGATACAGAGGCGGGATCTGCGCTTAATACGCTACCCCCATTGAACCCATACCAACCAAACCACAGTAGGAAGACGCCAATAGCCACTAAAGGCATACTATGGCCCGGTAGAGCGTTTATTTTACCGTCCTTATACTTATCTGCCCTAGGCCCTAAAAGCCAAGCGCAAGCTAAGGCAGCAAACCCTCCGAAGGCATGCACGACACTACTACCTGCGAAATCATAAAATCCCATTTTATCTAGGAATCCTCCTCCCCATTTCCAAGCTCCAGCTATAGGATAAGCAATAGCAACTAATAAAGTAGCAAACAATAAGAAAGAAGATAATTTTACCCTCTCCGCTACTGCCCCTGATACTATTGTTGCTCCTGTTGCTGCGAACATAGCTTGAAACAGAAAATCTGTCCAATATGTATAGTCAGCATATGCTTTTGTTAGATTTGCAGTATCATCTGAAAAGCCAATAGGCCCCCCTATACTCAGCCAGCCATTAAATAGCTCACCGGGATACATTGTATTAAAACCTATTAAAGCATAACTGATTAAACCAATACTAATAATAAAAAGATTCTTGAACAAAACATTTACTGTATTCTTTTGTCTTGTCAAGCCGACTTCTAAGCTAGAAAAGCCCAGATGCATAATAAATACCAACAAAGCTGATATTAGAACCCAAAGGTTATCTATGATGAATTTTACGTCTTCCATTAGGTTCCTATAAAGCAGAAATAATGCCACCCATAGAAAACCCTATATATTAGTAGATCCTGTTAAATTCCCTGTGTCTTTTTGTACAGTAGGCAAAGAAAAATCCCCCACCGTTTGACTGGTGAGGGATTAGCAGTAGGTTTGTAGTTCAGATTACTTAACTTCGAGAGTAACCCCTTTAGTGACTTTAAGTGCCACGTTAGTAATCCAAGCGTAAACTGCTCCGCCGATCCATCCACCAATACCCAAGCCGACTACTTTGCCTAGGTCAGCTGTCGCTGCGGTACTTACGCTTTTAATTGCTGCGTCAACATCACCGAGGTTCCCTGCGGCAATTACAGCCAACACTGGAAGTACGATTCCGCCAACGACACCCGTAACCGCCCCTAACAAACCAAAAAAGTTTGCGAAAGGAAGTACGCCGATCTTACTGATTGTCAATTTCTTCATATTATTGCACAAATCCACCCTCTAACAAATAGCAGGTGTCTTTCGTTATACACTTAATTTAAGACTCAGTCTAATAAAAAACCCCCGCTCGTTAGAGCGAGGGTTGGGTTCGTAGCGTGTGTCTCCTTGACGTCAGTACTAAAATTTATACCTAAGTCCCACGAGCCAAGACCAATCTCCACTTGCTTCATAAGATGCGAAGTCGAAATTAGTCACGTCGAAGTCGTTATCCACCCAATTAACAGTAGCGAAAGGAGTTAGACCTCCTAAGACGTCTGTTTCGTAAGAAAGGGTTGTAGAAGCGACAACGGACTCGTAGTCATCAAATTTACTCCAAGAAACGTTTGGTGTAATCCCAACGCCCCAGAGAGACCATTCTGCCTCTGCTCCTACAGCATAGCCTTTTTGGCCAAGCTCGAAGTCATTCACAAGCTTAACAAAAGGACTTACGATAGGATTTACCAACCCTACTTTTAAAGCTGCCTCGGTACTGTCAGGGATGTTTGGAACACCACTTTGATGCCTCCAGAGCTCAGCACTGGTTCTCAAACCAAAGTTTTCGAAACCAAGTGTTTTACCAACCCCTACATTCCAGTGAGACTCAGAATTATCTTCTTCTGGAACAGTCAACAGAGCGCCACCCGTTAGATCCAACCCCAGTAAAGCGTTAGGCTTTACAAATGTTGCACCAACGAATGGAGCCTCTGAAACCCTAGGTACACCATTGATATAATGGGTATCTACGTAACCCGACTCAAGTGTCAAAGACACAGGAGCGGCGTCCTCTGCATAAATACTATGCAGACCAATCGTGAGCATTAATGCTACTACTAATTTCTTCATAATTATAAAAAAAGGTTTGCTCTACTTAGAGCCAGTTTTAGTATTGTACATGTACCTTACACATTTTTCAAGTTTTTTTTGTAAAAATTTTGAGTGCGCTAAGAGCGCGTAAAGCGTCTTTTCCTGAAACAAATTAATAAAAATAAATTAATATGAATTAAAAAATTTAAATATAAAAATTATTGATTAGATAGCCACTTCAATACATTAGTATTAGGCTGCCATCCTAACTTTTTTGTAATTTTTTCTATTGAGCAATAAATAGAAGAAACTTCTTGCTGAGCAGGGAGTCTTGTTATGTTTTTGTCATCTTTGCAAATGCAAAAAGCAATATCATTGACAGACGTCGGTTCACCAGAGCCAACATTGTAGATTTCTCCATTATGGGCCTCATTGTGCTCTCCGGCGGCTATAGTTGCGTCAACTACATCATCAATATGAATAAAATCCCTAGAATTAGTGCCGTCACCAAAAATAGTCAACTTTTCTCCATTTTTATGTTTATTTAACATAGCCCCTACCACGCCACTTTGGGTTTCGGGGCCAAATAAATTAAAATATCTCAAGCTAACTGTGTCTAGATTAGTATTTCGGCTATAAATCTTGCAATATTTCTCTACTGTTAGTTTTTGTAGTCCGTATGGGCTGGCTGGGTCTGTTGGGGAGAGGTCTTCTGTGACAATAGGCAAATTCACGTCGGGCTCACTATAAACAGCAGCAGACGAAGCAAAAACAAACCTTTTAACGCCTGCATCTTCGCAAAGCGACAGTAAATTAAGCGAGCCAACTACATTAGAGTTATGATAATAAAGAACTCTATCAAAAGACTCTTGTAAATTTTTCTTTCCTGCTAAATGATAAACAACATCTATTCCATCTAATTTATATCTTAGCCTAGTTAAGTCAGATTGATTACAAAGATCCGCCAAAACATAATTATATTCCTGAAAATTAACAGAATTAAGAGCTCTATCAATACTTATTACATCATGCCCCGCCTTATCTAGCTTTTTTACTAAACGAGACCCTATAAAACCAGTGCCGCCTGTGACCAATACTCTCATTTTCAAGTTATTTATATTTCGTAAGCAATATTAAAATCTGTTTTTGTTTTTATTTTTTCGTATACAGGTAAAATGTTATCGTATTTGTCTTTTTTTAGTATTTTATTATAATTTTTAATTTTTGGGTATGTGTTTCCGGGAGTCGGTACTCCACCTTGAGTGACTTTTAGGTATGAGGATTCTTTCTGTATCTCAATTGGCGAATTAGAAAACGGAAGAGACTCTTTCATATTGCATTTTATCTGTTTTGGTGTGTCGGCAGTTATCCGACTTAAATACCCAGACCGAACGTAGAAGCTTCTCGGGTCTATATAGGCAGGCTTTCCTACTTTGCCCCAACAATGAAAACTATTTGTATCCCCATTCCAAATCATAAAACCTTTTCTAAATATTTGGTTGAAAAACAGTCTTAATTGAATAGAGGATCTCCTTTCTAGGTGATATGTCATAATATTCTCTGCTGGGCATATAGCAATGCCATCATCATAGTACTTCCTTAGGTAAGTAAATGCAGAACAATAATAATTCATTAAAGAAGGCGGCCCGAAAGCGACCCAATGGTTTAAGGCAGTTTTACTCAAGTCGTTATATTTGTACCGATGGTGGTAGTATGGCAGACTTATACAGTTTTCCGACTTATGCCCAAAGTCTTCTGTAAAGAGATTTAAATCAGGGTAAGACGAACAGGTCTCAGCTTTAATCACAATGTCATATTTTCTACCAATAGAGTCTTTTAAAATATTTGTCTTCCATATCTTATACAACATAGCGTAAATTCTGCCAGTTTCATGTGAAATACGAGGTTGATCTAAGCTAATAGCGCTACCCTTGTAAGTGCTTATCTGCGAAAAGCAGTCAGATGAGACGAACTCTTCCGCTAAAAATCTATATGTATTATTTTGAAAGTCTTCGTGCTTTTCTACCTCTATTTTTATAGGATTGTATACGTTTATAAAATTACTTACAGTATCTCCTTCTTGAGATAAGCCCTCTTCGTCACTCCAGAGGCTTGCGTATACATCTACGTCGTACTTATCAATAAGTTCCAGCCAGTAGCCTTTGTTCTTGTTTATTGAGTTAGGCAAACCAGAGAAACATAAAGCAACTTTTTTAGTCATACCCAGTGCTCCTTTACGAACTCATCATCTATCGTATGTTGTTTATGGTCATTGTTTGCTGAAAAATGACAAAACTTAGATTTTTCGTTTTTATGTTCTTTATTCCAAAATCTCCAAAACCACTCTTGAGGAAAAAGTTTATGCTCGTACTTCCCGAGTTTTAATATTAAAGTCATAGCATTGTCAACTTGAGTACCAAATAATGCAGTGTCTCCGGCTTCTTGGTACATGTCCCACATAAAGTTATGTTTGTCTGCGTTGAATTTCACGACACAATCATTATAACCCGAACAGCCAATATGAACCCCTCCTCCGATCCAGTTTCTTGGAACCATGTAAAAACTATCGTCTAGCTCAAAAACCTCGTCTATGTTGTTGTGTATCACCACATCTAAATCAATATTTATACAAGGCCCGCTTAGAACTCCCTTTTTAAAAAGCGCCATTCGATTCCACCAATGATATAGCCCTTCGCATGGTAAAGGCCTTACGTCAATGTGTTTTTCTATATCTTTAGGTTGTTCGGTGAAGCAGATGAAGTTAAAGTCGTAAGTGGTATTTCTTTTTACCATATTGTATAGCTTATTAACGTGTTCTGCGCTATACAGATCCCCCACTTTAAAACAAACTATATTCATAGAGGCCGCGCGTGCCAATGTAGGTGATCAGGAATTTCTCTTTGAACCTTATCTATAAAGAATTTTTCTTTCCCAAATTTTTCCTCTCCGACTTTCCTAAGGGCGTTCTCCATATCTTCTGTGTCTTTTTTGGAGATGTCCATGGTATGTAAAGGCTCCCCTCTCCAAACCGCCATAGGAAGAATACAGGTCATGCAGTCCATGATGATCCATCTAGGATCAGAGTCGTCGTAAACGTTAAGAATTATTTTTAACTCACAAAGAGGACACATTTTTAGAATTCTTTGATGGTTCCAGCTTCTGCTTCTGCCATTTCTTTCTCTAACTCTTCGAATTTATTCTTCATCTCGATGAGCTGTTCTGGAGTTGCGTCGGAAACGACCTTTTTTGCCCTAGTTTTAGCTTCTTCCGATACTAGCTGGATTATTGCTGAGAGTTGAGCATTATTTAAAATGTCATTTGCTATTTTTATCTCTAACTCTTTTGCTTCTTCTACTGTCATAATTTCTTAATTTATAAGATCGGAACATTTAGCGATCCTGTCTTTATAGTTTTGAGTCTCAGCTTGAATTTTTTCCAAAGTTTCTTGTACTTCTTCGGGTTTTCTTATGATTTGGTTATTGAAGCAGGTTAGCATAGTTATGAGGCTGTTCGTCCTACAGACGACCTCATTATTTCGTTGTGCCTCGGTCACTTTTGAGAGTCCTTTACTTTAAGGTACTTGGGTTTTAATACAACCTTTTGTTTATAGTCCTCAAGGGCTTTGATTCCAAATAATTTTGTCAAAATTCTACGTACCATATGCTGTCCTGTTCGTTTTGGTTAAGGTTTATAAACTTGCCGTACATCGGCTCAAAGAATTTGGGCGAGTCTTCTTCGTCGTCAAAGAAAACGTTTATTGAGTGAGCGCTCATTGTTGAGTTTCTATAGAAGATTGTCCCCACTAAAGCTGATTCTGTATTTACGAGGTTCTCCTTACCTTTTCTGCGCTCAGAGAAAGTATAAGGGTTGGCTTCCGCGTGCAGCAGCTTTAAATATATTTTAAATGAGTTGGCTAAGTCCTCGCAGTCAAAGTTGGGCTTCCAGTCAGAGTTATGTATGCCTCTACCAAAGTTGAACAAAGACAACCAGTGTTTGTAGCCTTGGTAGGCTTCGTTTTCCACCCAATCTAAGTCTAGATACGCGTAGTCTCTGTCTGTAGTTGGATCTTTCTGATTATTGGGGAAGCGTAGGGACACTAATTCCTTAAGTCCCTTATTATCTATTGTCTTGATGTCCATTAGTAGATAACTACTTGGGAATCTTTATCTTCTGGGGTATACTCGGCGCTTTTTGATTTTTTCCATTTGGATTGGCAGACCGCGTATCTTTGTTTAGAGTCAGCGAACTCTGTAGTCATTACGTCGTCTCCCATACATTTATTCAAGAATTCACTCTTCTCTTCTCCTTTGGGGTTTGGTATTGGCATTATTTATCCTTTCTGCACTTGTATTACTCGTCTTCACTGTATTCACATTCACCTTTACATGTGTCTTCGAAGCATTTTGGATTGGTGCAAACTTCAAGCACTCTCTCCCCTTTTATTATAACCCGTTCTAGATCTTTTTCTTCGGCATCTTTGACTATCTCCGGGTCTACAAAAGGCGTCATATCAACTTTTACACATTTTATATATCAGAAGCGCTTTTTTTCTATATATAGCCGCGGATTTTTTCGAAGTTGTAAATTAGAAACCCTTAGAAGGCTCGGGGAGACTGAAAAAAGGGCCACCCCCGTCGTGTCAAGACTATTGTGTCGTGTTTTTTTTCATAAATACCCCCACTTTATTGTTGACATATGTCTCAACCTGTGCTATCATTTTACCAGTTATGAGGGATAGAATGAAGAACCAACACATCGATTGGCTCAACGCGCAGGATGACAAACAGGTCGTCACGCCCGTTGAGGGTTCGCACGACGGGTATCGCATCGACCCACGAGAGATGCAGCAGCACGACTTCGCCTCGCCGGTGGAGGAGGACTGTGGGTGGTTCGGCTACGAAGGTCTTTGCGAAGACTAACGTAAACCACTAAGCCTCAAAGAGTTAGCGAGGCTCACCCTGCCCGCCGCTGTAAGTCTCTGATACTCAATGACTTACGACACTAAAACTTTTTTTAAAAAAATGAAAATAACGCTTGACTTTTGCGGGGATTGTGCTATACTATATCCAGTTATGAGAGATAAGATGTTATACGAATTAAGTTGGAAGAACGAAGATACCAACCGCGTGAGCAGCAAGAAGTTCACAGGCGAAGAAGGCAAAGACCATTCAGCAATGGACGCAGCCCTCGAACTAGCCCAAGAGGCTGACGGCAACATGTGGCCATGGGTGCTGGAAAGAGACGGCCAAGAGATCGCCTCCGGTTGGGGCGGTGATCTACTGGGAAGCTACCGTTACCAAGGGTAAAAAAGATGAAAATAAAGCTTGACTTTTAGCCTAAAATCTGATACCATATAACAAGTGAGTGAGAGAATGACAGCATACCAAATGGCCAGAAAGATGATAAGTAAGCCCAAGCCTGACGCGCTCAAGCGTCTTGAGGCAGCACAAACACAAGCACGCAACCATAAGCGTCTGGTTAATGAGGCACTCGAAGCAATCCGCTTGAGTAAGCCATACAAAGGAAACGCACCAGAATGGAATTGGAGTTAAGTCAAATGAAATACAAGAAACCAAACCTAATGAAATACGGACATCAAAACTATACAGTAGAGAAGCTACTCATCGTGCTTGCTGTACTATGGGGCATGGCTACCATATGCAAGGTAGCAGGGCAAGAGCATACGCAAGAGCATAAGGTAGTAGCCATCACCATACTGGCAGAAGCTAGAGGCGAAGGCAACAAGGGCATGTATGCCGTGGCTGCTGTTATAGCACAGCGAGCAATGGAGCGACACCAGACACCAGAGCAGGTATGCCGTGCCAAATGGCAATTCAGTTGCTGGAATGGCAAGAGCATCAAGAGCCTTGAGCATCTACTCAAGACACCGCAAGCCAAGTACGCACTACGCTTGGCCAAGAGTGTTAAGCTGTTGAGCCGTGACTATGTTGGCTATGCTAACCACTACCATGCCACATGGATGAAAAAGAAGCCTTACTGGGCCAAGGGACAGAAGCCCGTTAAGGTGATTGGTCAACACGCATTCTATAAACTCTAAATGAAAAAAATTATCCTTTTTCTATTCTTATTCTCTGTTAGCTTAAATGCTAACCCGACTTTAAAGATTGTTCCTGTTCAACAAAAGGTTTTGCCAAATGGTAATGCTTATGGTTTAGAAAGCGGTATCTATTTTGAATTAACGAATCTTGAACCATTTATAATGTATAAATTGCAATATTCTGAAGATTTAAGAAAATGGAAAGATTTAGTCCATCTCGGAACTTACAAAATGTCGATGACTTCGCCTTACTGGACTTGGAAAGAGTTGCCGCCAGAAAAGTGTTTCTTTAGAGTTGTAATTGCTTGGTAATCAATAAGTTACGGCCGCGGCCCTTCCGGCGCTCGTAAGTCCTTGATTATCAGTAACTTACAGTAATAAAAAAAAGTAAAAAAAAGTGAAAATAGTGCTTGACTTTTACCGATTTTTCTGGTAAGCTATATCCAGTGAGTGAGAGAAATACAATGAATATGAATACTAACGAAATAGTTCACCCAATCGACAATGGCCAAGTGACCACCGACAAGGTGCTGGTGTCCTGCTGCGGATGCGGCGAAGAGCTTCGCATTAGCCGCGAAGAGGCCAATGAATGGACTGACACCGATTGGTTCCAATGCCACGAATGCGAATAAAAAAGTGAAATAAAGCTTGACTTTTACCGAAAATCTGCTATACTAATTGCGTTATGAGAGATAATAAAGAATACATAAACTTCCTGAATGCCACCTTTAAGGTGAAGCGAAACCCTAACTACACGGGCAATCATTACCTTGCCACCTGTGATTCAATTATGGGTAACACTTTCCCGCTTGGTACAACCAAGCAGGAGATGACTGACCAGTTCCTTGAACAAAAAGTTAACAACACGACAAAATACGGAGACATTCTCCAAGTCGTTGAGATAACCAAGTGCTTTGAGGATAGATCGCCCAAGGGTAGATTTCACAAAGATAATTACTAAAATGGAAAAGAAGATATACAAAACAAACGAAGCAGGGCAAACACTTGACCGCTTCACGGGTAAGGTGCTGACTTGCGATCTATGCGAAGCAGAAGACAGCAAAGAAAACGAAGTCCGAGAATGGGGCAACCCATACGACTGGGGCGTCATTTGCGAAGAGTGCGACTGTCACGAAACCTAAAAAACGCTTGACTTTTAAACAATAAACTGTTATACTTTATCTAATGAGACTAAAACTAATAGCAACAAACCAAACCGAAGTCCACTTCAATGATAGACTATCGGACAGAGCAAAACACGCTGTTTTTTTCTTCTCTTACGGAACGCCTGTTGCTGCCAAGATTGGCACGACATACTACCGTTGCGAAGACAAATTCAGCCAAACGACATCGCGCCACACGAACGCATGGCTTGAAGATGTAGAGTGTAAAGTCGTCCCACAAACTTGGTTCGATAAAGCTCTTCTCGTCCCGTTCAACTTCGATCTTTTCTGATGAGTTGTAAGTAACTGATCCAGAACAAGTTAGGGCCGCGGCCCCTATGCCGCGTGTAACTCCTTGATGGTAAACAACTTACGCTATGAAAAAAAAAGTAAAAAAAGTGTTGACATTCTCGTCGTTTGTGTTATACTGTTTTCTGTTATGAGAGATATGATTAGTTGTGAGGAGGTTTTCGAGGCTGATCCGCAAGCGCGGGCAGAGTTTGATGCGGTGTGTGATGAATGGCAGGACGAGGCTGTTTTCGCGCAGGACGCCGAAGAGGTTTGTTGGTGTAAATTTTTTGAGTCTTGCCCCACTTGTTTCGGTAAGAAATAAGATTTTACTATTGCTAAGCCTCTGAGTATCAGGAACTTAGGGTAGCCACCCCCTTGCGCCGCGCAAGTCACTGATAGTCAACGACTTACGACATGAAAAAAAAGTGAAAAAAGGTGTTGACATCCTCGGCAAAGTGTGCTATCATATTCCCAGTGAGTGAGAGAATGAACAACGAAAAAACAATGTCCAAGGTTTACGGAGCGCGGTGGTCGCCACACGCTCTCGCAGAAGTCGCAAAGAAAAAGCACCCATTTATCCCACGCGAGGAGCCAGTCAGCAAGGCGTTTGTTCCGCGAAAAAAAAGTGAAAAAAAAGTTGAAAAAGGGCTTGACTTTGTCCCTAAAGTGTGATACCATTTTACCAGTGAGTGAGAGAAATAATAACATGAATAACCACTACTACGTTAAGGATGAGGACGGTTTGTTCCGTATGTTCGACGTGAGCCATGACGGGCTTGAGGACGCGATTGAGTTCGCCAACGGCATCAACGCCGACGTAATGCGCGAACGTGATGGCGAGACAGAAACGGTCTGGTCATTTGAGGAGTCTGGCGACTCCGAGGCAGACGAGCCTTGGGACGGCTTCAACTCCGACGCCGAAGCTGACGCAGATGCGTTGGCCAGCGCGGGTTGGGGAACCGACGAGGACTACGGTTGCTACGACGATTACAACGATGGCTTTTGAGCCGTCGTTTTGAGTGCTACGCTTTAAACGCAGCGTGACGCTCTTTTAAATTTATGCCTCAAAATACTAATGAGACCATTCTCAAAAATGTTGAGAATTGGAAACGGGAACGGGCTAACGCTACCGCCGCCAAGGTGGAGCGTCAGCGGGTCAGGAAGGCGCGCACCGAGCGCGTGGCTTTTAATCGTGGGTTCGGGTCAATTAGTGATCTCCTAAGTCGTTGATTACCAATGACTTAGGCTCGCGGCCCCACCCCCACCCGTAACTCCTTGACAGTCAGTAACTTACGCAAACGAAAAAAAATCTATAAACGAAAAAAAAATCTATATTTGTCGTATTTAGTCTTGACATATTTCGTATTTTATGCTATGATATGCTTATGGTTGTTAGGGAAAGAAGATCTATTATATCGATATTAAATACTAGCTGGGAAGAGTTTTGTGATGACCTCATGATTAAACTCTATAACATAGAGTCTGAACACGAAAGATACTCAGGTATCGTTGCCTCGTTGACGAAAGACCCCGGCTTTGATGACTTCATGCGTGAGTGCTGGAGCAATCGACTCGACGAGTACGAACTCCGAAAAGAGATCAATGAATATTGGCATGAGTGCTTGACAAGTGCTTAAGTTCGTGTTATACTAATAAAAGTTATGAGAGTACAGGTTTACTACAATCTACATAAGAAACGCCTCTCGGTTCGTAATAGAGGCAAAGTCATTAAACACGCTGATATTGTCGCGCTGGAAAACGTGAAGTTCCATGTTCAGCCAGCAGGACTAGCCAAGGTACGGAAGACCAAACGTAAAAACGTTCACGCTTACGTCGCTGGTGACTTGGCCAGCAAGCAAAGCTTTGGCAATGGTACTGTCGAGGAGTTTGAGCTTGTCAAGTACAACCCTTATAAGAATGACTTTTTTGTTGATCTTAAGGGTAATGAGATGCGTGGTATTTATGAGAAGGTTTTTATCAAAAACAAAGAAATATTTGTTAAAAAGGCTTGACTTGTAGTGCAGTTTGTGGTATACTTAATTTATTGGAAGTGAGAAATAAGAAGAATAAAAAACAAATAAAAAACAAAGTTATGAAGAAGTTCCTAATAAACTATACACCGGCTGTCCATGAAGGACAGGAAAACGACAGCAGCAAATCCTTTTTCTACCGCGTAGAAATGGATGAACAGTTCGCAAACCGAAGCGAGAACGACAATTCCGCTGGCATGGCTGCAAAAGATGCCGATTCTGGATTGTGGAAGCGATTCCGCTGGGATAGAATTAACAGCACGGTAGCGATCTAGCTACCCAATCTGACGCTACGCTTTAAACGCAGCGTGACAGTCAGAACGATTTAGAGTTGACGGAGTTAAATACCCCTGTGTGCTAGAATCCAGCCAGATTTCACACGCCCGTTTTACTGTTGGTGGTGCGGCAGCAACTCGAAACTTAGGAAACCTAAATACTACCTACGTTAGCACCTAGTTAGAAGTAGCACTTCAAAAAATGTAACAGGTTTCCTAAATACTTTTCACTCATAACGTGACCCCCCTGCCGAGGTTTTTGGTTTTCCTTGGTGGGGGGTTTTCTCTTGTCCTAAGTCCTTGGTAATCAGAGAGTTACGGCCGCGGCCTCCCCCCCGCGCGTAAGTCCTTGATGCTCAACGACTTATAACATAAAAAAAATACTTGACATGTCGCAAAATTTGTGTTACTATTAATAAAGTGAGTGAGAAAAGGAAACCTATTATTCGAAAGCGCGTCAAGTGGAACACAGGCGAGCGCGTACACAAACCTAAAAGGGGAAAAGGGTCATATGATAGAAAAAAAGGGCTTGACAAGTAGCCTTTAATCTGGTATACTGTTTCGCGTTATGGGACGTTATATACATACAAACTGCACTTACGAGCAGAACCACACAGAGGGAACCTATACATTCACCGGCCCGTGTCGGGGAACCGGCAAGCCCTATAGTGTGACAATATTAGGGCATGAGCTTTGGGACTTGAATCAGGGCGAGCTGCTACAGGTTGCGCTTAAGTCTTTAAGTGCGGATGATAGGGAGTTCGTAGCCAGCGGATACAGCCCTGAGGGTTGGGCTAAATTATGGGCTTGACAAGTGAGGCTTAATCTGCTATACTCTTTCGCGTTATGAGACTTACTATCAAACTTGCAGAGGGGCGCGTTGGTTCACTTTCCGTGCCGTCGAAGATGCCCGGCTTTAGTTACAGCACACCAGCAGAGGACTGTATCAGGGGTTCGAAGTTGGTCGAGGTTATCAATTCGATTTGTTCTTTTTGCTACGCTCGCAAAGGACGTTATGTTTTTCCTAACGTAAAGGCCGCGCAAAAGAAACGGCTTAAATCATTAGACCAAATTGATTGGGTGGACATGATGGTTTTTATGATCGGGAAAAGGGAAAAGACTGGCTTTTTTCGTTGGCATGATGCTGGTGACGTTCAGGGCGTTTGGCATCTCGAAAAGATTGCAGAGGTTGCAAGGCGGTTGCCTCACATTAAATTTTGGCTGCCGACTAGGGAATACTCCTTTGTCAGCGAATGGATGAAACTAGGCCGTAAGCCTGACAATCTTATCATTCGATTGTCTGCAATTATGATGGACGGCGCACCGCCAACCGCCTTGGCAAGTCGTTTAGGCTTGACCACGAGCGGAGCGAAAACTGACGAAAGTTTTACCTGCCCAGCACCAAAGCAAGACAATAGCTGCAAAGACTGTCGAGCCTGTTGGGATGAAACAGTCGAAAACATTGACTACAAAAAACATTGACAGCCCGTCAAGTTTCCTATATTATAAAGAAATGGGTATCATACTTTTCGTTCTATCAATTTTTGTTGTGTTCTGGCTAAACGACTATATAAAAAGATAAAAAAAGACTTGACTTTAGCTCTAAAATATGCAATAATACTCTTATCGCTGCTGGGGAAAAGCAGCAATTGAAAAACTAAAAAACAAATGTTTAGCGAAAAAATAAACTACTATCGGCAGGTTATCGACGAGGACAGCCTGATCATCGGCATGGAGGGCAGCGACCAAGAGGAGATGACGAGACGTTACTACGCCTTCTACAACTGGATGGCTACGAACGGCGAGCTTGACTGGCGCACGGACAAGCTGGCTGTATTCTGGACAGACGAGAAACGCTTCAGCAAAGCTGTTCTCGACATCTACCGCACGCGCTGCATCCAAGACCTCGGCGGCGAAGTCTTTAAGGGCAAGAAGGGCGGAGCAGACTTCTTGGCGGTCGATTGGGCAAAGGAATTCATCGACTCCATTCCGTACACGCAAGAACTGTACACGCACAAAATGCGTACGCCGGAACTCAACATTCACGAAGAGCTTTCGATTTCGGCTGAAGACTTAAGCGACTGGGACGCCGTAAAGGCGTGACGCTTTTCTGAACCCATCCGGGCTCAGTGGCCATGGTGATCAGGGAGATCCTGATACAGGTGGACGGTTCAGGTGCCTCATGAAACAGCCACACGTGCCCGGAATGCGAGGGGGGTTTTGTTTCGCCCCCCTCGCCCTTTTTTTGTCTTGTAAGTCCTTGGTAATCAGAGAGTTACGGCCGCGGCCTCCCCCCCGCGCGTAAGTCCTTGATGCTCAACGACTTAAGACATCACTATTAAGGCTTGACTTGAGCGTCAGAATGTGCTATACTTATTAAAGTTGGTGCGGGAATAGCTCACCTTCGGTTAGCCGCTGCAGACGTTAATCGACACCAACTATTTAAATTTAAAAGCTTGACTTTCAATAAAGTTACTGTTATAATTAAGACATGAGCGAGTTAGAAAACCTAAAGAAACTACACGAAGCGCAAGACAAAATCCTATCCTTACGCTGCAAGGTGGCTGGCCTAAAAGGTAAATGCATGGCCATTATCAAGTGGCACGAATTGTATGAACCATCAGAAGTTAAGCTGGCTAAAGAAATTGAGCATGAGCTTGATGGAATTTTAAATGCTAACCGAATAAAAGAATTATTATCTTGACTTTCAATACAGTAACTGTTAATATATAAAAAGACGTTATGGCAAGAACAACAAGACCAACAAGCGGCAACTACGACTTCCCTGTAGTTATGGAGCAACTGCAAACCCAAGACGGCAGCGATGCTGGCTTTTGGGGAACGCGCAGGACAGACACCGGCCAAGTGCTAGGTGTAACGAGTGACAAGTATGGCTTGTTGCTAAACTCAACCTTGGTTGACTCTATCGAGTCAGTCTTAACCGACAAAGGTTTAGACTATAACAAGGAAGTCAGGGTGGCGCGTGATGGTGCTACCATGTACGCAACGTACGACCTGCCCGGAAAGAACATCGCTGTTCCCGGTGTAGGCGATACCGTCGGTATGCGTATTACAGGGCGCAACTCCTACGACCGATCCTGTTTCGCAGGCTTGGACTTGGCAGCGTTGCGCGAGGTATGCACCAACGGCATGAAGGCTTTACGCTCGACGTACACCTTCAACCAGAAACACTCCAGCAAGCTCGACCTGAGCGGAGTGTCTAGGGCTATCGACTCTGCTCTAACAGCATTCGATACAATCGGTGAAGACTACGGTCTCTTAGCTGAGACCAAGATCGACAACACCATCGGGGATTTCATCCTCAAGAATCTACGTGATTCTAAGGTACTGAGCAACTCTCTGCGTGAGGAGATTTCCAAGATATGGATAAATCCCACTTACAAAGAGGACGAGGCTCGGAACCTCTACAACTTGTATAATGCTGCAACCCAGCACCTGACAAGTGGTAAGAATCGTACTGCCGTGCAAAACGACCGGTACGAATACGCAAGCAAGGTCAATGAGACCATCCTCAAGAAGCTGACGAAGGCAGCGAAGGACAAGGCGTTCTTTGCGAAGCTCACTCGCAAGCCCGTCACCAAATCTGACGATGTCTTAGTGACCTCTTAGCGGCACGTGGGAGGTGGGGGAGACTTTGATGGGCACTATCACGGTTACTACTCCCCTGCCTCCCTTTAAATAAAAGCTTGACACGCCTCTCGTTTTACGGGAGGCGTAAGTCTTTGGTACTCAAGAGGTTACGCGCGGGGGGGAGGCGCGCGCCGTAACTCGTTGACTGTCAGTGACTTAAGGATCCTAAAAGATTATAGTATAATAAGATAGCCCTTTATTTGCCTTATTTGGAAAAAATGGGGAAAGTGGACAAAAAAATACCCCCGCCGAAGCGGGGGTACGAATGAACTATCAACTACTACTCAGGGGGGGAAATGGGGGAGAACTCCGGTGTTTCACTAGGGTAACCTACAAACCCCGTCCGCGCATCTCGCGCAGCACCATGCCGAAGTCTCCTAACGCCTAGCTCCGTTTTCGCGGAACCGTGCGTCGAGCGGCCTTGGGGCCGTTCATGGTAGCGGCAAACGCCGCCTTATCAACTGTCTCATATGCATGAGAGTGTTGATTGATTTTGACCAACTGTTCAGCGGTCACGACTTTCAGGCCTCCGCCAGTCTGGCGTTGAACCTCCAACCTATATGTATGATTGCGCATACCCATAATTTATTCGTCTGTTTTTTTGTCTGGGCCTTTCCCTGACTACTTCTTAATTATACCAGTACCTGAACTCAAAGTCAAGCAATTAGTTTTAAATAATCCAAACCTTTTGCTGTTATGTTTCTTCCAGCAGTTGTTATCTCCATTAAAGAATGCTTCTGCAAGTAGATTTCAAAATCTCTTTGAATTGCTGCTTTGCTGATACCAGTTTTTGCAGACAAATTAGTAAGACTACAATCTTTGTGATCTTTCAATATGTTTAGCAACTGGATTTCAGTAACATTTAAGCCAAGTGCAAATATGTTTAAGATTCTGCTCAATTCTTTCCAATGAGTTGAATCAAATCTTTTAACTTTTTTCTGACTGCAATAAGACTCAATTTTATGAGCCATTTTTTGTGCTGCTCTCGCATTGCCGCGCAAGACAGAGGCGATATCCTGTAATGTTTTTGGATCAATGTCTATGTCGAGATTCAAGGCAACTATCTGTCCCATCTCCTCAATAGAGTATTCCTCAAGATCAACACGCTCTAATCTGTCCATCAAGGCATGAAATACGGATTGAGTTTCAGTTGTGGCGAACATGAACGATAGCCGACTGAAATCAAAATCTACCGTATAGTCCTCAAAGGAGAACGAAGTACGATTCTCGGAGTTTGGATTAAGGATGGTCAGCATGGCCATCGAAACATCCTTGGGAATCTCACTTGCCTCATCAAAGAGGATGGTAGCGTCCCTGTCCTGCATCAATGGAATAACCAACTGATTAAAGAACTGCTTTACATTCTTAATCGTAGAACAGTTAATCTCAAAGTACCGTTTGGCATCGTCAATACCCTTGAGTGTACGAGCAACTGCCTTTGCCATCGTCGTTTTGCCGCAACCCTTGGGCGCGACAAACATGAGGTGAGGCATTACTGAAGTAGCTTTGAATCCTCCAATATGGAAATCCAGTACACGCTTCGCGCTTTCTTGCCCGATTATGTCGGGGAATGTAGTCGTATCCATTAGTCTATCTTAACAGTTACTTGATTAAAAGTCAATGCTTTTTACTGCGACCTGAGATTCTTCCTCAAGGGCAGTCTCTTTGACCTCAACTGGCGCGGCGGCAGACACATTCGCATAATTAGATATGATACGATTGCCTGTCTGAAGTCCGAGTTGCTCGGCGTACTTCCTTCCAACCATAACGATAGCGTCCTCGCGCAAGACACGGTTAAGCTCTCGTAGGTTGACTTCGATGAGGCTTGTCGCGCCTTTAGTTCGGCCCGATCCTTTCTTTCTGGTCATCGTTGACATATATATATAATAGCACAAGCTGAACTACTTGTCAACATAAAAAAGAATTAAAATGAATTAATAAATTTAATTAAAAGAATGATTGATTTGACTATGTTTGAGATTACTTGATTTATTTTAATTTATTTTAAAATTTTTTAATAAAAGAATGATGCTATTAGATTTCTTTTAAAAGTGTCACGTTATAGGCGGCGGCTATAATATTTGGCATTAGCTCGTTCACTTATAATATTACGGAAAAAACCATTCACAAATATGGTAGGTCGGGAGGGGATCGAACCCTCAACCAATAGCTTAAAAGGCTACTGCTCTACCATTGAGCTACCGGCCTATAAAAATAAATTAAAAAATTTAAATAAATTTAATTAAAAATTGTATGTTGTTTTGTTAGTTAGCTGCTATATTTACATGATAATATTTCGGGCCAATTCATTCACAAATATGACTAAGTATTTCGCCGCGATTCATTCACAAATATGGACGCGAGGGTCGGAATCGAACCGACGAGTAAGAGTTTTGCAGACTCCCGCCTTACCACTTGGCTACCCCGCGCCAAAATAATAAAATAATAATATAAATAAAAATAAGTTAATATGTTTGTTTATATGTTGAGTAGTATTGAATAGCATAATAGATAAAGAGTAAAAAGTATTAAATTAAATTTTTAAATTTTTTTAAATCGGCGGCTATATTTCCAATTATATCTTTGCGATACAACCAATCTAATTTAAATAAACTTAAATAAATTTAAATATAAATCTTTATATGTATTGTTCTTAATATCCATTCTATCCTTTGTTCAATGTTCGTAATGGGTGCAGACATAAAAGCCTACTATAATAAAACAGAGTAAAAATATAATCAAATTGTGTTCCGTATGTAATATGTGAGAAAGTAAAGGGTTCATATATCAGTAAGTCGTAAATCGTTGTGTATCAGTATATTAGTATATCAAAAAGTGCAGCAAAAGTCAAGTCATTTCTTTTTTTGTATCCTTTCTAATTTATAGTCCATATATGGGCTTGTGGAGGGTTTTAAATCCTTAAATGTAACCTCTGCTTCCTTCTGGCTTGCCGCCCAAAAGTACATATAGTTCCACTCCCTGTTGCTATTCTTTGGGCGACTCATTGCCGCGAACTGCTTCTTCTCCTTCATAGTAACTCGCTTCTAATATCCTCTAACATACCACTAATTAGCCTCATTTTGTCTCGCATCTCCAGAGCATCTAACCCTCTTTGTCTGCTTTTCTTTAACATCTTTCGTAACACGTTTTTAGCGTGATGCTCGTTCATGTCTCCGACTGCGATTACTTCTCCATTTTCTCGTTTCCAGTATTGTTCTTCCTCGGAATAGTCTGTCATCTTAAAATAGGTCGCAAGGGCTAGAGTGCATCATTTCCTGACGGTCATTCTCGTCCAAAGAGTAGCACCAATCGCATAGTCTTTCGCCGTCCATCTTCTCGCACTCGCATTTATCAATTTGATGCCAAAGAGGTTGTTGCTCCTTCTTTTTGTCGTAGCTTTCCGCTGATGCTAACCAACTCATTTCTTCTTGCTCCTTTGCTTCTTGTTTGCCTTCTGAGGCGTTTTCTCAGCCTTGGCCTGTCGTGACTCATTCTCTTTTTGTAGCCGCGCCTCGGCGCGTTTCTGAGCCAGTTTCCATCTACGCTTGGTTCGTTCTGGAATCTCGTCAAGTTGCTCTGCCATTATGTCAGCAATCTGAGTCATTCTACTGAGCATTTTCTTGTCCTCTGCATTGAGGATTGATTCCCGTATCGCTACAATCTGTTTCATGTTGAGCTAATTCTCTTGATGTTTGGGTCGTCAGTTGAATCGACTCTGTATCCCGTAATTGTTTCAAGCACTCTGCAAATAGCCGTATGCGATTGGTTGGCTTTTACTTCATCAAGGATATATTCTCGGATAGTTTCAAATGGTATATCTACCCAACCTCCCGATGCTAACTGGTATTCCAATAATGTTTTTAATGACATAAATAAGTTTAATTAAATTTTTTTAAAAAAGTTCTTTTGGTATGTTCAAGTTGATTTCTGGTACATTTTTAACCAACCACTCTCGCCTTTCATGGTAATCTTTTTGCATCAAGAAGTCCATAAACACTTTCTTGACTGACTCATTAGGCACATTTGCAATGACTTCGCTTTCCTCTTGGTTCTTGAAGTCCCAATAGATAGGTAATTTAATTTTCATTCTTGACTATATGGAAAGTAGACCCATTTCCCATTCTTGCTACCCTCTCAATGTCATCTAGGTGAGACATGAGTTGATTTAAAGTCGAGAGTGAATAATACGAACAACCAAATACTACTGCTAAAACTGCGACTGTTAACATTTTTTCTATCTTCCTCATTTTATCCTCTCATCTTCTTCGTTTGTTTCTTCGTTTACTATGATAAATCTTGTAAAATTTTGTGTTATGATTCTGAAGAACTGATCTTGTATGTTCTTTGGGAAAGGCCAATCCGCATCAAGCAAATAGAAAGCAATATCTTCTTTAATCTTTTCTTCTAATTTTTTTAAATCCATTTCTTATACAAAAGTATCGTCGCGTGTATAGTTGCCGCCCATGTCAACAGAGGGAGTCTCTTTATGTGTGAAACTCTTGTAATTCTTTGCTAGTATATCGTTATGGATAACATCCATGTCTTGCGTCGAGCAAGCCTCCTTCTGAAAACTTTGAACAGTTGCTTCGTTGGCAAATTGAGTATCCCGTTCTTCTTTAGGGAGGAAATACTGCTCAATGTTGCTTTCTTGATAGCCAACTGCTGCTGTCAATCGCATCAGCAAGTCCCTAAATTCAGAGATATGTAGGTCAGGAGAAGTCTCGAAAGAAATGGTTTCTTCACCTCTCTTAACCGTAATGGTCATCTTATCGTCCTTGTCCTCTATATGATTTGACATAATTCTTACTGTTTTTATTCCAAGAGTGTTTGTTTTTAGAGTGGATTCCTTTGCGTCCCTTGCTCTTTGTTCCAAATGTAACCTTGCCGCTAGTTGCTTTCTTTGCCATTTTTATCTTTTAATATAAATTCTAATTGATTAAGCCTATCGTAAACTTCTTGTAACAGGTCGCGGTAGTGTTTTTGCGTCCAACCATCGTTGTATGAGCTTGTCGCTTCCATTACCCACTTGTCGATTTGATCTTGTGCTGTCATACGGTTTTCTACTATATGTCTTTCTTTTAAGCTCATGTTATACGAGGGATGTTATATGACGCGCCAGACATTACTTCAAGTTCATCTCGCACATATTGTAGAACCCTAGAGAAAGTAATTAGGTCATATTTCTGAGGTATAGTACCCTGCATTGAGTAATTATAGTCCTCACCGTTAAAATTTGATTTGAGTGGCATAGTAACCTTTATCTCGGAATCGCAATAATCGTAGCTTTGTTTATTCTTTCCAGAACCATAAGTACGAGTTTTAATTGCGTCCTTAAAATATACAGTCGCCGTGCCTTTCGATTGATTGTTTATCCTAACCGAAACCGAATCATACGGAAAATCTTTTGTCGGGCATCTCGAAAAGATTTGGTCATCGTGAATGTTTGGGTTGCGCTTTACTAAACCGTTCTTTTCCCAAAAGACTTGTGTTGTGATGTTATCCATGTTCTTATGATATCAGATACTGAGGCAAATGTCAAGAACCTTCTTCAAAAAGCTCGTATTCTTTCTCTGTTAAATGTATTGCTGCTTTTCCTAAATACATTGTACCCATGTGCGTGTTCATTTGCATTCCTGTTAGTGTATAGTCATCTTCATCTTTACCTATTTCTTCGCTCCAAATTCTCCAACTCATGTGCCAACTGGTGTAGGCTACAAGACTGTCTGTGAAATAGTAAAAATAATGTTTAATCAAAACATTTTTAAAACTTTTTTAAAAATGGAGTGAATCGAAGTGAAACATAACTCGTTTCGCTTTGTTCTTCTGTATCTTTGTAATTTGGGCTGCATAGTTCTCCATCGAAAAGAAGTGAGTTTGCCTCGACAGTAGCTAACTCAATTTCAAAAGTGTATTCGATTTCTGTTTTTGCCTTTATCGTCAGTCTATGCGTATTAAGTCCAGAGAAATGTATATTTGCATCCTCAAACACTTTTTTGCTTTTGACAACTTCTTCGTTGTCTGACTCAAGTATTTTAATTTTGCCCTGCATCGAAGATCGTTTGGATATGTTGCAAGTCTATGATAACTTCATTTAGTGAGTATTCAGCATCTCTTTTTGCTTCACCAAAGAGGAACGATAAGTCCAGAGTTTCGATGTTATCAATTGCTTCTTCTAATGTATTTACTGCTATTTGTTGACTATCCATGATTTGTTATATTTTTTTTAATAATTGTCTCTAGTGCTTTGAACTTATATTTTGGCAAATATCCTACTTGTAATTTTGTTTCTTCTTGTATGGGTTCATCTTCGTAATCAAGAAAACCTTCTTCTCCAAGGTATTGAATCACATTGTCAACCTCTTTCATTTCTGGTATATCTTTAGAATGAATAGTAACCTTAATTTCTCTAGGTTGATCCTGCTTTTGAATAATTATATTCCAATCTTTCAGTCCTATACCAGTATAATTGTCTTGTATCATTTCTCTAAACAGTATGACCAGTAGCGTGAGTTACGCTTGTTTTGATTCTTATCCCAATAGATGCACCGTGCGATATAGGACGGTACTCGCTTTGCTTCGCATTGATTAAGCCAATCTGCTTCAATGCTTTTGTACTGCTTGGCATCCTTTGTTTGGTCGAGTCCATAGAACTTAAACAGATGAGTGTCCATGCAAGTAACTTCTGCCTCGTTTGGAAATGCCATCTCCAAGCCAAAGCTCGTCTTTGCGTTACCTAAACCAAGAATCTTTTTCACAAGATGGTCGCGCCATTCAGTCCAAGTCCTCTGGCTGCGATTCAGAAAGTCATCAACATTGCCCCAAAACTTTTCTTTAAAGTCCATGATGAAGCGTGTTCTCTGGTTCTGGAACCCAACTCTAGCATTCTCAATCTTATAGTGGAGTTTGTTCTTATCTCCTTCCCATTGCTTGAAACGCTTGATTGCTTGGTATCCACGCACATTGCTTTTCCAAGAAGTATGGACGCTCATGTAAGCAAACAACCAACGCTGATAGTGTTCTTCCTCGCTCTTTGGTGCAACGCTCTGCCAGTATTCCATGTAGCGACAAACGTCCTCTGGCTTGATTGAGTCGAAAAACTCTTTTCCTTTTGTAGTAAGCATATCTATCCTAACTATACAAGATACTTAATCTAATGTCAAGAGTTATCTTATGGGGTCAAGCTAATTGGTTTTGCCATATTGTAGACATTGTATTTCTTGTCAATCTTTACAACAACATAATCGTGATGCCCCGCGAAATCCTTCTGGTAGGTTAAAGCCTTGCTCTTTGTTTCAAAATAAGCGTCAGGTACATCGGCGTTCGCGTCTATGACATAGTAGTTGTGTATCGCCTTCCAGCCTCCTTCAATGCGTTCATGGGGCGGAAAATCATAATCATCTGCTTCCCATTCGTAATGTTCGGGATGATACCACTTCGTTGTCGAACAGCCGCTTGACAAGATTAGGATAATGAAAATCGAAATCCAGATGCAGATCGAAGCCCACGCTATAACTTTTTTTAAATTTTTAAATAAATTCATTTGTTTAATACCTACAATTTTTCTCTCTCAAACTTTTGTCGCCTTCTTTGCTTCTTGTTCCGCTTTTAAGGCACAACCGATATGCTCTATTGCCGAAAAGAGTTGTTCTGTATCGTTGTCATAAGTTGATTTGCCGCAATGGATACAAACCCAACCTTCCCTGTTCTTCTCGTCTTGTCGCTTGTTCTCGGCTTTATTCAAGGCTTCAACAATTATGTCTGCTAGGAAACGGGTTCTCTTTCTTTCTTCTTTCTCGTATCCTTCTCCAATAAAGATTCCTTCTTTCGAGCTAACAACATAAACTTCGTTGCCCTGTTTCCTATATTCGATTGACCATTCTTGTTCGTTCATTTTTTAAACATTTTTAAAAATTACGCCTCACACTCCCAATAGGGGTTGTACTTCTCCTGCAACCTTACCCATGCTTCGGTATAAACCTTCTTCCACTTGCTACGCATCTCATCTGTCCAAGCGTTGTCTGCTTCTGGTCGCCAATCAAATTGCGGTCTTTTATCAATGACCGTTGGATATTTTGAATGCACGATCCTTTGCGCTCGACTCGGAGAGCATTTGATATGCTTATCATAAATCAACCAACGATGTATGCCGCTTTTATCCAACTCTCCTGTCTCCATCCCCAAGTAAACTTGAGAGTCCCACTTGCCTTGTATGATCTCTCCGCATACCTCACATTCAATATCGGTATAGCGATTTAACTTTGAGTCTTTTTTACTCATGTATGTATTCTATATCTTTGACTTTCCAAGAGGAAACGGAAGAACCTCGACCCTTGCTGATCTTACAGTCCTTCTTCAATTTTTCTTTCGCCGCTTTCTCTGCATTAAGAACATTATCCGCTTTTACAGTATAGGATACTGAATCACCGTCCACTTCAAATTCAACTATGTATGTCATGGTTATGTTAGCGAGTGAACAAATGTCGGCGTAAAGTCTCCAACATACGCACTTACCACATTAAATTCCATATACTCATGCGCGTCTGGATAACTCATGTTATCCTTCTCTGTTAAAACCTTGAGGCATTTATCGTAGTCGTAAACAACACAATAATTACTGGCATCGTAACCAATAATCGCATTATCAAATCCATCTGCAAACAAAGCGTGTTCATTTATATCGCCAATGAAGCTACGCTTGCTGGTGCAATCGACATAATGCGGGAACTCTTTTTGTGCGTTGACTTTATCCTTTGGTAATGCTGTCATATCTAATATCTTAACCAATATCGTTAAACTTTGCTACCATTTCGCCTTGCCCATGTTTAGATAGTCTCTGTATTTCATCTAGGTTCTCTTTGACATTCTGATGACTCCATCGGGTAACTATCGTTGAGTTGTCGCCCATAGGCTCAATGCTTACTACTGTATCTAGGTTGAATAGAATCTCTTGATTCATTCCCGCTGTATGTAATTTTACAAAATGTGCCATTTTAAAATTTTTAAATAAATGCGGGGAAGCAAAAGCCTCCCCGCATATAGGATACGATTACTTACTTACTGAACCGGCCTAGAGTATCCCTTTTGAGGAGTTTCTTGGCCGTTTTGGGAACACTCGCTCCCAAAGTCTTTTTCGCAGCATTAAACCCTGCTTCATATCCAGCATCGTAACCAGAATCTTCATCTTCATCTTCCTCGTAATCGTAATCACCGTAGTCATCACAAAGAGGCTCCTCCAGCTTGCGCTCAAACAAGGATACAACCTTGTATTTGCAAGTGCGTAGTTTCTGACAGTTGCAGTCACTTGGAACCGAAACAACATCAGCAGGGTCAATCTCAACAACCATCAAGTTGCCTCCAATACCAAAACTGCGAGCATAGTCAAGGCTACCAGCATGGAAACCATCAGAGCATCCAATGTTCGCATCGTCACAAACATTGTTTCGAGTCATTTCTAAAGTCTGACCAACATTGTTATCGAACGAACTACTATGCCAATCGGTGAAGTCGCTCTTGACTCCCTTATAGGCAAGGAAGTTGCCGTCAGGGGTTAGTGGCATTGCTTTATGCTCAAGGAACGAGTAGAGTTCCTGAGTTGCGCGACGAGAAGGGTTGCTCATCAACTTGTCGAGAAATTTGACAAGTGGCTTGTAAGGCAAACCTTGACGCATGAAGTCGAGGATTCTGCCTACAACATGACCATGCACTTCTTCGTTCTTATACCTTACAACACCTTCGTTTACGGAGATGTTGCCGTCAGCATAATCTTGGACTGCCTTACTGGTATCAAAGAGTTGCTCCAGTTTCTCAGCGTCCTCGTTATTGAGTGCCTCGGTTGCTTGATGGAAAGCAGGGTTTGTCCTGTCCATCGTGTATGCCTTACCGTTTACTACTACGGTCAAGGAGTTATCAGTCAGTATATATGGTATCATAATAATTTTAACCTTCTTTTGTTATCCTATCTTAAACTTACTTGGTTGTCAAGTCCCAAGTTGAATCAATCACATTTGCATAGTTTATACAGTCGTGAATCCAAGCAGGGTCGTGCTGCCTCCAAGAATTAAAGTGGGTATCGTCCAAGTGTCTAATCATTGGGTACTTATCATTGCATTTAATTGCAAGGCAAGCCCATTCTTTGTATAGATTATCCCTAATGCTTTGAGTGTCAAGTTCTGCTTTTTCAATCCAAGAACCAAGCGTATCACGAACTTTATTCAACTCATCCGAGTCTTTCTTGTGACTCTTTTCTACAAAGAACTCAAGCAAACTGCGAAGGTCAGAGACTTCATTCAAGCCGAATGTTTTCCAACTATGCTTGCTGACTTCCTCCGAGAAGCATCCCCAATGCCTATCTACATCATTGAGATACGGTTTATTGCGAACATCATTACCTCGGACAATGGAATCAATAAACATTGCCTCAACTAATTTGCGGTGCAAGCCCTTGCCAAATCTCTGCTTGACTTGGTTGATTACCCAATCTTCAAGAGTAGACCAATTCTTTGATTCTTTTATGCTGTATGCCCTTTTCGGCTTAAAAGCGTAAACCTTTGGTACAGATATCCCAAGTTGTTCGCAAGCGTCAGTTACCTTCTTCGCATAGACAACAGGATGAGTTTCCATTCCTCTGTTCTGGATAAGGAACCTGTCGATCTTCACATATACTCCATCCTTGATTGATTTAAGGTCTACTGATGCCTCATCAAAATGCTGACTCTTTAATGTATCCCAATTACTACCTGCTTTTGCCTTGTCTATGTCGTAAATAAACTCTTTAGTGGTATGCTTGCTAGATTTGGCTACCGTAGTCCCATTGCTACTGCTCTCATAAATATCTGATAGCTTTACTTTAGGTAGAGAGTTTAGCTTCTGAAACTTCTTTGTCCCTGCTTCGGCATAAAAGTCCTTCTCTGCCTGTTTATTTTTAAACGATAATAAAAATGCTCGTTTGTAAAGCGTCTGACTTTCTGGTCTTGAATCATATTCTTTAACAAGAGGATGGACGCGATTTGCTAGACCGTTTGCGTCATCAACAAAGTTTCGGTCATCAATAATAAGAATATGATCGTCGCTGCATAATACATTTTGAGCCTCGTCCATTGAAACGCGCTTTTTCTTTGACCATCTATCTGGTTTGCCAAAAGTCCTAACAATAGCCTCACTCTTTTTAGGGAATGAAAAATGGTTGTCTTGTACTTTCTTTCCATTCCAATAAAGAGTTTGGTTGTCAAGTACATTCCTCAATCGAGAACCTAATCCTCCATGACTAAACAGTTTGCCGTAGACCATCTTTGCCTCCCAAAGATTTTTACAGTCTGCCATCTCATCGCTAACTAATTTGGGAATTTCCTTAATAACAGACTTTAGTCTACTGGTGATAACCTTCTTGGTTTCATCGGTATATTGCAATGCCTCTCGGCTTGCCGAAATATCCAAGTCTCCTATATCAAAATATAAACATAACGATACATCATCAAGAAGTGAATACTCATTTGAATTATACTGTAAGTCTAAAGCACTCGTACTTAATGGGTAGGCTATATTACCCATAACTGCAACTGAGTTACCTTTTTCTCGTATAGTCCAATCGTCTGAGTGCATTAGCGATTTGGATTCTTCGCCATAGAAATTGTTATGGTCTGCCCCTTCAATTTCTGGTCTGACCTCAAAATGAGTGAATAAAGATAATGCTTTATCTTTAAAAGCCTCAAAGTCTCCTTCTTTTGCGGGTATTACAATCTCAATGCCGTCCTCGGTTTTCGATTTCTCGGATGTTAGCTTGGAGATTTGACCAATTTGAGTGTCATCAATAAATGCGTTGTAGGATGTTTTTTCTCCTTTAACGAATGAGTTGATAACGAAATTATCCCCATAAGCAAAAGCACTCTTGCTGCCTAGACCTAGTTGTCCAATTTGTTCGTTTGTCCCGCGCTTGGTGCTTTCACCGTACATGGCATAAACATGACCGATTTGCTCCTCTGTCAAACCTCTGCCATAATCTCGTACTTTGAAGTATGGGGAAAGTTGATTCGGTAGCGTAACCTTAATTGGTTTATCAAGTTTGCCTACCTCTGTATGGGCATCAACCCCATTAGTGGAGTATTCACGAATAATCGCAAGCACCTTATCAGAATATAACTGATTGCGTAATACATTGAAGATATGAGCAAGCCCTTCTTTCTTGATGCCGAAAGAGTAAGATTTGAAATCCTCGGATTGCTTGACCGTCTTTTGTTTTGCCTTTGTAATCATAACCTTCTTCCAGCATACCTCATACTGCTTCGTTTGTCAAGCACTTTTTTTAAGAAGGTTCGATTCTAAATTTTTCTTTATGTTGTCTTGTGATCTTTCTTACATACTTTTCTGCATTTACAAGACCTTCCTCGGAATAAGGGAAAGCACCAAAGAGGCGATTACCTCTTTGAGAAAGAACCAAGTAGACTTGGGGTTTTTTTTTCTTACCCTTCTTTTTTGCTGCCATCTACTCTTTTAAATTTTTTGAAAATCTTGTCGGCTAAAAGCCTGTTAGTTTTTTCTTCCAAGTTATCAATTTCTTTTTCCTCATTTTGTAAACGCTTTAGGAGAAACATCATTTCGACATTAAGGTCGTGATATCTTTCTTCTGTTTTCTCTGGATGCCAGTCTGGATACTGCTCTGCTTCATCCATCTTCTGAATGACTACGTTCATTTGTTCTTCCCAAAAAGCGATACTATCCTCAATCAAGTTGTGACTCTCTTGGAGTTGTTCCTTGACTGTTTTTTGAGAATGTTCGTTTTTTTTATTCATTTAAAAGTTTTTTTAAAGCCTTGAGATGAAAAAGGACAAAAGATTCTCCTATCGCTTTCTCTCCTTGAGCTTTACCAATCCAGTAGTCTTTTAGATATTCGTCATCTTTGGCCGCTGATTCGATTATTTGGTCAAGTAAATTATTTGCGGTTTTTAATTTCGTATCTATGTTTAATAGATCCATGTTTTTCATACTAAATTACACTCCCCTCTAGTTGTTTGGCTCTTTTTGTTTCCTTTTTATTTTTCTTATTTGGCCTTTTTTCTTTCACAAATTCTCTATCCACAACCTCGCTATTTAATGGCCAATTTAATGTGTCATTATTTGGCTTTTCTTCAGTCATAATTGTCTAGGCTTTCATCTTGCCTGTAGTGTTCGCATATCTGATTAACTATCTTACAGAACACTTGCGCTTCTGAGCGCACGGAAAGGTTCGCTCCCGCAAAGTTTCTAGAACTTATACTATTAAGAGTTTTGACTTGCTTGTCGCTGAGTCTTATCGTGTACCGTCTGACGGGCGTATTATCTGGCAAAACTTCTTCTGTTCTGTTAAACTCTGGCTCTATCATATTATTTGACCTCTCTCTATTCATAAGTTATAGTTTAATTCTTGATCTATGTCAAGAAATATATTCGTACTAACCTCTACTGACTACGCTGACCCCTCTTTGTTGAACTATCTCGGAGGCTTTCTTATTTGCGTACTTTATTGCTTTGTCTATATTATTTGTCTCAAGTTGTTTAGCAACTAAAGCCGCGAGAAAAGAGTCTCCTGCTCCAGATAAGTCGAAAACATCTACCTTGTCAGTAGGGTAATAGCAAAAACCTTTTTCCTTCATTATCATGCAGCCTCGATCTCCAAGAGTTACAATTAGCTTACCAACCCAACCTTGGGTGTCAATACTGTTTTTAATAATTTCAAACTCTGGGCTATTAATTTTAATATAAGCCGCGTCTTTGCAAAAAGAACCTATACATTTTTTTGTATCTAGGAATGTGTTCGTATTATTTGCACAAAAGCGATTAACATTTTCTTCTGATAAGAAGCCTTTTCCGTAATCGCTTATCACAACTGCATCGTAGTTTGATATTTCTTCATTAGTAATTACTAAATCATTAAATTGGTCAATGGAGCTTTCTTCGTCTACTCTTAAAAAAGTATAGTTAAGCTTCTCATCTACATATCTTGTCTTAGTTATCGGTTTGTATTGGCTTAGTAGGTCTACTTTTAAGCCTAAAGCCTGAAGGTTCCTTTTTGTATTTCCAGCCATGCCTTGAGACAGAACAGTCTTATCACTCTTAAAAACTGGAGCCGGAACATCTGGGCAAAGCCTAGAGGCAGAGCCATAAACAAACACATCTTCGCAACTTTCTCCCACTACTAATACTTTACTCATAAAATGTCAAACTAAATACTTAGCCGCCAATGCACAATTTAATATTATTAAAATTAATATAATAGACCACCATATAATCTTATGTTTATTTGGCATTTCTTTACTCATATCTCATAGATACTGCAAATTTAGTTGGCCTGTTATCTTATCAATTAGCGATGTTGTAGATTTTCCTTTTGTAAGGCTTAGTAGCTTAACTGTTCCCCCGTTCTTTTCTACCGCAAGCCGCTCTCTTGTAGCCACGGGGCATTTCTTTTCCCAGTTACCAAAGTAGTCTCCGCCTTTTACATAAATATCTGGTTTTGTTGATTCTAAAAAATTACAAGCATCTGTTTCATCAAATATTCGAACCTCATCTACCCATCTTATAGCTTCAAGAACAGCTTTCCTGTCTTTTTCATTATTTATGGGGCGAGTAGAGCCTTTTAACTCTCTAACTGATCGGTCACTGTTGCATCCAACAATAAGGTAGTCTCCAAGCTCTCTGGCTTCTCGCAAAAAAGAAACATGGCCAGCATGAATCAAGTCAAAACACCCGTTTGTTGCTATTGTTATCATTTTTATTGTTTGCTTTCTGCTTGTATGATAATACTAGTGGTATCGTACGACCATTTAACTGCCTTAAAATATACTTCAGCTCGATCTACCCACCACCAATGAGGCTTGACGCAGGTGTGTAAAACTTCGTTGTCAATAGATGAAGCAATGTCAGAAAGAGACACCTTGATGAACATTCTGTTAGCAATTCTAGAGAACTCCTTAAAAGCAGGAACTACCTCCTCTTCGGGAAGATGTTCCATAACGTCAAACGACACCAATAGATCGTATGCTTTGTCGTTAATCGAAGAAAGGTCGTGTGCAGATGCAATTATATCAGCGTCCGGACAGGAGCAATCTACTCCTATAGAGTTAGGGATTCCGGAATTTTTCATAAGTTGACAAAACTCATTCCCGCCGCAACCTATATCAATTATGTTTCTAGGTTTTAATTCAAGTATAGCTTCAATATTTTGTTTACCTTCAACTGCGTGACCGTACTCAAGCCAGCACCCTCTCAAGAACTCGTTAGCGTTTACCCATGAGGAGACATTTCCATCTAAGAAATAAAACTCTCCTTTACGAGAGTAAATTTTATCATACTTATAAGTTTCTTTTCCTTTTTTTCCCTTATTCATTAGAATATCAAACTACCAGCATCAGACTGATACTTCTGTCCTCTGTCAGATTTTTTCTTTAGGTCTCGCGCTATGGTGTCGGCAATAACCTCTCTTGCGCTGGGACTATCAAAATTTATTTGCTTCTTTTCTTCTTGTATTCTATCTAATATATCATTTATTTCTTTTTCTAAGCTCATTTCTTTTTTCCTCCAAAATATTCTGTCGCGTGCCCTTCGTCTAATAGGACTTGGTTATAGCTCCTAGAGTCCACTGCTTTTACCATCATCCCTTTTCTACTTGGGCTTTCTACTACTAGCTCCTTTTTATGTAACGGAAGAATTTTTCCTAGAAGTCTACCGTACTTACCCTTCTTGTCTATTGATGTCTCTATGATAAATTCATTTTTGCCTTCTTTAATTAACTCTTTTAGTCTGGCCTTAGCTGCGAGCCCCTTTTTCTTCTCTGCTTTGTCTCTGGTGCGGCTCTCTGGTGCGTCTATGCCGAGCAGTCTAACGCGCTCCTTCTTGAAGGTGCTGAAGCCGCAGTCAATCAGTGCGTCTACTGTATCTCCGTCCACTACTTTAATTAATTTTGCTTTATACTGATACATTTTTTATTCTTTCTTTTATATCTTTTGAGTGATAATCTTTTGTCTCGTCTAATAGTAATAGTCTGCTTTCTTTCATGGGTTCTGAATACCATGTTTTTAGCCAATTTTCATCGCCCTTGCCATGAATCATATAGTCTATATTATTTGCTTCCATCCATTTAATATATTTAGTCTCAGCCTCTTTTGCAATGGGGTATTTTTGGAAAGGGTAGGGGATTACATCGTCTACATATTTACATGACTTTATTATTTCAACTCTATCTTCAAAGCTGATAATAGGTGGAGATTTTTTAAAACTAGTCGTAAGTTCGTCAGAATTTACAGAAACAACCACGCGATCAAATATATCTCTCATTTTTCTAAATAATCTAACATGACCTATATGAAAGAGGTCGAACACGCCCTCGGCACAGCCGGTTATCTTATCTTTATAATTATAAGACTTTAGCCCTCCTTCCCAATTCATTTTACTTATTTCTTCTGGCCCCACAAATGTAGTTCTCCAGTCACCTCCAGTATCCTCATATATATAGTCTAAGTATTTTTCTACATATTTAGAAACTAGAAACTCTTTTCCTTCGAACTGTATAGTTTTGAGATTTTTTTGATAATAGGCTTTACTGCGAAAAGCTCTTTGATAGCAGCAAGGGGCACTCCTTATACCGTCGCCACTCAGCCACCCGTGGTTGTCATTTATATCAAAAGGCAAGACATCTACTTTAAATGGCTTTGCTCCTTCTGGCTCTTTTATGGTAAGAAAGAAGCCCCCTGAGTAACAACCTATAAATTTAACCCTGCAAGGAAATGGAGCGGGTTTAGAAAAAAGTTCCTCTATGGCTTTCCAATCTTTTAGCCATACACCCATGTCAATATCGTCATCTGACTCTGGTATACCTCCATCTCTTACCGCTCCCAAAGCTGATCCATAGTCTAGCCATACATCAACCCCTTTATCTCTAAGTTTGCTAGATATAAAGTAGGCTATTTGTACGGCTGCTTTGTTATCCATTCTTAATCTGAGGTGTCCTTACAAATATAATAATCTTCTAATATTACTCCATCTAGTCCTGTTGAATCTAATACTTTTATAGCTTCTAGATATCTTGTTAGTATGGCATTGCCTCTTGTGTTAAAAGATGTATTGATAAGTATAGGCATGCCAGTTATTTGTTCAAAGCTGTCTAGTATGTCATATATATAATCATTTTGGTCTCTAGTCAATGTTTGTAGCCTTGATGAGCCATCTACATGAGTCACAGACGGTAGTAGTTTTTTATATTCTTCTCTTACGTTGGGGCTGAAAGACATATACTTATAGCAAGCGTTACTAGATGTTTCGAAATACTTATTTGCCTCTTCTTGTTTGCAAATCGGCGCAAAGGGTCTGTACCACTCTCTGAATTTGACTTTATGGTTTATTTCATCTTTTGCTGTATGGCTCCTTGGGTCAGCTAGTATAGTTCTGTTGCCCAAGGCTCTTGGCCCCGTCTCGCTATTGCCCCTGCATACCCCTATTATTTTGCCTTTGCTCAACTCTTCGGCTATAAGGCTAGGCTCTGCTTTTCTCCAAGCTCTCTGGTCTAATATGTACGGCAAAGAGCCTTTGTCTAAGATCTCGCAGCCAGAATACATAGGGTCAGGTATTACTGCGTCCTTAAGATAGCCAGCGATCATACCGTAAGATAATCCGCTATCCCCCGGAGAGGAAGGCACGAAGAAATTATTATTTGGGTGTCTTTTGCTAAGTTTTTCGTTGGCGACCACATTGAGAGCGCCGCCTCCTGTCAGGCACACATTTTTATGTTTTTCCTCGTCAAAAAATTTATAAAATTTTTCAAAAAAACACTCTTCAAAGACTAACTGAGCGCAGTAAGCAAAATCGTAGGAGTCTTTACCTTTTAAACAGTTTGCTTCAAAGTCAGAGAACTCTTTAAGAAATTCTGGAGTAACCTCTTCGATGCCATTATCCCCCTCTGATCTAAAGTAATTATTTATGCGCTTATAGTAATCTTTATTAAAAGAACCATAGGCAGATAGGCCCATTATTTTACCTGCATTGGCTAAGTTATTCAAGATTGGCCCAGCCTTCTTTTTTATTTCTGATATAAACCTACCACAGTTCGCGTACTTAGTCGGGTAGGTATGCATTACAAATTCGTTTATTTGGGTGAAATTAGGGTTAGATTTACTGACTTCGTACACACAGAATGTTCCGTCATTTCCGAAGCCGTCATTGCTAACTACTAAAGCTTCTTCAAAACCACTAGAATAAAAAGCATTTGCAGCGTGGGACCTATGGTGGTAACAAAAATCTTCTTTACCACCCTTCATGTGAACTTCTGAAATAGAAAAGAAGTCAACCATAAAGTCTATGATAGTTTCTGATGTATACCATTCGAATATCCCCACATCAAAAACTTGTGAGGTTAAAGGTAGCCCTCTTTCTTTTAAGATGTTGCGTATGTAATTACAAAAGGGTGCATAGTCTTCTTTTTGTATAAGAGCGCCAAAGTTAAAATATCTATTGCCAAAAATTCTCTCTAGTTCTATGATGTATATGTCGTTCTTGCCGGTAGTGACCGAAATGTTGGCATCATGAGAGCCAGTAAAAAAACTGAAAACAGATTTACCCATAGACTTTTACTCCAAATTCATCACCAGCGGCTCCAATGAGTCTGTGTGTGTAATATTTCCAACCCCCGTCCATTAGTAAGAGTTTTTGTAAGGGATATTCTTCACTTTTAAAAGGATGTCCTTGTACTTCCAAGACACATTTAATTTTTTCTATTTTTGTTTTAGTTTTTTTGTTGAGTGTATAATTTATTCTTAACCAATTGTTACCTGCATTTTTTGACAAAAATGGATTGTCAAAAATATTAAACTTATCAAAAGTTAATATAGCTTGACCTTTGCGAACTTTTATTTCAGCTATTAAAGGCTTATCTTTGATTCCTTGTTTTAGTTTGTAAAAGGCATCTTCATTGTTTTCGTATCTCATTATCTAAAATGTGGGCCAAATATATACCCCCTTAGGCAATATTTTTTTCCTTTGGTGACGGGCGTTACGCCATTAAGCATAAAAGAGGGAAAGAGCACGCAACAGCCCAGATTTTTTTCTGCATAAACAGGAGTTCCGTAATTATGTATTAAGTGTTCCCCGCCTTCATATTCTTCTGGGTTATTTAAAGCAACATAAAAACTTATTTTCCTGTATTGTTTGAAGTTGGGGTTGAAGTTGTTTCCTATATCTATTCTTGGCGCATCAGAGTCTTTTGTTTCCCCTGAGTATTCTATTAGTTCTATGTTTTCGCATATACCGTTTACCAAGAAATCCCAAGAGCTTCTATTCGCTCCTCGGGCTAACTGGCAAATTTTATCATAAATCCAAAGACTTCCTTGGGAAAAGCCTATATCGCAGGATTTGTTTTGCTTATCTTGGTTTGTGTGTTCTTGTGGCGAGACGGTTAGATTATCAACGTTGTCTTTGATTATCTTTGCGCACTCTTCATCCGAGAAGCCAGTACGGAAAAAATAATAATCATTTAATCTTAATTCCGCGTCTCTTTTGTTTAGTTCCTCTAAATCTGTTAAATAATACACTTTATGGTTCCTTTATTTCTTCTAACTCTGCAATATGGATGACCTCTTCGGCAAACTGGCTTTTCATTCTAGGGCAATCTTCTTCTATTGCCTGTTTTTTCCATAATGGATACTCCTTGTAAACTTTGTCGTAAGCTGCTTGGTATCTTCTGGCCATTTCGGATTTGATTTTTCTCTTTCTGGGCATAGTTCCAATATATCTATATTATATTATAGCAAATTCTTTAGAAAAGGTCAACTATATTCTTTCATGGTCTTCTTGTATGATATCCAATTATCTTCGCTTATCCAATTTCCATCCTGATCTTCTATTGGTTTAGAAAAATCCTTGTCAGCTTTATCTTTAGGTTTAAAGAGGTGCACTTTTTGGTACTCATCTTCTTTGTGATCATCTGCATTAAAATCTGATCTTTTTATTTGTATCGGCTTTTTGGCCATTTTATGTAAATCTAGTACTTCAGCCCTTTTGTTTAGTATGCTGGTATCAAAAGTCTCAATGCCTTTATAGAATTCGTCAGCAAGTTCTTTGTCGGAGTTGCCGAGGGTGCTTATGGTATCGTACCAAGGGCTCGGTAGAATTACAGACTCGTTATATTTTCCACCATTCCAATTTATGACCCCTTTTCTAAATATTTTTGTAAAAAAAAGTCTTAACTTAATATTTGGCCGTTGCATCAAATGATGATTCACTACGCTCTCTATTGGTTGAATAAAGCACTCGTCGTAATACTTTCTTAGTTTTAAAAAAACGGCGCAATAGTAGTCCATAAGATATTGAGGCCCGAAAACCATCCAGTTATTTAAGTTGGTAGTATTGTAGCCACCCTGCCAATAAACGTGATGCCAATATGGAATGCTCAGGTTATCCTCCATCACGATATTCAAGTCTGGATAAGAACTACAGGTCTCGGCTCTAACGACTACATCGTATTCTTTTTCTGAAGCTAACAAATTAGCTCTCCATATCTTATAAAATGTAGAGTAAGGCCTGCCGCTCCTGTGTGCGAAGTGCATAGCTTCATTGAAATAATTAGGTGAGGATAGATACTCTTGATTAATAGATGAAAAACTTTTCATAAAAGCGTCTTGGCTCTCTACTTCTAGCTTGATAGGGTTGTAAGCATCTTTAAAAGCCTCTATGGTATCTCCCTCTTGGTAGATGTTCTCCTCGTCCCATAAACTAGCATAAACATCAGCGTCATATTTCTCGATGGTCTCTTGCCAGTATCTCTGGTTCTGTTTTATATAATACGGTATGCCCGCAAAGCAAATTGCAACTTTCATTTTATTTATAAATTTTAAAAACTTCTTTGAAGACCTTCTCGGGTTGTGGGTGACAAGAAGGCTCGTCAAAATGTTCTAAACACGCATCATCTACTAAAGCGTAAGAGGACACATTAGTCCTTTTGTAACCCATTTTAGTGGAAAAAACTTTATCCGGCTCGTAACTATAAGAGAGATTGGAGGAGCAGTACAAAACGCAATCTCCAGAGATATTAACAGCTTTATATTCTTGGGAGCCTTGCCTCCACGGCATGGTAACTTCTGGGTGAACTGCAGTGCCTAAAAGGAAAAGCCAAGTGTCTGTAGCGCCGCATAAGTGTTGACTAGCTGTGTCTGTTGTAACGAGGGCTTTACAAGAATCTATTATGTTATAATTTTCCTCAACAGTTTTATATGTAAGATCTAAAACATTAGACATATCTAAATCTTCTGAGTGGTTGGCTCTGAATTTTGATCTTACGTGCCCGAGATCTTTGGCGGGTAGATTAGGCGTGCCAATAACAGCTACTTTTATGCCATGCTTATTTAAAAGGCTAAAAAGTTTATTCCATTTATCAAAGCTCCAGAATCTAATCGGAGAAGATAGATTAATTGAACAGACAACGTAATTCTTTAAAAAGCTATAGTCTTGATTTTTTATAGGAAAAAATTTCATGTTCCTCTCGTCTTTTCTCAAGCAAAAACCTAAAAAGTGAGCAGAACGTTCCGTATGGGCGTAAGCTGCCCACCTAAAAGGTATATTTATATTTGGCCTGCTTATTAAAACATCAAAGTTTTTTTCTCTACGGAAGATATCGTGGCTTCGCTTACAGTATTCCACAGATGGCATATCAAGTAAGAATAAATCTTCAATACAAGGATGGTTAAACAACATCTCAGGCCTCTTCGTTACCACGGATATCTTCCTATTTAGAGATTGAGAAAGCTTTCTTAGGGTGGGCTCGAATAACAATGCATCTCCTTGTCCGTGTCCGTAAGACAAAAACACGACGGTTCTTCTTGCCTCTTCATCTTCTCCTGCGTGTTCTATGTGATCAAAAGGCGACGAAAACACTAGGTCAGTTGATCCTTTGGCAAGTTTTTTTGGTTTTTCGTAATTGAAACCTTCTATCTCTTCTTCTGTGTAAAAATTACTTAAATGTTCATAGTTGTTGTATTTTTGGTCATACTCTAGAACGACCTGTTGGTTGTTATATTTAATATCTATCTTTATATACCTATCAAATATTATATGTGGATGCGATACCCAAAGCTGAGCACCATTCCAAATTACCTGTCCAGAATGAATAACGTCCCCGTTAAGTTTAGTAATTTTAAAGTCAACCTGTCCGTCTTTCTTTGTACCTACGGCAGCTTGATTGTGGGCAAGCCCAAGGGATAGAGTAATTTTCTCTCCCCTAATTTCTTCTATTTTAGGATTCATTGCTTCTCTAATGATAGAGTAATTTTCTCTCCCTTCTTCTATTTTAGGACTCATTGCTTTTTAAATATCTTGTCGTAGTTATCTCTAAACTCTCCCCTGTCCGATGTTCTGTCGGCGTCTCCTTTTCCGGCTGCACCTACCGCGCCGCCCTCTTTTACATGCTTATAGGTTTCGTTATTGTAAGTCTCGCTATGTTTCCTTTTCGTAGAAACCTTTTCTCCGTCCTTGACGTAGTAACCTTTATTCTTTGGTTTATTTTTTTTACTCATTTTTCTCTAAGGACACTAAGCCCATAAGTAAATGAGCTTCTAGTTTTTTAGTAAGAATAGGCCAGTTTCTAAATAAAGGAACCCAAACTAAGTTTATTCTGTCTCCTATCATATCTCTAACTTTACGAGTTTGCACAAAACTTTTTACCGATTTATCTATTAAGTCTTTATATTCTTTAATTGTTTCTTCTGAGGGCGCGTTTAAAACTTCGTCGTCGTATATCATAAAAAAGTATGGCCTGTTGTTGTTCGCACACTCTCTTGCGTCCTCCCGCCTATGAACCATAAATACATCCGGCTCCCAAGGCCAACTATTGTAGACTCTTGAAATTACATGTCTATGGCCTCTTGCTTTAAGCTCTCCCGACAGCAGAAATATAAAATCAAAAGTAAGATGATCTCTGTCTCCTCCCCAATAGGAGACTACCTGTAAGGATGTTTTAACGTTCTCCAACTTTTCGATTGACTCGTAGTCAATCATATTTTTACCAACTGTATGTTTGTACCAGTCTGAACCTGTCCACTCACTATTCCTTATTTCATTTACGCAATGTTTTTGCTGGCTTACATGCTGGTCAATTAGTATTTGTTTTCTGTTTGTTGGCAGCTTCGTTGTTGAGTTTTTGTAAACGTGTATTTTGTCGTTAGGGAACACCTCTTTGACTATATCATGGGTCTCTATATGTTGCATGTGTCCATACTCTCCGTATTGATTATGAGTTACGACTTGCTGCCACTCTGTCTCCGAATTAATTCTTTTTAAAGCATTTTTATAATCTTCTTTATTAACAAACGGATTTAGTGAAGGTCTTTCTAGTCCTAGACACTCAAAATATTTGACTCCAGCTTGCTTGAGGCTGTCTTTTAACTCCTTAAACCTAGTTCTATCTTTATCTTCGTACCAATCATCGAAGTCCATTGAGGATGTAAGACAAACAACCTTAGTTCTTCTGCCGTTCTCTACAAGCCAGTCTCCAAAGAATATAGCTTCATCGTCTGGATGAGCTACGACTAGCAGTTTGTCAGGTTTTGGGGGCAAGCTGACCCCTTTCCAGCAAAAGGTTTTCTCTGATACTATCTCTAAATGGTCAAGGGTATTATCTCTTCCTTCTTTTATATCTTCTGGTATAAGACTCCATTTATAGCCAAAATCTCCCGGTTCGTTTGTTTTGTCTCTGCTTGCGATGACCTCTCCGAAAGTGTTGAAGCCCTCTGGCCCCATTAGGTCTATATACTCACCCCACTTATTGTTAATTGAATATTCAATTAGCTTAATCCACATCCATTTACCAATACCTATCTCCTTGAATTGTTTTGTGTCGTACAAGGGAGAGTTGCAATAAACATAATCTCCCCATTTCAAAACAAAATGATAAGCGATTCCACAACTAAAACAATGCAGTATGCCTCTATTGTGTAGGTCTTGAAGCTCTTCTTTTGAATACCAATCGCCCCAACTCCAGTTATTGCAGTCCGACCAGAGATCCATAAACTCCCTGCATTCTTTTGGGTCAAAGTTTACGGGTTCATATTTTATTTCGGGGTAAGCTTTTGAAACTTTTGTTAAGGCTCGCTTGGTTGCATAAGAACAAGACTTAGAAAGTGACGATAGGTATTTTTCAAAATTAGAAAACTTGCTAGTCTGGATTATGATTGGAGGGCTATGCTCTAAGACCATCATACAAAAAAGTCTTCAGATATTTCACGTGAAACATTTTCTGGCTCAACCAATTCTATCCACCCTGTTATTATATATTTTGTTTGTCCGTTTCGAGGCTTATTGCCTTTATGTACGTGAGTCCAGAAAGCTGGGAATATATTACCGCGACCAGCTCTGGCTTCAACTTTAATATTTTGGTTTAAATCGTTTTTTTGATATTTGAATTCTGTTTCCCCTCCGTCAAAAACGTCGTTCAGATACCACAAGAAAGCCATTTGCCTATCTCTCATAGAATTATCTGAGATTTCGTTTTCGTAATGCCAAGCGTGATAACCTTCTTCGTCTACGTATCTTTGCATCTGCATATGGGGATCACCTTTGCTAGAAGCGGAAAATCTACCTTGGCAGGTCCTAACTAAACTAAGTTTGCTTGAGAATTGATGCTCGGGGGTCCTTACTAAAAATGGATGCAAGCTCATATATTCAACTAGTGAATGTAGTAATACTTCCCTTAAGTAATCATATATATACTTCCAGTCTTTGTCCTCGAGTTGCGAGGCTATCATTAAATCTGTAGACTCTTTTATGAGTTTATTGGTTCCTCCCCCGGATATCCCCGGCTTTTTGTCCTTAGACTGCTCAAACTTATCAATTACAAATTGACAAAACTCTTTGGGTAAAACGTTATCTCTGCTATAAAGTAAACTGTCCATTTAAAATTCTTTCTCTACTCCGCAATACATGTTAGGTATGTCGTCATTCATCCTTAGTGGCTGGAAGCTCAAGCCAGAGAAGTCGAACTGCTGGCTATTTTCAAAATATACAAATAACTTACAATTAAATTCACTTACTTTATCTGAGCAGTACTTTTTTATTTGTTCGAAGTCTGGTGTCTTTCCTGCTTTTGCTTTAGCTATTAATATAACTGGATTATTTGACAAGCGGTTGTCAAAAATACGAACCATATCGTCTCCTTGCCAAAGCTCTATCTTCCATTCTTCTATATCGCGGATAGGGTAGGCTCCCCATCGGCTGTTTTGTAGATCCATTCTGCCAACCTCGGCGTATTTATCGGAAATTTTTTCTCTTTTGTACCATCGAACATTGTATTCTCTGCCCTCTTTGGATCTGATGGATACTTTGGCTTGGTCGGCAAAGCTCACATAGGCATAATCTGTGTCTATTAGGCTTATTTTCATCACATAATCTTTATCGTCATCCCATGTGTTCATCACCAAAACCAGACCATATAGTCTTCCTCGTACTCCTCAGGAAGAATATCATGGTTTTTTCTTTTCATACTTAGTTATTGGGGCTTTTGCCCTCTTTTTCTAATTGTGTTGTAATCTTTTTAAATACTTTGACTAAGGACAAGCTTTCTGTAGCTAAAACCGAGTGTTTAATGACAACTTAAAATACGTCGAGCGCATTAATGTATTAAATTAAATCACTCATACTTACAATTATATTTGAGGCTGGTATGCTGTAAGTCTTTCTGATAGTCGACCGTTAGCTCTTCCCCAATTTTTATTTCTCTAATAGTTTTAAATGGGTCTTCCCTCTCTAGGCTTACATCAAGATTTGGGTCTTTTGAGGCGTTAAGGAACTGTGTTATATGCAAAACTTCCAGCTCGCAAGGGTGTACAAAAAGCCCCTTATCACTTACTAGGTTATAGTCGAGTAGCATTTGGCGAACCGGCTCATCAAGCTTGCCTATCTCGTTACTTGAGATCCTTATGGTTCCCCCGAAAAAATGGTGGTTCGGGGTAAACCAAGGAGAAACCCCTGAGGGAATCTCCTTGATTGCAAATACCCCTACTCCGTGAGTTTTAGAAGGCTGAATCCTGCAATAGCTTTGCTTCTCTAGCCTTTCTAGTATCTCTTTAGTTCTTAATAGACGAGGACTCAATTTTGAATGTTTATGGTGCCCCGAGCTGGACTCGAACCGGCAACCCTCTGCTTAGAAGGCAGATGCTCTATCCAATTGAGCTATCGGGGCTAACTTAGTCAAGCTTAGCTTCCGTTAGCTTTTTTGAGCTCGTTGTGTATTTCAAAGACAACCAACATTAGCTCCGCGTAAATGCGGACTACTACTGGCCCCAATACTGCTACGGCGATTCCTCCCACAGCGTCTGCTGTAAAGGCGGTAAACAGGCCTACGGCAACTGCGACAACCATGGTTACGTAACTCAGGGCCTTTAAGACCCCCGGCGTGATCATATATTTATAACTTAAGAAGTCATTCATTATGTTTTATTATTTATTATGTTATTACTTGTGGCTCTTTTTGTGGTGGCCACTCACCATTAAAGTCAATCGAACCTAATTCTTTGAAACTACTTCTTTCTTTTTTTAAAAAGATTAATTTGCCGGGACACTTATAAGGATAACTAAAAACCCAATCTATATTTTTTACGTCAGACTCGGCGGTTTTGCCTTCTGGTGTTACTATTCTAATATGGGTTGCTCCTCTTGGTATGGGGCTAGTTTTTTTGAATGGCATTTTTTACTTCCTTTCTATGTAATTGAAAAATTTTGGGGAGCCTCGCGATATACTCGGTAGCTGTCACTATCTTCATGGAAAGTGCTGACCTCTACAAACTTTACATCTCCGCCTTTGGGTATTAGCCTGTGTGGGATAAGCCTATCTAAAACAAATACTTCTCCCTCGTTTATAACCTTTGTATATTTGTTAGTGCTTATGGTATCTATTAGCTCTACTTCTAATGCTCCTTCTAGGATGTAAAAAGTCTCGTGCTTTTTGGCATGAAAGTGCATGGAGGTTGAGTGCCCAAATTTAATATATAAGATTTTACCACAATAGTTCTCTTCTTCGTTGTTGGCCATCCATATTTCATAACCCCAGTCCTTATCCACTTTTTTTGCTTTTGCTAATACAGTCATTGCAGTATACCCTCATTTTACCTTTAACTTGTAACCATGTCAAGTAAATTTCTTCGGTGGGTTTTTTGCATTTAGAACATTTGCTCATAAGTCGGCCTCTCCTATTTCGATAAAGTACAAAAGCCTATAAATTTTATCTCTTCCTACTTCATGCATGAATAGTTCTATGGGCTTTTCCATGTTTAAATCAGGGTTGGGTCTATCTAACCATTCTGCTACAAGGCCATCATCCATAACAGCGCAGCACTCATTGACAAGGTTGACAAATTCTATTAAGAACTCTTTTTTAATATTCACTTAGAGTTGCGCTTCTTCCATTCGTCATACTGACGGCGTCTTTCGTTCTGATCTATATTAGACTTTATTTGATACTGTCCAGACTGCAAGCTTTCTATTCTTTTAAGCAGGTAGTCTTTCTTTTCGCCGTCTTCCATTTTGTTAAGATATTCTAATCCTCTTTCCATCGCTTTCTGCATTCTGGGATCGGCAATTCCTTTATTCCTTGATGGAACTTTTATAATACTAGGTCCCGCTGGAACAGGTGTTGACTTTTTCTCTTCTTTTTTACTGCTCTCTCTGCCTTTTGAAGATTTAGAGGAACTTCTATCCATTAATACTTTTTTTACTGGAGCTTTTGTTACTATTGTAGGTAGGCTGTTGTTTTCAAAAGACACCAACTCTTCACTTCCATTGTTTAAAATTAAAGCGGAATTTTTGTTTATCTTTTTCAATTCTATATTGTATTGCCTCTCATCTGTTGCGAGGGATATAAATTTGTCAGGCCCTCCGATGGGCCTCAAGACTAAATGAACTTTTCTAACATTTTTGAAATGTGTCAGCCCTGTTAGATATACGTTAGGCTTCAAAACCTGAGCTACGGGAGGTAAAATTGGCTTTGGTAACTCAGCCGTCAGATCAAAAGCATTTCTCTTAACAATTGACTCGTAAATATTTGTCTCTCCAGCTTGGAGGGACACCGCAAAAAAGACTAATATTAATTTTTTCATTTTATATTATTACACTCTACTACGCTTGTCGCAAAATATACTGGCGACACTCAGCATCAGTGATATGCCTAAAATCAGTAAGTAGTAAATTATTACCAACAAGGGGTTCACTACCAGCAAAGAAACCGAGTGAGCGTTTGACCAAAAGTTTTTCATCATTCATTTTCCAGCTTGTTTGTGTGTTTATTAAGTTTGCACAATTCTTGCAGTAAATGTATAGATGTGGTCCTCCAATATTTCCCAACTTCTCGTAAGGCTTCGTTTTGGTCTCTTAATTCTTCTAAGAGTTGATGAGTTTTATCGATATAGTCTCCAGCTTTATCGATATGTGGGCAGGTGTCCGCTGGTATATCTGGACAATCGTCCACTAAATCTTTATATCCTTTTTGTGGGAAGTTCATGGTTACTCTATTTTCCTAGTACCATAATCGTAAGAGTGTGGGTCTACTCTCACGCGAACCTTATATAATAATTTAGTTAAGATTTTAAAAATAAAAAAATAAAATTTGTACTCGAAAGTACTCTCGTATTTAAGTTGCTTTATCCGCGCTTCTTTCCATTTCCTGTTTTCTTCTTCTATCTCCCCGATAGTTTTACCTATAAAAAATTCTTCTAAGTACTTGGCGTCGAGTTTCCCATTTAAGAATATAAACCGAAATTCTACCCAATGCTGGTTCCCTTTTCCGTCTTTAATATTGTTATAAAAAAGGACTTCTCCTGTGTACTTTACAGGCACCCACTTACTGTCTTCCTTTTCTTGGAGTACTACGTCTCTATCATTTATAAAGAGCTTTTGTTTGTAAATCTTATATCGGCGTAGGGCATTTTCCAAGCTTTTGGTTTGGTAGTTGTTGTCGTTTATTAGCTTCTCCTGCTCTTTTGTGAGTAAGCCCTTTAAATAAGACTTCGGCACTGTTATGTCATCAAACATTCCCATAAGGCATTCTTCCTTTCCATCTATCGTGTGCTTCTTTTACAACTGACAAAGCTTTCTTTCCGTTCTTCCATTCTCCAACTTTACTTGTTGAACTTCTATCTATTTTATAGATCCTAAAAAACTGTTTAAATATTTTTAAGTGACTGTCTTCTATTCCATCCAAGGTGCTATACTTAGCAGTAGGTGACCAATGCGGGGCCACAATTAGCTTGTAATCAACTTCTTCGTCATCTACGAAGTCAAGTACCCCCAGCGGCCTACACTTCACTAAACTGCCTCTATCAATTGGGTCATGGTTAAATACTAGCACATCCAAGGGGTCTCTGTCAAGAGCATATGTTTGAGTTACGAAGCCGTAATTTATTGGGTATTGGAGAGAAGATACCAAACATCTTTCTAATTCAAAGATATTATACTTTTCGTTGTATTCATATTTTGTATTAGTCCCTTTGGCTATTTCTATAACACATGATATGTGCTGGAAATCATCATTGGTTATTGGAATGTCATTAACTAGATTCACGGTTTGTTATATCTATTAGGTTCTTTTTTCTTCAACCATTTTATAGATTTTACTTCGTAGCCAGCGGACTTCACAATTTTACGAATTTGAGTAGGGTGTATTTCCGGACCCCAATACTCTAAGAGAATGATCTCTTTTTTAGTAATCATTTCTAAATTTTTAACTTTTTTAGTTTTCTTAAATCCTATTTTAATACCAACGGCACAAGAGGGGCAGACCATACCGGGAATCAAAACCTCTACATCTGGGTCGACTGCTTTGTTTCCAAAAGCTGGATACGCTCCCGATAGAGAGGTAACTAGCAGCCAACCCATTAATAGGCCAGCAATTGCAATTATTAGTATTTTTTTATTAGAGATCATGTTTCTAAATCCCATATAGCTTCAGATACGTTAGGGAATTCATTTTTAAATATTCTCTTGCACTCACTTGCTATATCTCTATGCTCTTTTTGTGTGTTCTCTTTCGTCCTTAGATCAATGTAGTGAATCCAGCTTCTTAGGTTGCCTTTCATATACATTGTGGTCTCTGTGGTTAGTGGGAGTATCATACGGGCTGACTCTTTTGCTACGCCAGCTTCAATAAGGTTTTTATATAGGGAGACGCTCTTGGCTGTATGTTCCCTGACTTTGGCTAGGAGTTGGGAATCCTCAAAAACGTCAGTGCTGCTTTGGCGGTTCTTCTCTGCCTGCTTTCTAAGCTCTAAAGCTTCTAAGGTTTCGGCTTTAGAGTATCTTTGGCTAAACTCTTGGAAACTAAAACTTCTATGGCGAAGTATTTGAGCGGCTATAGCTCTGCTTGTTTTAATCTCTAAGGTCATGTCAACCATTTCGAATGGGGACCAGTGCTTGTGTTTGATTAAAAACTTTATCAGCTTTGGGGCTGTCTCGGATTTGCTTTGGTTCTCTGGATTGCTTACTCTAGCGCAATAAGCTATTAGATCCTCAGGGCTGCCTACATCCCTAAGGGCCAATGGTTTCGTCAGCGCTATTAATTTTACTTGCATTATTCTCCAGATTTAAATATTTTTTTTAATTCTTGCAGCTCTCTTTCAAAATCATGTGCCATCTCTACTTTAGTAGCGTCGTCGTCATCCATCATTTCATGGTTACGCCAAATTCTTTTATATTTTTTTATAAGTTTGTTTATGAAAGCCATTGTTTTTCTAGGCTTATTGCGTTCAAATTCTGAGATATTCATCTAAGTGCTCCTTTTGTAGACCTTGGTTTCTTTTGAGATTTATTGCAAAAGCTGTTTTTATTTCATGATCATTTTGGATAGCCCCTCTGGGTTTAACATCATTTACTAATATTCTAGCGCCAGATCTCAAGTCATAAATAACATCGTCATACCTAACGCCTAGGTGCTTGAGTGTCTTGTCCGTGTGTTCTTTATGTTTTCTGTCTCTGGCTGTGGTCAAAATAATAGTGTCTCTTTTAGGGATCTTTTTTAAAAAGTGCTTGCTAGATGGTAGGGTTTGCTCCTGTGTGTGAGATTTATCTCCAAATTGAGCTATCATTCTGTCTAGCTTGGCGTTTGACTGGGCTTTTAAAATGGTTCCATCTATATCTATGAACCATGTTTTCCCTATTTTGGTATGAAGTTCTTTATTTTCTTCGAGTCTTTTGTCTTTGGTAAATGTATTTTCAATCATTTATCTGATATGTCTATTATATAGTATACTTACACCTAGGTCAAGCAAAAAGAGAGAGGGAGCCGAAACTCCCTCTCGTTTTAAGCCACGTGTTAATATTCTAAAAAGCATCTAGCGCTTTACTATGCTAAAACACATGACTGCTTTGATACCTTAAAACACATGGGTGTGGGGTCTACTTTCTGCGAGATTTGCGCCCTTTGCTTTTCCCTCGCCTGCTTTCCCCTCTTTTCTTGGTTCTGGCTTCCATAGCCTTTCGCGCTGCTGCGCGCTCTTTTTCATCTAGCTTACCGTCTTTGTTCTTATCGAACTTCTTGACAAGGTCTTCGCGCGAAGGCCTACGACTTGATCCCTTAGCCCCTGAAACATAACTCTTTCTTAGGGCTGCTAGTTTCTCCTTGGCTTGCTTTTCTGTAATCTTACCAGCCTTGACGCCATCTTTGATTTTCTTGGCAGCAAGAGCGTGCCTCTTCTTTCTGACTTCTGCTGGGTTAGCTTTCTTAGGCGCTGGCTTGCCTTTAACTTTGTCTACTCTGTTAGTTTTGCTGTGACCACCGTGACGGTCGGCTTGAGCGATACTAACACCTCCTAGCAGTAAAGCTGCTACAATAATTAGTTTAATATATTTGTTCATAAAATTATGGTTTTGGGTCGTTTCCGTCGATGACTTCATCGCGCTTATTTTTAAACTCTTCACGAATCTCTTTTATGCGAGCATGAACTTCTTTGCGATGGCTTTTCATTGTTTCCATCCATTCTTTCCTAGAAGCAGTCATTTGCTCTCTTAGGGCCTTTTTCTCGTCGTCTGTGGCGTCTTTCCACTTATCTTTGTCGAAGCCGGTCCATTGCTTTTTAGCGGCCTCTTTGAAGGCCTCGCGCAGTTCTTTGACCTTAGCGTCGTCTCTTATGAGTTTACCAAAGCCGCCATCTTTTTTCTTGCGATCACTAACTTTGTGGCCTTTTTTCTTGGCATCACCACGATGCTTCTTGCGCTTCTCAAAAGCAGCCTTAAGGCGCTCTTTAACTTTAGCTGGATCAAATTTCTTGCCACCGCGCTCAGGCTTCTCCTTTTCAGGTTTATCTGGTTTAGGCGCAGGCTTAGGGACCTGAGCTGAAACTGTTAACGCTGACGCCATAACAGCAACCAGCCCAATCTTAAGAATTCTTTTAATGAACATAATGTATATTACACTGCAATTATCGTGCCAAACACAGAGACGTTTATTCCTAGTGTTTTGTTACTTTTTTATTTATTTTAAAAAACGTTGGGGAATAGAACCCTACTCTCTGGGGAATATTACCCTTTAATTTATTTCGCAATTGCCTCCAGCGCACGCTAAGTTAGTTTGTAGGGTCGTTTCGTCATGTGCTTCTTGTAGAGCTGTATAGTCTACTCTGGACATAGAGGATGATAGTCTGTCGAAAAGCTTCTCGTCTTTTTCTGTCGAGACCCTCTCCATCGGGGCTTGTTTAAAATCCTTGTCTCCAGTAGCAGCCAGTAAGGAAACAGCAGCAAAAAAATCTCTGTTCTCGTAAAGATATTCAGCTACCTTGTCCCACTCGTCTTTCTCCACGAGGATCGTGCAACTAACTGAATGGGTAGTTTTCTTTTTGTTGTGTTTGGTTGTGCCGGGAAGAACCCAATTTTCTTGAGTTGATTTTATGTGGTTAAGATGCTTAATTGCATCAAGATCTTTCTTGGTTAATGCGCCGTTCGTGATTTCGATTGGAAAGGTGACAACGTCATCCGTCTTATTCGCACTCCAAACGCTTTCCTCGCAGAGCTTATCATTATACAGCTTAAAATACTGATACACATTATCAATTTTATTGCACTGTACGCGCCTAAAATACTTATGACTATGGTGAGGGTGAATGCCTGACGCAGAACCGAGAACTAAGCTAGATGTTCCTTCTGGTTTGACACAAGTAACTCTGGCTGCTGGTCTAATGTTGATTTTCTTTGCCCACTCTCCGTTTGTTTTAACTGCTATTTCTGAGCATTCCTTTTGGTATTTAGGACTAAGTAGGGTCTTAGGGTTGTCCATTATTCCTGTTATTGATACACCGAGAAGAGCTTCTTCTTCTGTAAGCTCTCTGGAAGCGTTTCTGAGGTAATGAAAGTCTGTGTAGCCTGCTTGAAGTGTTCCTACTAAAGCAGCAGCCCAAGTGTGCTCTCTAAACTCTTTGGGGGTATGGGTCTTGGCTCCATTTACGGAAGTAAGATTACAAAACTGAACACCACACCTTCCGTCCTTAGTCACAGGAATAAAACCTATCTCTCTACAAGGGTTAGATAGCGTATCCTCATGGTCCGCAAAAATAAACCCCGGCTCACCAAACTCTTTAGCGCTATTTAAAACCTTTTTAAAATCCTCCTCTGTGACTTTTTTTCTTAAAAACAAGATCGAATTATTGCTTCTAGCTCTCTGTGGATTATCTTCAAACCAATTCCCTGTCTTAGAGTTCATCATCGCCTCGTCGTCTGCGTCAAAAACAACAGAGGTTGCGGCGCGACGAATGCCTCCGCTGAGAACTGCGTCGGCGCAATGCATTAGAATGTCGTAAGCATTTATTGGTTCTAGCCTTAACTGGCTTTTATTTTCGATGAGTTCATCTAGCAACTTCTTGATCTTTAAGTGAGCTGCTTTTAATCCACTATAGCCGGGCGCTTTCCCTCCTCCAGTTTTGAGCCTCGTTCCTTTTCTCCGAATCTTAGAGTAATCGAATACAACCTTTCTGCCTGTAAAGGGAGTCTGTTTAAAGAAACTATCAAGTAAAACTTCGATACTATCCGCCCAGCCCTCTATACTGTCTTCAACAGAGTATGTCATGACGATTCCCGTCTTATTTTCCGCGCTAACTAAGTCAGGAAGTCTGCTAAGATATTTCTTAGTAATTCCAAAATCAACTCCACACCCGCAAAGAAGTAGATAGAAACATTCGGCGAAAGACCTAATTGAATCCATGTGTCTGCAAGAGCAATTAAAAATTCTTGCGTTATGGGCTAGGACTGCTGGTCCTGCAAATTGCATAGATCTCATGGAAGGGACTATCTTCTTTTCCCTTACTAGACTAAAAGCTTTCTTGATTTGCTCTTTGTCTTCATCTGATAAAAAATTATATTTTTCTAAATGCATCCCCTCTACTCTGGAGACCGCTTCATCCCATGTTTCTCTTCGTTTATTTTTATCGCTATAGCGAGCGTATTTGCTCGTAAAAATAAAATTTGAAATTTCCTCTAATCCGTTGACCTTGGTCTTGTCTTGTGTTTGCATCTCTTTTAAATCTGTTATTACACTAGCTTAATCAAAGGTTTTTTTTGAACATTTCGAATGGTGCTAGAAAATAGTCTTTTTGCCCACTATTGTATTGCGCTCCTATATTATGTAACGGAAGATAACCTCTATTAATAGTTTTCATATCTGGGGAAACGAAAATCATTTCACTATATGCATTAATACAATAATATCGTATTTCATTAATAAGCTCAATAGCTTCTTTTGCTGTTCCGGGGTACAATTCAAGGAAAATAAAAGGACGAGTCTTGTTTATAACCGGCAAAAGCTCTCTTAGCACTACTATGTCTGACCCTTCAGTATCCACCTTAATGAAGGAAGCTTTTAGCATTTTATTTTTTAAATCTTTTTCTAAATCTTTCCAGCAGAAAGTATTAATTTTTGTTTGTTTATCCCATACTGACTGAGTCTGAAATCCACTTTCTTCAAAAGCTATTTTAGATATGTGATCTAGTTGCTCTTTCAGTCCTCCGTTCCTGTCTTTTGTATCGTATAAAAAATCAAACTCTCCCGTAGCTGAATTGATTCCAAATTGATTGCAACTAAACCTATCTTCTGGGATATTATTAGCCTCAAGCATTTTGATTAGCGAGTCCATTTCTTTTTTTATGGGCTCAAAAGCTATCATTTGAGAACCCTCTTTTAATAGCGGCAAGAAAGGAAGTAAAGAGTCTCCGTCTCTTGCTCCTACGTCAATGACAGTGGCGTCTGAGCTTATAAAATTACTTAAAAATTCTGTGGATAGCATGTGGTACTCTCTCTAGTTCTACTGCTTTTTTGATATGTTCCACAAATATTGTAGCTCAAAAGTATCGCTGTCGACGCTCTCCCTAAAGACCTCCTTATATAAAGCGTTGGCAGCTAGCGCGCTAGCGACTTGACTATATTTAACTCTTATGCTCTGCATTGGGTATATTAATTACACTGTTATTAAGTGCCCTAAAACCTATTGTACTGCAAACTTTAACTTTGGTCAAGTAATATCCTTTAGTTCTGACAGTTTTGTGAATATTTTCTGGCTTTGGATGCCAATATCGTCAATAAATACTGCGTCGTCCTTTTTGAGCCCCCTGATGATGACTATATCATCTTTACTTGGAAGCTTGCCATTTATGAGCTTGCTCTCATCTATTTTAGCATTGAACTGCAGAGCCGTCATAGAGCCCGTCTCGTCAGAACAGGTAAGCCTTATGTACTCAGAGCCTCTTTTGGACTTGCCCTTATAGAAGTCCTCAACAGTTGATATAAACAAGACTCTAGAGCCTATATTGGACTCGGAGACGTCTCTGATACTGATAAGGTCTGGGACTTTAGCGCTATAGACCTTTTTAAGGGAGTTTGCGTGAGAATAGCCAAGCAGCTTCTTCTCGTAATACCAGTTCGCTAAACTCTCTGACTTGCTGTTCTGCTTGTAGATATCTCTGTACGGAGCGTATTTCTTTTTAATCGTTTCGAATCTAGAAGCTCTGACATAAATTTTTCCATCCTCATCTTTTCTGTCTACTAAATCTTTAATAATGTTTATTAAATCAAAATCATATTTTTTTCCTAGGTTATAGGCTATCCTTTTTTCTCTTTGTGTGAGTAGGTTCCATAACTGGGCCTCTAATACTATTTTACTTCTAGATTGTGGGAAACCCTCGAACGCTCCTGCTTGAATAAGAGCGGATAATACACCTATACCGACTTTTGCTTCGCTCGCGGCTTGAAATACTTCAAACTTGTTGCTAAACTCTGCTCTAAAGTCGTTTAACTTCTCAATAGTCTTATCAGAGATACCTTTGATGGACGTTAAGCCGTAACGGATATTCTCTCCCTCAATAGTAAAGTCCATTTGAGACTTTGTAATATGAGGTGGCAACAGCTTAATGCCGAATAGGCTCAGCTCCGTTTGTACTTTATTGATTTCGGCTAAGGGGTCTGGCTCGTGCTTTGTCATCTTCAACAAAGACAGGAAGAACTCTTTGGGGTGTGTAAATTTAAGGTAAGTTGTAATAGCCGCTAATGCTGCATAGCAAATAGAATGAGATTTGTTGAATGAATAATTGGCGGAATCTTCTAACACTTTCCATAGTACGTCTCCTACATCAACGGACCCTTTGATCCCTGTCCATTCGCTGCTAAGCCTATTTTCGTCAACCTTCTCTCGGATCTTCTTTTTCCATTGTCTAACCTCTTTAACTTTCTTTTTGCCAACAATGCGTCTTAGGATTTCCGCTTCGTCAAGGGTGAAGCCAATTTTATGCGCCATTTGCATTAACTGTTCTTGATACAAGGCTACTCCACCTGTGCTCTTAAGAATCTCGTCAAATAATGGGTGAATCGGCTCATACACATTATGGTTTGCGTAATCAGAATATTGCTTTACGAAACCTAAGGCTCCGGGTCTGCCTAGGGCAAGTACAGCGCTAAGCTCCTCTAAGCCCTTAGGCTTGACATCTTGGCAGACTTTAAAATTGGTGTCTGCTTCGATCTGGAACAGCCCGTGAGGAGTCTTTAGATCTTGTAATTTTCTGTATATGAAGGGATTGTCAAGGTCGATATCTGTAACCTTTAGGCCTACTTGCTGGCAAACGTCATGCACAACAGAAACGCTTCGAAGACCTAGAATATCCAATTTAACATTAAATAAGGAAACCCAGTTCATATCGTAAGACGATACTACGGCTTTGTCGCTAGTAAGCTCAACTGGAGAGCTGTCCTCTAGCTGGTCATAGGACAACAAAACGCCGGAAGCATGAACGCTCTTATTTTTAATTAAGCCTCGAAGCTTCAAGGCTATTTGGTAGGCCTCTTTGTTTTCTTTTTCGCTGCACCACTCTCTGAACTCTTTAACTTCTTCGTAAGTTTCTTCAAGGTCTTTCACTTGGCCGAAAACTTTAGGTATGTAGCTAGAGACTGTGTTCATCTCCGTTTCGCTTTTGCTGGACACGATCTTGCCACACTCTTTTATTAAGAGCTTACCGCTTAGTGTATTTAGGGTAAGTATTTTCGCAGTTTTACCTTTAAACTTGTTTTCAATATAATCTAAGACTTTATGTCTGTTGTAGTAACAAACGTCATTGTCGATATCAACCATAAGGTTTCCGTCAAGATATGTGACCCCATCTACTACCTTCTTTTTAGCTCGGATCTTAGATATAAACCTCTCGAAGAATAAGCTGTACTTGATTGGGTCTAGGTTTGTTATCCCCAATAAGAAGAGGACAAAGCTTCCCGCTGCTGAGCCACGCCCTAACCCAATAGGTATATCGTTCTCTTTGCAAAAGTTTATGACGTCCCAAGTCAAGAGCATATAATCAACGAACCCGAGTTCTTCCATGATGGCGATCTCATGCTCTGTTCTGTCGGTATACTCCTCCGACTTCGAAACATCAAGGTCTCCAGATTCTATCTTCTCTTTATATCCCGCAAAGCAAAGCTTGCGAAGAATCTGGTTGTTGTCATCTTCGTCACTAATTCCGTGATTGCGCTTGGCTTCTTCGCTGATCTCAAACGAAGGCAACCTCACTCCATGAAGAGGTAAATCTATCTTTTTAAACTTTTTTAAAAATGTATTTGGTGTCATAGTTCTAATGAATACTTTAAGCGATTCCAGACCTTTAGGTTCAGCTCTAAATCAACTATAGCATTATGCAACTTGTCGTAGTCGTGCTTTATGTCGAACTCTTTACCCAAGGCTGTTAAGTTGCTTCTAATACCTTTTCTTCTTGTGTTGTAAATTCTGTATTGGTATTCGGTAAAGTCCTCTCCAGCTTTATATGGTATATCCATTTTTATTCCACGCGCAATACAGTTAGTATCTATAACTTTTGGCATTAGAGGCCTATAATCTGCTCCGTGTAGCTTGTAAAGCTCTTTAATTAAATAAATATCAAAGCCAAGTATGTTGTGGCCAACAATATAATCAGCCTTGTCCAGCCATTTTTGTATAGTCGGCAGGGTTTGTTTGAGAGTCTTTCCATTCTTTTGAACAAAGTCGTCATCGTATTTAGTTATTCTTGCTGCGTCCTCGCTGATTTTGAAATCTGTATCCCATTTAATATAATAGTCTCTCTCGTCTGTTTTATTTGTCCCGTCTGTTTGTATCATAGATACCTGCCATGTAACGTTGTGACAAAAGTTTAGACAAAGGTTGTATGTCTCGCAGTCAATAAAGACTACCTTTTTATCTTTTCTGAATCTTAGTAAGTGTTCGTCCATTTAATTTAATTGTGAAATTGCTATATTGTAACAGTCTGCCTTAAAGGTAAAGTTATTATCCGGGTCTACCTCTCCTTTTTTGTGGAAAGTTGCGTTTTTGTAAAAATCTGTCTTGCTTATTTTCCCCAAGTACCAAGCTTGTTTTAGGTTATTTAATACGCTAACAAAAGCGTATTCATCACAGCCCTGCTTTGTGTTGAAATCGGCAACCGAACACTCGTAATAAAGTTTTGGGGGAACCGTTCTCTCTTTGGTTTTGACATCAACTTTAGTTTTATTATAAACTAAATCGTAGTCATAAGTGTCTTTTATTTCCGCGCTTAGTACATGTTTTGCTACCTCTTCTCCTATGTATGCCACTAAGCTTCCTTCTCCTTTCCTTATTGAGTTGTTGAGTAAGGGGAGCTTATCTGCTCTGCCCTTCGCACGTGCGATTGCTGACTTTGTAATGTTAAACTTTTTCATTCTGTTGCTCCTTCCAGCTCTCAAAGCTAAACTCATCCGAAGAAAGATGGTCGAACCTAGGATTCTCTAGTGTTGTCCTATTGTTAATGCACTTAAAAGTAAGATAAGCCTTGAAGTCGTCCCTGCGCTCATAATAGATAGACTTGACTGGGACCGACTGAAGTTTGTTTTCATGGCAATATGTTTCTACTTTCTTTTTAATTATATAGTCAAAGGGCATGTTGTTGTCCTCTGTAAAAAATATGGGTTGGGTGAAATCAAATTTAGGAAAGCAAACAGCAAAAGTGAGTGAGTTCTTAAATAAAAAGGAATCATAAAACGGGACACAAAGCTGTAAATATTTGTCGTCCCAATGCTCCTTGAGTACGGAGAAATCTATTCTGGGGTGATAGTAGAAACCATCACAGGCGGCGTAGCTTGATATTTTAATTAGTTTCTTGTATCCTTCCTCGTTCCTCGCTAAGATTACGAATTTAGACTCTGTGTCTATCGACTCTTTTGACTTGTCTTTACTATCGTTGCACACTGAAACTCTATAGCCGAACACTAGATTTACCTCTGAGTCTGTGAGGTTCTTGTAGGCTTCTAGGAAGCCATTCATACTGTCCTCTACCAGAAAAACAGACTTAAGTTTATTCCGCTTTGCTATTTCAACTATAGAAGAGGGGAAGTTCTCCTGTTGCTCTTCCGTATTACCTAGCGTAAGTATAGACCTTCCTATGCTGTAGTGTGATTTAAATAAAGGTATGGATTTCATTTTTCTTATTGAATAGAGACAGACTTGTATACGAAATAATCATTTAGGGTTCTAGCAAGAGATTCGCTATAGACTCTATCTCCGCTAAGGATATTTTCTTTCCAAAAAAACTTAGATATTTTGCCGTGAAACATCCATGCCTCTTGGCATTGAGAGCTTCCGTTCCAGTTAGTTACAAGTGGCGGGCCTGACTTCGAGCTCTTTAAATCGTCAAAAAATTGATCTATCTTGCTAGTTGAGTCAAGCTGGTCGCCGTTAGAAATATGAATAACAGAGCTGTTTTCAAAAAAGTCTGCGCATCTGTGTTTCCATAGCAAAACATTTATAATAGATTCATCTGTAAAAAACTTATCTTGATTCTTAATTATATTTTCGTCTGATGAAATACTAGAAGCCTCTTCCCAAAACGGCTTAGATTTTTTATTGTAATAAAAGAAACATGAGCTTCTGTACCAATGTCTCTCATGGCCTCCGTCAGTTAGGCCTAACTCGTTAAGTAGCCACCACTCTAAGGTCTGCGATTCATCATACCCTCCATCTGTGAAGGGGCTACCTTTTCCCCCGTACATCATATACTCCCAATTGTACCTTGGGAGAATTGGGCAAGTGTGGTTTTTGCTCTCTCCTAAGATGAAAATATCATCTACGTTCTTGAGTGGGAAAGTATCTACATCTAAGTAGACAAATTCATCAAAGTCTGTATCTAAAGACTCGCAGACAGCGGAGGCTTTCAGAAAGCAAGAGTACATTGTCTTACCCCACTCATTTTTAATCAAATGATTTTTTCCAGTGCTCTCGTATTCAAGTAAATTCTGGTCATCTACCCTTTTCCAAACAACATTCTTAAAGGGCTCTGTGGGTAAAAAATTAACAGTATAGGCTAGAACTTTATGGTTTGAAAATTTTTCCAGTAGAGTCAAAGCATTCCTCATTAAGTAGAAATACTTTTTATCACAAAATAATACGTAACACTTTTTGCTGTCCATCTTCCTCTCTTGAGGATACAGCATACTGAAGATAAAGTCAAGTTAAAAATCAGAGAAATCGAAAGCCGGTTTTCCTGATGGCTGAGAGTCATGTTGCCAAGCTGGACACCCTGCATAGCTTTGTTTTACTATTAAGTGCTCTTCATCTGCGTATAGGTCTTTTGATTCGTGCGCGCTTTTCACTATTCTGCCAGAATCTTTTTTTATTAGTGCGTAGAATTCAAAAGGTTTCCTTACGGGACAAATCCACTTACCGGGCTTTTCGCTTCCGCATAGCCACCTATACTTCCTCCCATTCTTTGCGAGGTTCTCTAGGGCCTTGTCTTCATTGTAATCAGAAAGAAGATCGGCCAACTCTGTTAAAAACATCTCGAAGCCTTCTAGCTCATCCTCTGTAAGTTTTGGGGCGGCTTGCTCTGGGCTATCTGGAAACCTTAAAAACAAAAATTTTACATTTGGTATTACTCCGTCTTTTTTAAATGTTGCTAGAGAATACATTAATGCTTGGTAGTTCGCCTCTATCTCTTCTTTATTAAATTTAGACTTACTGCTCTTGTAGTCCCAGATATCTATTTTATTTTTATAAAAAGCTTTTTTATCAATGAAGCCATTAATAATGAAATTATCTCCTTCTATTTCAAAATGCTCTTCTTCCTTTAGGCTTTTACTTCCTTTGCAATAAAAATTATGGTTAAGCCCAACGTAAAGCATTTGGTAGATTAGCGCCAAATTATCTTTATCGTTAACGCTGAGGCGGTCGGCGTGTTTTCGCAACAGTCGATAAATTGGCTCGCATCTAAGTATTGCTGTCGGATTTTTTTTAAGTTTATTGAAGTACTTCTTCTTGTGTCTTGGCTTAAGTAGTAACTCAAATATTAAATGGACAATGGTTCCTCTAGATGCTCCGTCGTTGGTCGTGTCAGGAACCTTTAAGAAATACTTAGAGTAGAATAGCCAACTACACGTATCTAGTGTTTTTATCTTGCTTGCGCTAAGACGTACTTTATCATTTTTAGACATTAAAAAAGTTTTTTAAAAGAGCAGGCTCTTTAATGTGCATTTCGTTGAAGTCGTTATGCTTGCTTGGCAGCTTAATGGTTATCTGCTCTTTATCAAAGAAATTCAATAGTTTTTTTCTAGCTTGGTATGCTCCTTTATTGCCAGCGCCATTATTTGAAGAGTCATTGTTAAAAGATAGAAAAATTTTATCTGGGTCAAGCCTTGTTAGTAGGCTGAGTGTATCGGGAGATAGGCTGACGCCAAAAGTCACTATGCAATTCTTGATTCCGTGCTCCCAAAGCGAAAGCATGTCTCCAATGCTTTCCACTAAGATAGCTTGTTTAGATTTCCTTATTAGTTCATGATTAACTATTAAGGGGAATCTCCATTTAGATTTATCCCCTATCAGTTTCCATTTAGGCCTAAAGAATTTAGCGTCGTCTCCTTGGTCTGGCTTAAGGTCTCTACCGGCAAAGCCTATTATTTGTTTTTTGTTATTGAATATAGGAAATACATATCTATAAGCCATCTTGCCAGTAAATGTAGCTCCACCTTCAAACAGGCTGAGTGTCTCGCTTGAGATGCCTCTTTTCTCCCAATATGGGTGGTCTTTCTCTAGCTTATATAAAAGCTCATTTTTAAACACTTTCGTTTGGTCAACCTTGGGTTCTATTTTCCTTGGCTCTCTATTAAAGTCGACCCCTTTATTTGTCATCCACTTTAATGTATCAGATTTAGATTTTAGTCTCAGGGTTAACCTGACAAGGTCCTCTAGTGAGCCGCCTATACCTTCCTTAAAGTCTTTCCACATGCCGTCAGACTTTCGTATACTCAATACTGTTGAGCTACTAGAGTCTCTATACAAAGGCTTTGTTCTGAAGTACTGACCTTGATCGCTTAAGTTGTAACCAATATCGGTTAGTATGTCTCTAATTTGATCAGGGTCCATACTGGTCATAGTAGGTTATCTCTTTCCGGTTCCGCGTCATCTATGGTAGCTTGAAAAGCCCCTGCTTCCATAACGTCCTCCAAGGTTCCTCTCTCGGATACTTGGAAATTCTCTATATTATAATTTATAAAATTTGGAACGTACTTGTACCTGTTGCCTTGGGGTACTCTAACTAAATCATGATGACCTTGAGCCTCTCTACCTTGAAATCTAGTTGCTAGGGGTATAAGTTTATGAGTCCCAAAAGCTACTCCCTCTTCCGATATCTCCTCTGGAGTTTTTCTCCTAAATATAGCTACAAACGAGGCAAACCACTGGAGTCTATCTGACTGAGCGATGGCGCTGCTGTCATCTACGCCGTTCTCTGCTGACCTGTTAAGCTGGCATGCTGTCAAGATTGGGATGTCTAGTTCAAGCGTAAGCTCTTTTAGGGAATTAACTTTCTCGCCGATAAGCTCGTACTCTTTTTTATTGTAGTCTTTTTCTCCTGTGAGCTTTATGTAGTCGTAAACTATTACGCAGTTGTTTCCTCTACCAACCTCAGAATAGTACCAGCGTCTAATTATAGAACATATTTCTTCTATAGGTTTACCGGCAACGGTCATATGTTTAACTTTTTCTTGAGCTAGCTTCAGCTTCTCTTTATTTTCGTTAAACTTTTTAACCATCTCTTCGTTGCTCTTCCACATTCCTGTCTCTAGATACCAGACAGGTATGCCTGTAGCAGAGGACGCTATTCTGAATTGGACGTCGACAGTTGCCATCTCTGTGTCTAAAATAAGAGCTGGACAGTTATTCATGACAGACATCCTAGTCGCTAAATGAGAAAGGATAGTCGACTTGCCGTGCTTCGGCCGACTTACCCAAGCATATATATTACCTTTTCTTATTCCCCCAAACATTCTGTCAAAATTTCTATATGGAGTCTTTAGGCCCATCTCACTCTTAGGATCATTGGCTCTTTCTTGTATTAAATCTTCAATGCCTCCAAAGAGATCTTCTGGCTCGTTTATCTTTGAGTAGGTTTGTATTTTTTCATTGTAAATTTCATCTGCACTGCCTATTATTGAGTCCGCGTCCTTATGACCGTTAGTTTTTACAAAAGTTTTTAGTTTGTCTGCTGTCTCGTCTATGTCCCTTCTTATTCTTATCTTGCAAAGCTCTTGGCAGGAATCTATAACTGCTGACTTTTTGATTTGAGTAAAGGATATATCCTCTATATAGTTAAATATATCTACTTCATTTTTAAAAGAAACGCCAAGATTCTTTATTTGATGGGCAAGCAGTGTTTTATCAAGCTTCTTGCCTGACGAAAGGATATCTTTGATAGTTGAGTAGATTATGTAGTGTTCTTTAGAAACAAAATCTGAAGCATCTATGAACCTGTCTACGTCAAAAAAGACATCTGGGTGCTTTATTAGGCCTCCTAGCACGTGCCTTTCTATCTTAAGGGATGAAATATTAGACATTCAGCCCTGATTGTAAGCCAAACTGAATAAAAAATCAAGAATAAAAATCATCTTCGTCCGTCCAGTCGTCTTCTCTGTATTCACTGTCGTCCTCGGGGGGCTCAGGTGGTGCCTCCCCGCATAGTTGGGCCTTTATTGTGCCAGCGTTTATCTCGTGTACTCCTTGGAGCCAATACTCTGACGCCTTTTGTAGGGCCATCATGTTGAGCTCATTATCGAATTGGGCATAATACCTAGGAGACCCTTGGTTATCAAAAGTAAAAAGCAAAAAGCCTCCATACGAAAACTCGTTTAGTTGGCGTAATAGCTTGGGCGGTATATCAAATCTTTCGAATTCCTCCATGTGTTTAATTACACTATAAATCCACTTTGAATTTTTTTTTAAAAAACTCTTTTGATAGAGACTCTGCTTCGTTATAGTCTATTTCTATTACGTTATAGTCGTTTTGCTCCAACCACTCTAACTTTTTAAAATCTCTATTGATGGATTTCAGGTAATTAACTCTGGAGTTTGCATGAAAAAACTTATTAAAGTTGCCATGTTGAGCGCCGTTTACCTCTATGGCAATCTTTTTTGTGGCGTTGAGGATATCTACTCTCATTCTACTGCCATAAACAGGGAATTCCTCGTAGACGATGCAGCTTTTCCAGTATCTTTTTAAAAACTGCTTAACCCCAAATTGAAGCTTTGATCTGCTTTTCCCGTCCCACTTTATTAAATACTTGTTAACGGCTCTGTTTTCGAGGCGTCCGTATATATTATAAAGCCTCACGAAAGTAGCTGGATCACTTGGGACTCCAGCTTCTTGAGGCGAGACACAAGCTCACCGTCTTTTGAGCATGATCGTTTTGTCATAGAGAAATTGCTTTGAATTCTCTCTCGCAGCATTGTAATCGCACCCTGCCTATTTGAGGCGATAGACAACTTACGACTGCGAGTCATCTTGACCTTCGTCTTCTTCTCTGCTTTTCGCTTTGAATGTTTTGTCTTCATTTCTTTTTCTCTAAAGTAAGTAAAGCCATCGCTGTCTTCGTGTCGTGCAAAATTAACTAGCCCACTTCCAAATCTTTCTTTCTTGCCTCTCATGTTAAGCCTGCATCTATAAAAAAAATGGTGGTTGGACTAATTGTTTACCAACACCTTTTCGGACCCCGAGAAACAATGTTTCAGGTCGACCTACTTCGGATTCAACCGCATTTCACTCTGCCACTTGGCCGTCCGCTACTCCGCAGTCGCTACGTTATCCCCTTGGGAGGGATCATTCCGTCACACCGCCTCACTCCGTCGAGAGAGGAAAATTTGTTAAGCGTTTAGTGATCCTTTAAAATACATACGACGTATTGAGATTATAAACTAAAGCGCTCGTACGCACTGAGAGTCTAAACTAAATCGCTCGTACGCACTGAGATTGTAAACTAAATCGCTCGCTCATCTTTTATTAGAATAACACAGTCTTAATTCCATGTCAAGCTAAAGTTTCTTTAAACATCTTGTAGAAATAATTAGTAGCTTCCGCATTCTCTTCTAGATAGTTAAAAAGACCATTTTTACCTTGGAACTTGTCTGGTATTTCAATCTTGTTGTCTTTTAATTGTTGAACTATTTCTTCTGATACTTTTATCCATGCTCCAGATTTAGTGACAAATCCGAATTGTAGCAGTAGGTCAACAATTTCTAGCTCCTTCCAGATGCTGGTCCCTCCTTTTCTACCTCGTTTGATAGGGTATGCGATAACGACATTTGTCTTTTCGTTGGGAGATTTTTTAACAGTGACTTTCGACCACTGTCCTAATATCTTGTTTGCTACTCTGTCCGGTGCTTTTTTGTCATCCTCGAGTATATAGTCTTTCTTGTAGCGAGCCTCGAACTCAAGAATCCAATTAGCAAAATGCAGTAGAGCATTCCCTCCTGTTGCAGAGGTTTGCCTAACAGGAGCTTTTGAGTATGGGTCTATCTGAATGTCTGCTCTCACCTGACTAACAAAAATAGCCATGTGCCCTCTTTTCGTGAGCGCAGTGGCTACTTTCTTCATGAAGACAGAACTAATAGTAGCGCCGCCAGCAACCTTGGTTGCATCGTCAAGAGCTTTTTCGCTATCGCTCTTAGTTTGCAGGCCGTCTACTGAGTCGAGTATGAAGAGATACTTTTTTCCTTCTTCGTTAAACTGAATTAGCATCTTCATCATATCAAAGACAGACTCATAAATGTTACTCTCGTAAATGAAACAAGTTCCGTCTTTCCAGCTCTCTGGGTCCCGTGTGTCCATAAAGGTCACGCCAGAGCGCTCCCTCATCTCTGGGCTAAGTCTACCTTCGCATTTGAAGTAAACCGCTCTAGAATTGGGCATCTTGAGGAAATGCCTTGCAATTTCCAAGGCTTCAGAAGTCTTGCCTCCTTCGTTGATGCCGCAAAAGCGGTGTAGGCCGGGGCCTAAGCCGCCTCCTGTTTCAATATCTAGAGTTAACGAACCGGTCGAAACTTTGTATTCGATAGTCTCTTCGTAGTTATAGTGATCTTCTTTATGTGTTTTGAGAAATGATGATAATTGCTCGGATGCAGTTAAAACATTGTTTTCAATCGCTCTTTTCTTTTTTACTGCCATATCTTAAAAAATCAATTAAAGTCTTTGGTTTGTTTTCTATCTCTACTTTCTCTATGTCTGCCTTTTTATCTATTATAGCATGATCTTTTCTGAAGTCAAGCCTAGAAAGGTTCTTTTGCTTTGTTAAATATTTCTTAAATTTTTCAGTACGGAACTGGGCTAAGCTTTCAAGTTTTAGCTCTTTAAAATCTAAATCTTTAAATATTTGTTCTCCAAAGTCATTAATTAGAGATTTTGCTATCTTTATTTCCTTGGGCCAGATTACGCTTTCTGGATGTTGGAGGAACTTCCAAACAAGGTACTGATAGATATTATTAATTTTCTTGCGCTTCTTTTGCATAAAGAATCAAATCTGATTCTACCATGTCTTTAACCATATCATCAAACGAAATATTACGTTTCCATCCGAGCTCCTTTTCCGCAACGCTAGGGTCGCCATGTAGAAGGTCGACTTCCGCTGGGCGGAACCACTTTTGATCTACTTCTGCTAAGACAGTATTTTCTTGAAATATCCTAAACTTAGCTTTTAGGCCTTCGCCGCTCCAGAGGCCGGGGATGCCAGCGTTTTGGAAAGCTTGAGACACAAACTCTCTTACGGAATGAGTCTTGCCGCTTGCTAAGACGTAGTCTTTAGGCTTATCTTGATTAAGCATCAGCCAAATCCCCCTTACAAAGTCACGACTATCGCTCCAATCTCTTCGTGAATCTACGTTTCCAAGTTTTAAGCTCTCGAAAGGCTCGCCGTCATTTATTTTGTGGCAAATTTCAGCTACCTTTTTGGTTATCTTTCGGGTAACGAACTCAGCGCCTCTTCTTGGCCCCTCATGATTAAATAGGATGGAATGGACCGCGTACAAATCATAAGACTCTCTATAAACTTTAACTAAATGTCGTGCTGCTGCCTTAGATGCCCCATAAGGACTTCTAGGCTTAATTGGGTGTTCAATGTCTTGTGGGCTATAGTCAACATCGCCAAACTCTTCTGAAGAGCCTGCGCTATAAAATCTGCAGGCTGGGCTGTGTCTTCTTATGGCTTCGAGGCACCTTATGACTCCGGATGTATTTATGTCAAATACGCTCAAAGGGGTATCCCAGCTCACTCCAACATATGAATTTGCGCCAAAATTAATAAAGTAGTCAGGTTTTATTTTTATAACTAAATCATTTATGCTGGCAGAGTCTGTGAGTTCTCCATCGACTAAGGTGAATCTTTCGTGGTTTCTAAAATCTTTGATATTGTCGTAGTTTGGGGTGCCGGAACGTCGTTGCATGCCGTAGACTTCGTTCTCGGTCGAGCCTAACAAGTGCTCAGCCATATTTGCTCCGTCTTGCCCTAAAATGCCAGTGATTAAAACCTTTTTAGTCATCCTTTTTTTATTATAAGCTTAAGTTGAGGCAAAGTCAAGTCTAATTAAACATTGGGTACAGTTTTTCTGCTGCCTGAAACTGCCATTCGTAGTCAATGTCAAAGACTTCTAACTCGTTCTCTATGACAAATAACTCTGGCCTAGGGGGGAGGTTGTTGTCCATCCAGTAGCCATCTTTTATTATATCCATCCTAGAAGAGTAGAGGCAATGGGCAGCTTCATAGGTTGTCGTCATGGTTTTTGTGTTCATTATTTTCTGGCCCTCTGGCCAATGAGAAACCATGTTTCGATCCTCGTCCCAGAAATATTGTTTTTTAGCTATGACCCCAAACATTCCATCCTTGTCGCTATCCATATATTCTCGAACAAAAGAATCTATAGTCTCTATTTTTAATAGTGGGTTACATGCGCTAAGAAGGCAGATATACTTATAGTCTAATTTATCGTGCCACTCGTATATAAGTGGGACACTATTCTCTGCCAAAGCGGACTCCCTGCTTCTTTGGAAGTATTTTACACCATTGTTTTTGGCAATGTTGACTAGCTCCTCATCGCATACAGAAAGGTAAAAATTTTGTATTGGGATAACGTTCGAAGTTTTTATCTTATCTATAAGGATTTCAAGTAAGTTAGAACCGCAAAACGGCCTGATCATTTTCTTGGGAACTCTCTGTGATTCAAGTCTAGCTTGGGTTATAAATAAAATATCTTTAATGTCTTTCATAATCTGATTTTTTAAAAAATAATTTCGATCCGTCTTTGCACCTTATAAATGCGTTTGGGTATGGGTCTTGCAAGCATCTTATCTTATCATGTATTTGTTCTGCTGTCAAGCTATTAAAATCTTCAAGGAATATTTCGCTTTCTTTTGGCTTCCTTCTTTTGTGTAAAGTAGCTTTTTCGTGATCTTGTTTTTGTAAGTCTAAATTATAGAAGTTATATATCATTTTATTAGTTAGATATGAACCAACCTCTACTATTCTACCTAAAACTTCTTTTAAATCTCCTTCTAGAGAAAAGGGTTCTTGGTATATTATATCTCCTGCGTCTATATCTTTATTGATTTTAAATAGTGTTACTGCGCTATCTTTCTCGCCGTTAATTATCTGATTTTGTATTGGGCTGCCGCCTCTGTACTTTGGCAATGGAGAGGGGTGCAGCATAACACAGAAGAACTTTTCGACTATCTCTTCGGGTATCATCCAGCTCCAACCGTACCATAGTATTAACTCTGGGTTTATTTCAAAAACTTTTTCTTGAGAGAACTCCTCTTTACTGCTGATAAAATGCGTATTAGGAAAACAATCGTCCGAACATATACGCATATATATCTCAAAAGCCCATTCTCTATATCCACAACAAAGTATTCTCATCTGAAACTCCTAATTAATTTAAACGACTCTGCAAAAGCAAAGCCCGACTGAGCGCCCCGAACCTTAGCTAAGGAAAAAACTCCCTCTTTGCTTCTTGGGTGCGGCCGATCTCTGATCTCTGTCTTGTAGAACTCTAAAGCTCTCCATTTATTTGCAATATCTTGCTCTGATAGCTCAAAAAAAACGTTAGGAGAGAAAGGTTGATTAAACCCCCATTCGGAGCTAGATAAAACTTCGTAGCTGTAAACGTCCTTTACAAAACTTTCGGGCCTCGTCGCTATAATGGTGGCATCATAGACTTTACTATGGTCTTTATTGCTATCTACATTACTGTGGGTAAAGACTGTGTCTGGCTTAAAAAGAGATATCTCCTTTTCTATTATTTTATTAATTTTTATTTGGGGTTCTTGGTCAAGCCTTCCACAAAGTAAATCATAAAACTCATATTCAGAAACGCCTAAGTATTTTAGAGACTCTTTAGCGCACTCCGTTCTTTCTTTTAGGGCCTCTTGAGCTTCTGATGAGCCCGGATAGGAGAATCTGCAAGTAGATCCTTCACAGATAAATATAACCTTAAAGCGGGCTTCTTGGCGAAACTTACTTATTATGCCTCCGCATCCGATAATATCGTCGTCGGGATGAGCTGATACTATTAGAACTCTTTCGCTAGCGTAATTCTGTCCCACGTTCATAGTCTTTCCTTAATAAAGATAAAATAAAAGATGAATAGTATTTGCCGTCGTAAAAATAATGCTCCCTTAGTTCGGCGTCTACCTCAAACTTATGTTTTTTAAAAAATTTAAGTTTCTTTTCATCTATCTCGTATATCTCAGCCCAAACTTTATTCATATTGAATATATGAAAGGCTTTCTTTAATATTAGTTTGATAGCTTCTGGCGCATATTTTTTGTCTATCCACTCTGAATTTTTTCCTATATAAAAATGCAAGTCGCAATGCCTGTTAACCCAATCTATGTAGGTCAACCCGCAGACCCCAACCACTTTATCGTCGTACGTTATAACATACATTTCAAAGCGGTTGTCTTTTATGACCTTGAGGTACCAATCTTTTTTTTGGTTAGCGGAAAAATCTCTATACTCTCTGAAGAACCTTCTTAGTAGCTCGTTATTTCTCCACTCCTGAATAACTGGCAAGTCCTCCTCCTCTATGCATCTAATAGAAATCATTGAAAGTCTTTGTCTGTGATAAAGTCTCCTTTGTTTATGTCTCTATTTGATGTTTTACCTAGCACATCTTTGAGTCTGTTAATGCTTGTAGCGTTTTCGGGGGAAGGTCTCTGTAGCTGAAGACCTGTTAGCGGCTCTCCTCTCTTAATGTCTGTTGTCGTACGTATTGCTCTCCTTTGTAGGACTAAGGTCTCTTCCTCGTTTTCTTGTACCGTTTTAGTTGGCTCTCCTAGTGAGGATTCTAATAGCCTAGTATCTTCCACCATAGCAGACCAAGCCAGTGCATCCATGGAGAAAGGATGATCCGGGCCTTCTCTTGTGGTATCGTCCGTGAAGTGTTTTTCTATTACTCTGGCTCCGAGAGCAACAGCGCCTAGTGTGGTGACATGGCCGGGAGTATGGTCGCTGAGGCCAAGAATCAAATCAGGAAACATGGTCTTATATGTATTTAAAACGTTTAAGTTGATATAATTAAAGTTATTAATTGAGCCTGTGTAGTTTGTGTTGCATTGCATTAATACTATGTCTGCTTTTGTATGAAAGGCCTTTGTTCCTATAACGCGATTGTCTTTTAGTAGCTGCACCGCCCTTTGTACTTCTCCTATATTGGAGGCTCCGGTGGCTAGTAAAACTTTTTTGCCAGTTTTAGCACACTTTATAAGCATATCTTCCCAATTTAAATCTCCGCTACCTATCTTTACAGACGAAACGTATTTGTCTAAATGGTCGACGGCATCAAGATCGTAGGGCGTAGATAAAAAATCTATATTTATGGAATCACAAAAAGTTTTTATGAGAGGTGTCCATTCTTTGGGAACCTCTGCGTCTTCATATACTTCAAAGATAGACTTCTTCCATTTCGTCTGATGACTAAATTTGCCGCCAAGGTCTTTAAAGCCTTTGTCGCTGACATACTTGCTGACATCGTGGTGTTGAAATTTTACAGCATCCGCGCCGCTGCTTTTAGCTAACTGGCACAAGGACAAGGCTCTTGCTAGGTCTCCGTCATGGTTCGCCGCTATGTCGGCTATAAAATATACAGGCTTTTCAGGTATTTCTTTGAAATGTATTTCATTATTCATTTATGCCTTTTTTAATTATAGAGAAAAGCTCGTCTTCGTTTTTATTAATATGTAAGGAAGAATTTAGTTCTTCTCCTTCGTATTTAGCCCAATCTTCATATGTTCTGCTGGAGTATTGAGGCCTAACTTGTATAAGGTTTAAGTCAGGCACTTTGTAAGAAAATTTTAACTCGGTTTTACAAAGCATGTCTTCGTGTATCTTCTCTCCCGGCCTCATGCCTACAATGTCAAAGGGCACTTCGTCTAATCCGCGTAATCTACCCACCGCATTTATGCAGGATCTCATGGTAAACGAGTCGATCATAGGAACAAAAACCTCTCCTCCTCCGGCGGTTTCTATGGCTCCTAGGACTGAGCCAACGGCATCGCTTAAGGGGAAAAGAAATCTAGTGCAGTCCAAAGAGGTGACTTGAATTTTCTTGTTGTCGTCTAAGAGGCTAATCCAAAGAGGAATAAAAGAGCCTCTGCTTGCTATTACGTTACCGTATCTTACAGATAAAAATTTAGTGAACTCCGAATTGTGGTCGTAATTAGTAAAAATTCTCTCAGCTATAAACTTGCTGGAGCCGTAGACATTAACGGGCATACAGGCTTTGTCTGTCGATATTAAAGCGCACTTAAGTACTCCTGATTCAATACAAGCTCTTGCTATGTTATCAGACCCTACGATGTTTGTTTTGACGCATTCATCAGGATGATGCTCCATATCGTCAACCCTTTTCATCGCGGCTGTATGGATTACTAGCTCGGGCTTCTCTAGGAGCATTGAGGTTTTTAGTTTTCTGTAGTCCCTTACGTCGCCTATAATTGTTTTGACTTCTTTGTCTTGCCCAAAATAAAGGGCTTGCTTGCCTTCGTCCCTGCTATAAACAACAATATCAGAATTGCTCTTTTTTAGTCTTTTTATCAAGCTTCTTCCGAGCGAGCCGGTGCCGCCTGTTATTAAAACCTTTTTGTTCGAGAAAAAATCTAACATTTGCTTTTGTTATTATAAAGCTAACTTATGAATAAGTCAACACAAAATTAGACCGAGTGTTTAATGATGTTGTAAAATGCGCCTAACGCATTGGCAATCTAAATTAAATCACTCGATTTTAAAGTCTGGTATTTTGGAGTAGACGTTCTGTTCATGTCCTTCTCCTAGGTTTTTAACAATTACATTTTTACCTATTTCAGTTTGTATATATCTCTTTAGGCATTCATAGTGTTTTTCTATTAATTCGTAGGCGTAGCCTGTGGTAATCTTCTTGCCTTTTTGGAAAGAATGATCTTCGCTATCTCCTTGCTTGTAATTCCGGCTGTGACCATCTACTCCAGCAAAATGCACTTCTGTGGCCCCTAAAAGTATGGCTAGGATTATAAGTTTTGGGGCTACGCCTATCTTGCCTTGGAACCTTAAAACGCAATCAAAAATATTATTGGGTACTTTTTCTTTTAGCTTTCTTATGTTGTCTGGGCTTTGGTTATAGTCCTCGAAGCCTATTATGGTGTCGTTTTTTATAACATAATCTAGAAAATCTTGTCCGTCTAGGTTTACTTCGTCACATAACAAAATTAAGTCAACTTTACATTTGGAAATCTTCTCGTTTAAAAAGAAGTGGTTGCAAGAAAATATATGGTCGTATTCATCTGCGTTCCAGTCGTACCAATTTGTAGTTGGTCCGGCTCCTAGAATTAGAATTTTTTTATTTTTAAATTTTTTAAGTTCTGGATTATCTCTATATATTATTTCCGAGGTTTTGGCTAGCTCTCCTTTTAGAAAATCATATTTATTTAAGTAGTTAGCCCCTCTTTCTTGGTTGTCCGCAAAGGCCTTAGGCTTTGTTATAAAACAAGACATGTTGCTGTTTTCCCATGTTAGTTCGTAAAAAGACATTATCCTCTTAGCTTTTTTCTTACTGGCTTCTCGGAGTTAGTTACTTTGATCTTGCCGTCTCCATAAGCTTGCTCTAGTTCTCTAATCCCGCTAACTAGCTTGAATAGGCCTTGAGGCTCTACGGAGCTCATGTGGTCAGACCCCCACATGGTTCTGTCTAAAGTTACATGCCTTTCTATTATGGTCGCGCCAAGGTAAACCGCAGCTACAGAAGTGCCTAGCCTAAACTCATGGCCACTATAGCCAATCTCCATCTTATCGTACTTTTCCTTCAGTGTTTGTATGCAGGAGAGATTGAGTTCGTCAATGGGTGCTGGATAGGTGGAGTTGCAATGTAATATAGCTATGTCTTTATAGTTACAATAAACTTCTAGCTCTCTTACTGCCCAATCTATTTCTTTGGGGGTGCTCATTCCTGTTGAGATTATGATTTTTTTACCCGTGGCTCCTGCTGCTTTTATAAGTTTTTTGTTAGTTATCATCGCCGAGGGAATCTTGATGAACGGAATATCATACTGCTCCAGAAACTTAAGGCTGTCAAGGTCCCAAGGAGATGCGCTCCATGCTATGTTTTGTTGCTTGCAATAACTATCTATAACATCATATTCTTCTTGTCCAAATTCTACTTTGTGTTTATACTCTAGGTATGTCATTTCCCCCCAAGGGGTATCCCTCACAACATTCTTCTGATGCTTAGGAACACAAGCGTCTGGGTTCCGCTTTTGAAACTTTACTGCGTCACAGCCTGATGCAGCGGCAATGTCGATGAGGCGCTTGGCTGTTTTTAGGCAGCCGTTATGATTGATGCCTATTTCGGCGATTATATAAACTTTTTTCATGAAAGGATATTTAGCTCTATTCCTTTATCGGATAGCCATTGTCTTATGCTTGGTACAGCCTCTGCATTTAATATTATGTCCCAAGGTATTTCGCAGCCTTTGTTTTCCATAGACTTTTTATCTTCTTCTTTGTAAAAATGACTTCCATGGTTATTTAGGTCCCACCCTATAGTCGTGATTGACTTGACTCCTGCGTGTACAGCTGTATAAAATACAGTCTCTAGCATTATGCCGGGACCTACGCATCTCTCCTTGCAAGTTTTGTTTATCAAGAAGTCATTATAATTTTTTTTATAAGCTAAGGTTTTTTCTTTTCCCCCGATCTCTTCTATTAGAGGGACTTGAAAAAATATATCATGTTCTTGCTCTGGGTTCCATCTGCGACCTATGGGATAATTGCTGCTAGCTACAACTACCTCTGGTCTGTGGTCGGCATACCTATATGGTATATTCATATAATCTAAAGGTAAGTTAGAACAGTTCCAAAAGTGAAAGTCTGTTTCTTGCTTAAACTCTTCGTATGCCTGCTTTACAGAAAAGACTAAATTATTTTTTAGTTTTTTTTTGAATTCTTCGCTCTTATATTTATTAAGGGAAGGCCCGCATGCTAATATATAGCAATCTTTTCCTGACTTGCAGTTCTCTAGCTCTTTTAAGTTCATTGTACTACATTTAGAAAGTCCAACAAACAAATATTACCGGCGTTGATTTGATCTTTCGCCATTGTTACTGCGTTTTCTGATATATCGAATTGCAGACGAGTGTCCCAATCTTCCGGAGCTACGACAAAATTGAGAGTCAGCATTGATCTATCTTTTGATCTGACTTTTTGGCCTTTATGGTAGCCTGTCGTCATGGCAGCTAAAACGTCACCTTTTTTAGCTGTTAGGTCCTTTATTCTGTCTTCGCTGTAGGCTGCTAATATACCTTCGTCGGGCACTCTGACACTCTCTCTCCAGCGGGAAGGTAGATCGAAGGCGGATCCTTCTACATAGTTAAAGGGGCCATCTTCCACTTTATCAACATCGTTTAAATAAAAAAAGAGCTTTAACAGAAGAGGTGAATTACTGTCGCAATGATATAGGTTGGTTTGGTCTGGTTTAAGGTCATTAGCAAAACTTCTTCTAAGATTAAGAGTCCCTACTGCTGGGACGCATTTAAAGAAGCATTTTACTATTTCTAGAATGTGTTTGTTGAAAATTACTTTCGCTATCTCCGGAACTCTTACTAAAGGCTGCTTTACACTCATGTATAGCTCTTGATCATTAATATCTCCCTGAGGCAAGTTGCTGTTAGAGGAATGGTAGATACAATGCTCTCCTCCTTTGTCGAGATACTCTTCCATTCTGCTCTGGATAGAATCAATTAAATCTATGTGATCATTTAGTAGGCCTCCGAACTTAAACCAGCCTCTGTCATAAATAGTGTTGACGCCATGTTCTGTTAGCTCAGACCAATCTTTAGTGACTGGGTGCTTGAAGGCTCTGCTTCGGAGAGCTTTGCATATAAGCTTATAATCCTCCTCTCCTCTTTTCATGCAATTGGGAGGGGGCATTTTAAAATTGAAATCGTCGCTGACCTTTATTTGCTTGTGCTGATTCATCTCTCTTATTATAACAGAAACGTGAATCAAAGTCAAGAAATTTTCATGTCAAGACTTATTATTTATTGAATCATTTTTACGCACTTTTCTACAAAGGAATCAAAAATATTCTTCCACTCTTTTTCTTTGTTTTGTTTTATTTGGTACCAACTGTCCAAAAAGTTATTATCTGAAATGAGCTTGTCGTGTTTATATTGTAAGAGGTCGCACCAGCCTTCCTCTTCTATGTCCACATTAAAATCTTTGAAGCCGTTCAATAAGGAAAAATCTCTAACTTTATCTTGCGTGCTTAGGTAGAGCCCCGGTATGTTAAGACCTATAGAAATTAATTGTCCATGCCCTCTCATTGCTACAATTGAATCAATATTTAGATAGGTTTTAACTAATTGGTTGGTGTGTTTGAAGAGCACCTCTTCCTTAAAGCTATCAGCAGAAAACAAAAAACTCTTAAAAATTTTAAAATCTTTTATACTGTGAGGCATCGCTTTAAGTTTGTTGTTATCGGCAAAAGCTTTTAACCTCTTAAGATTCTCCGGCCCTTTGTATCTGTCATCGTTCAATTTTGGGTTTGAATTAAAAGCTGGTTGTATGCAGCTCTTTTTTATTTGGCTTTTTCTGTTTTTGCTATAGTCAAAAATAAGGCCGGGGTCTGGTATGACTTCTACTTTGGGGGAGCTTAACCCAATGCTTTTTAAAACGCCTGCGGAACCGTCATTCCTTAAGGAAAATAGCGCGGAAAAATCTATAGTCTCTTTAATGGCTAGTTTGGCTTGCTCAGAAGGTTCTGAGCCCCCTCTAAAAGTATTAATACCTAAGCCGATAAAAAAAACAGGGCAGTTAAGTGAGGATAAAATCTCTTTATTAAAAGGTAGCTTATAGTTTGTTTCCTGTTTCTCATATCCGAAGCTGTACTCGATTAAGCCTCCTCCCCCTACTAGGATGCAGTCATAGTCTTTGTTGAGGAGTTTGATTGTCTCTTCTTGGTTATTTCTAAAGCTCCAAAACTTTTGGATAGGTATAGAGACCCACTCTATGTTGTCTATGTGTTTTTCAAAGCCTGCTCTAGCGTTTAACAGCGCCACGTTATCCCCTAGGTTTATATCGTATGATCCTATGTGTCCTATCTTCAGCTTTGAGAGCTGGAAGGAGTAACTAGAATGAAAAAGTTTAACATTATCTATGTCAAAAGCTTCAAGCTCGTTCTTAAATTGGTTTTTTATTAGTTCGAGCGTTTAATGTTGATGTAAACTACATCATATGTAGCTTTTGTTTGGCATGGGCTATCATCCATCTGTCTTTCTTGTCTAGGTGAGATCTAAGCTGGTCATCTATTTGCCTAAGCATCTCTGGTTTTTCTCCCATATGCTGGTCTCTGACTTTTTGTATACCTTGTACGACCTTCAGTAGGGTGGAGCTAGCTCCTCTGGATGGTATAGCAAAGGGAGCCACGGCCGAAACAATCTTCAACCCAATTGATAAAACTACTAAAAATATAACAATTCCTACTATCCAGTAGACTTTACCCATTAGGCTAGAATACTTAGTGGCAGCAAGGGCGTTTTTTTGGTTGACGGCTTTGAGCTGTACTTGCGCGGTATTAAGCTGGCTGCTTAAAACCCTGTTCCTATTCTGTATGGCTATTAATTCCTTGTCCATTACCGCTAACTCAGCTTGTCCTTTCTCTACCGTCCTTGGGTCATCTGAAAGAAGGTCCTCAATCATGGTGTCAGATTTCAGCGCGTTTGATGCTTGAGGTGGTCCTAGGGCTGTTATACTGCGAGTGGTCATTGACTTAGCAACGCTAGAGTGTCTAGAGGGTTCTGGGTCTTTTTGAAGAGCTTGGTCTGCGGCGTATACAAAAGTCCTACCGCTCTCGACTTGTTGGTTTGTGTTTTCTGTCTGCTTTCTCTCGATGCTTTCGACAACCGCCTCTTTCTTATTGAACTTGCCTAATGGGGTGGCACAGCCCGCAAGAACAACCAAAAACAGGGCTGAAACGTAAAAAGCATCCTTAAAATAGTTATCTTTCATTGTATATACCTCTCTTTTATGGTTTTAAATATTTTAATTGATTTATTCAAATCTATATCTAGAGGTCCTTTTTTAAGTCCATCTTTTATATATGCAACGTACTGATCGCGAGATTCTTCGTAGGACCCCATCTCTGACTGACCTTTGCAATACTGCTTAATAGCTGACTCAAAAAATACTAATAATATCAAACAAAGGCACGCTCCTTCTAGGTTTGGTTTATCTGTGTCAAAAGCTATATTCTTGATATTCTTTAAACAGAAAAAATATTTATAAAAAGCTTCAGATAGGAAAACGTTCTCCTCTCTACTTAGTCCAGATCCCGCCCCGACCTTGAAGACCATAAGCATTGCGCTAAGTTTTGGATGTAGATCTAAGAGCTTTTTTTTGTTTAAGCGTTTCTTGGACGCTTGCTCTATTACTAATATAATATCATCTTTATCTTCTGTAATCTTATCTATCGTTTTTTCATCTACTTTTAATAAATGTGATAAATAAGAAACAGCGACATCATCAATTATGTTATCTTTTGTCCTAGTTCTAGGCACTAATTAATCTTTATTTGGTCTGGGGAGGAGTTCTCTTTATACTTCATGCCTCGCCTTTTTTCGGAATATTTCTTTTCGGCTTTCTTCCTTATAGGGTCTTCTCCTCCGTGAGACTGTTTTCTTTTCTCGCTTAACTCTTTGGAGTAGTCCCACATGTCACCCATGGTGCCTTTCATGTTCTTCGTCTTTTCGTTAAATTGATTAGAGGAAAACGGGTCGACCTCGCTATCTATTGCGGCGTTAGGCACGGTGAAAACTCTGTTAAATTTTTTTCCGTCTTGTGAGAAGGCGTGCTCTTCATCTATTCCTTGGGTAACAGAAATGACTTCTCCAGTATCTGGGTTCTCGAATAAATACTCAGGCATGTAGTGATTCTAATATTTGGTTAGTAACCTTTTCGTAAGTGAACTCTTCTTGAAGTTTTAAGCCGTTAAGGTTTTCTTCATTGGATTCTACTCTCTCTATCGCCTTCTCGCAGGCGGCTATAAACTCGTCTTCATCGAAATCATATATTCTACCTTGGTTGAAGTCGGCTCCTTCATTAAAAAATACTCCGTCAGCAGAAGGTATCTTGCCGCTAGAGGATACCATAACTGAGTTCTCTCGGTTGGCCCATTCTTTATAGCCTGTCTCTTCCATTATAACAGCATGCTTGCCTATGGCAACAGAGTGAAACTCTGGCAATCCCCATCCTTCCCCGCCTGACATACCTATTATAATATTGCCAGAATTCAGAAAATCATTATACTGAATATTTTTATCCATATAGTTGAGGAATTGAATATTGAAATACCTTTTTCCTTCTAGTATTCTTCCTATTAAGGCTGGCATATCTTTTGCTATAAAGCTGTTGTGTATAGCACACTGAAGCTCATACTTCTTGTCGTTGCCAAACCTCTTAGCCCAAGACTTAATCACCTTGCTATGTCTTTTTCTTTTTTCTAGCTTTCCGCACAAATTAAAGACAATGCGTCCGTCATCAAAATATTTCTTATCAAGTTTTTTAAAATGGGTATGGTCAAAACCCAGAGGCATAAAGCTTGAGTTGATGCCATAATTAGAAAAAGTATCAATAGAGTGGTTGCTGCTAAAATAAAGCTTGTCTACGCTGGAAGCTATATTAACCTCGGCTTTCGTTGGAGCGTCTAGCTCGTAAAAAGAGAGAAGGTGTCTGTTGTTGGATACGCAGTTTAAAGTTGAGGCGTTCAAATGCCACAACATAAAGACTGGGTGGTCTCTTTTATGAAACCTAGGGCCTTTGCGGATCGAACTTTGTAACCATTTTATAAAATCAGGAGGGAGGGAGTAAGCCTCTATATCATGATTTATAGGAAACAAGCTTGGCTCAAGCCCCTTTTTGTAAATCTCTTGTAAGATACAAACGGAGACTTGGCCGAAGCTTAGCTTGTTAACAGGTAGCTGTAACGCAAAGTCCATTACAAAAGTGTATCACCGTCATCTGTATCAGTTGTGGTGACTTCCTCCTGTTCTGTTTTTTGAGGATTTGGTTGACCCTCCGCTGGCCTAGACACATAGATCCTGAAGTCAGGGGCGTTCTCTGACTTTTTGTCCTTGTTGAAGAAAGCAACAACAGGGATCTTCTTGTCTTCCCCAAACTCGGTTTGGATCTTGAAGTGACCAGAGAAATACTTCTTGCCGCTGCTTTGAGATGTCTTCGTCCAGAGAGCTCCGATTTCTCTCTTTTCCCATTCGTTATTTGTATTATCTGCCATAACTTCCATTAGTCTACACTCTACTTAATCAAATGTCAAGCTATTTATTTATTTTCCTTTTTAGGATTTCCGCTCCCCTTTTATGGAGGTTAATTGCGGTCTGAGAACTGAACCCAAGTCTTTTTCCTATTCTCGACCATGTCATTTTTTCTCCAGCAAAGTACCTTAAAGAGTAAACGCTCTTGATTCTCTTGTCTCTAATTTTATTTAATTCATTAAGAATAAATCTATTCAGTTCTTTGTTTTTATAGGGCTGCTCATTTAATGATTGAACTGTATTCCTTTTAACTTTGTCGGCTAGCATTTGTTTCTTGGTGCTTCTACTTATCATGTGTAGGCATTTATATTTAACATTATTGCTCAGCCATGTACAAAAGCTAGATTTCTGACCTAAATCAAAACTCTTCGCTGACTCGTAAATAATTAAATCTTTATCTGATAATATATCATAAGGGTCAGCCCCACAATTAGATATGGGATGCATATACTTCGAATACATTGAGATAAACACCGGAGAATATCTTGCGATGACTTTCTTAAGAGACTCATTGCAGTCTTTGTCCTGAACTTTTTTTATTTCCATATAAAAGTTTTTCATAAATTTAAAAAAAATACTAAATAAGCACTGCGCCAGCGCAGTGGGCGTGATTTTTGGTTCTTGAACTGTAAAGAGGAAGTTTTTTTGCTCTGGACGCAGTCCACCCAACTAAGAAAATTAACAAACAATTACAAAAGAACGCTTTCGCTTCCATATTAGTTCTATTCGCAGGGGTCAATGCCCTTTTCGGCCCTTTATCTCAAGAGTCTAGCTAATGACTTCTGTAATCTATTTACAAAGAGTATGAATTTAAAAGGTAGAACTTTTTTAAGATGGTCTCACTTCTCTCAAACGCCGCCTGCACCCGCGTGTAGCGCACCTTCCAAGGTTCGAGAAGTCCCTTCGGGGTTGTTGGTCTCTTAAGGTTACCAGACTTGCTTTCGCTTAAACCTTTTAATCATACTTTTTTAATTATAAAATAGTCTTGACTTTTTGTCAAGTTCTTTTTAAGATTTACAAATGGACAGACTTAGCTGGATTGACTACGGAATAGAACTCGCTAAAACAGCGGCCCTAAGAAGCGAAGACCCTTTCATACAGGTAGGTTGCTGCATCTTCAGGCCGGATAACAGCATAGCCTCCTTGGGATATAACGGAGCGCCTCCCGGGATAGACATAGACTGGTCAGATAGAGACGAAAGAAGAGACAGGGTTATTCACGCGGAGACGAACGCCCTAAAAAACATAAAACCCCACGAAGCGGACAGAATGTTCGTGACCCTAATGCCCTGCGGAGATTGCATAAAAAACGTAGCCTCGTACGGAATAAAAGATATATACTACATTAAGGCTTACAACCTTGATGACAGAGCAATCAATCTAGCTTTAGAATTTGGGATTAATTTAACACAACATAACAATGATATCCGTATGTATCAAAAAATTAGAGGAGTCGGCAGTCATACCGACTAGAGGAACAGACACAGACGCTGGTTACGATCTTTATTCAATCAACGACGGAGTAGTACCAGCAGCAGGAAGAAAGGTAGTTGGAACAGGAATAGCTATAGCCATCCCAGAGAGTAAGAATGCCTTTGCTCCGTCTTACTATGGAAGAGTCGCCCCAAGATCAGGCCTCGCAGTAAAAAAAGGCATTGATGTGTTAGCAGGAGTTATTGACGCAGGTTATAGAGGTGAAGTTGGAGTTGTCTTACAAAACCTTTCTGACGAAGACTTTCTCTATAAAAAAGGAGACAGAATAGCGCAGTTAATACTCGAACAGTGTAATACTATAGGCTGGGTTGAACTAGACGAACTAGAAGACTCACAAAGGTCAGATGGAGGTTTTGGTAGCACAGGCACTTAAAACGTTAGCGGCTTCAATAGCTACTTGCGGTATTTTAATAGCATGGTTTAACACAGACATGCTAGCGTCATATATAAAACTTTTTCGCTTAACAAGATTTACCTATTTAAAAGAATATGAAGAGCATTTATTTGAATGCCCCGATAGTAAGGTAACGCTTTTTGAGCTCTCATACATAAAAGAACCAACATTTCTCAACAAATTATTTAGTTGCCCGTATTGTTTTTCTTTTTGGCTTTCATTATTTTGTTGCTTTATAACAACTAATAACCTATTACTTGGCTTTGTTTGCTACCCTTTGTCGCTAGTATTGTATCTTGCTTTTATTAAAACTTTTTTAAAAGATGAGTAAAATAATACACTTAGATGTTTGTACTGAATTTTGTTCTTTACTTTTATCCAAGCCTTTGGTATTATTAGACATACCGGAGCTGAAGAAGGTCCTTGAGTTGTGTGTTTCAAGATCTAGGTCGTGTTGCGCCTCTTCAAAAGACAAACTCGGCTCTTTAATGGAAAAAGAGGCTCATGATATAATATCATCCCTTGGGAGCAATAAGATAGCAAAGTTAAAAACATCGTTAATAAACAAGAAAGAAAACTCTAATATTAATATCAAATTTAATAAAATAAGCAAAAACATTACAATATGACATCCGATACAAACACAGATAAGGTACTGGAAATCCATCGCAAGATGGTTGATAAAACAGTAAGAGTTCTTGACGGTTCATACAGCTGGATTGGCAAAGTTGTCGACATAGTTGATAAAGATAACTTCTTAGTAAGGAGAAATAAAGACTCCGAACCTAAAGAAATAAATATGTTTAACATCAGGTCTCTGTAATGTTTCCTACTAACCCCCACCAGAACATACACTCAGGAGAACTTTTTATGTTTGACCGTTTATTCTTCGAGGCAGATCTTCCCAAAGACAAGCTTCCAAAAGAAATAAGAGACCAAGATATGTCGGAACTAGAGTTTCAAACCTCTGACCTCAACAGACAAATGGATACTTGGTCCGTATCGACTGCGGGAGAACTTTTTTTACATGAAGTGGAGAAAAATTTCGTTAAAAGCGCAGAGTCAGCGGAAGGCTTCTTTATAGAAGAAAAACCTCAGGGCATTAAAAAAATAGAAGAAACGAAGTCTGTTTGTTTTTACAGGGTATTCGAAACCGAGGAGAAAGATTATTGGATTTCCTTTGATGCTTTATTTCACAAAGGGACACTTCTTTTAGTTGATGTAAAAGAAATTAATGAAATAAACAAAGAAGAAAGAGAAGAGGCTCAGGCCCGCGCTAAAGAATTCGTAGAGAACCGAATAGAAGAACAAAAACGCAAGACATATTTTTTGTTTAAACCCTTTAAGCTGATTATCGGCCTTTGCTTAATCGCCCTGCACTGGCTGGGAAGAAACCTGTCTCAGATTCACTCGAAATTATGATTGGGATAAGTGGAATAGCTGGAGCGGGAAAAGACCTGTTTTGCAGGATGATCCTCAAAGACATTAAAGGCCAAAGGATAGCCTTAGCAGACCAACTTAAACAAGAGCTACACGAATTTATAATCAACAAATACAAAATAGATATTTGCAGATGTTCCCTAGAGGCCAAAAATAAAGTCCGAGACCTTTTAGTTTTTTATGGAAGCTTGAAAAGGTTTCAGAGCAACGGCTGTTACTGGACAGATATAGCCCAAGAAAAAGCGGACAGTTGCAAATGCGTTCCAATTATCACCGACGTAAGATACGACGACTATCAAAATGACGAGGTAAGTTGGGTAAAAAAGAAAAATAAAGGAATTTTAATACATATCAGAAAGTATTGGGAGACAGAGGGCTTGTATGAAATGGAAAGGCATTACTTTGAGCCGCCTAACGAAGACGAAAAAAGGAACGACCCAAAGCTCAGGTCTAAAGCTGATTACTTTATAGAATGGCCACACATAGAAAACCAAACCAGCAAGCAAATAGAAGAGACTTTACGCCCATTTGCAAAAGAGTTTACTGAATGGTATAAAGGGAGAGGTTAATTATGTTCTATAAAGCATTAAGAAAAAAATACGAAGCGGAGATCGAGGAGAGCCTAGCTACTCTACAGATCTATTTAAAAGCGCATCAAAACCCTCTATACTATAAAAGCGTAGGCAACGGAGAGCACTCCGGCCTGATCACCGAACTGGATAAATATGTCTCTAAACTAGCGACAGCAGAGGACAATCTAGCGACACTAGAGAGACACATCGACACACTTGCCCCGGAAGAATATTCGGAGTATCACCTAAAACCTACAGAATAAAGGCTTTTTGACTTGGCACGGAAAATGCATTAAAAGAATTATGAGTACATTAACATTAGCAAATATGGGATTAAGAAACGTAGAGAATCTTTTTGATTACGTTAACAACAGTCTTGAGAAAGACTATGACGATTGGGCCACTTCTTGGAAAGGTTGGACGACAGACAGCAACACTCATTTTAATGAGACAGACGATGGCTATGAATTTTACGTAGCCTTATCAGGCCTAAGCAAAGACGAAGTAGAAGTCTCCGTTCTTGACAATAAGGTCAAAATTGTGGCCAGCGGCAAGTCGGCAGGAAGGGAAGTTAAATACGATAAAGCTTTCTCAGTACCGACAAAAGCCGAGCCAGAAACTTTGGAAGCTAAAATGGAAAACGGTATGCTGAGTATCACAATCAGTAAAAGGGAAAAGGAAAAAAATAGAACCATTACGGTTAAGTAGACAAATAGCTACCGATAGCTTCTGAGGGATGCTGGAGTGCGTTTTAAAACACCAAAGGGAAAGATCCTTTTTACGTTGGCAACGCAACAGCATCCCTTATTTTTTTTGTTGACAAACAATAAAGAACAAGGTATACTAATAAAAGTATGATTCAGTTTTACAAAGCAAACGCGAAGGTCTCTGGAACAGCTTGTTCATTTTCCGTAAACCCGAAAGATAAATCTGTTTACGCGAGTCTAATCAAGCAAAAAAGCTGGGACGCAAATTCTAAGACAGGCAGGTTCGATACAGAAAATAAATGTATCACCAAGCTTAACGTAATGGAGCTAGGGGCTATCATTAATGCCATCGAGACAAAGTCGGACTGGTCCGCGTATCACGGCACCCAGACCAGAGCCACTAAGATGAACTTCTCTCCGTACTCCCAAGGAGACAACCATGGTTACAACTTTAGGGTCACAGCAGACTCGAAAGAAGACTCGGAGAAGAAAGCTACATTTTCCATGGGCTTTAGATATGGGGAAGCTGAGGCTCTTAGGCAATACTTTATCTTTTCGATGCATGCGATATTTCAAAACTCCCTAGAGGAAGCTCAAGCTGCCGTAGGTAATAGCAAGAAGGGTAATTATTCCAAGAACCCGACACCAGCCCCTCAAGCTAAAAAAGAAGAGGCAGACGAAGATGTAGTCTGGTAATGAGAAAAAAAAGAATCCTCTTCCAGAGTGATGCAGCAGTAGCTAAAACAGGCTTCGGTAGAAACTCTAAAGAAATACTCTCGTACCTGTACAATACGGACAAGTACGAGATTTTCCATTATTGTTGCGGCACTAACGAAAGCGAAAAAACCCTAAACAGGACCCCTTGGGAATCGATAGGCACGATGCCCGGAGACCAAGAAACATTAATAAAACTAAATCAAGACCCACAACAAGGAAGAGACGTAAACTACGGAGGGCACTTTGTTAATGCCACGGTAAAAAAATATAAACCAGACGTCTTCATGGCTGTTCAAGATATATGGGGAGTCGAATCAATGGTTAAAAAGCCTTGGTTTAATAAAATCACATCTGCCCTATGGACGACACTAGACTCTTTACCTTTATACCCAAACGCAGTAAAAATTGCCAAAGACGTCAAGAACTACTGGGTTTGGAGCAACTTCGCAGAAAAAGAGTTTAAAAGACTTGGCCATGACCATATAAAAACAGTCCACGGAGTAATAAACCATAAAGAGTTTTATAGGCTAGACGACAGCAAAAGAAAAGAATTAAGAAATAAATTCAAAATAGAAGAAGATGCTTTTGTTATTGGTTTTGTATTTAGAAATCAATTAAGGAAGTCTGTTCCTAATCTTATAGAAGGTTATGCCAAATGGAAAGAAACATGCAAGCCTAATAAAAAAACCTATTTATTGCTACATACTTCTTGGAAAGAAGGCTGGAATATACACAGGCTCTGCGAAGAATACGACATACCTAAAGATGAAGTAATTACTACGCATATTTGCAAAAACTGCAAAAACTTTTATGTAAAGCCATACGAAGGCGAAGGCAAAACATGCGAAATATGCTCTAAAGAGAAGTCTCAAAATACATGCAACGTTAGTCTAGGGGTAGAAGAAGCGCAGCTTAACGAAATATACAACCTAATGAGCGTTTACTGTCACCCTTTTACAAGCGGAGGGCAAGAAATACCAGTTCAAGAGGCTAAATTCACCGAATTAATAACCCTTCTCACGAACTATAGCTGCGGAGAAGAGAGCTGCGAAAAAGGGTCGGGGTCCTTGCCCCTGAGCTGGTCTGAGTACAGAGAGCACGGAACGCAGTTTAAAAAAGCTTCAACTTGCCCTGACTCAATCGCCAGAAATCTAGACAAAGTTTTTAGAATGCTCCCAGAAGAAAGAAGGGAACTCGAGAAAAAAGCAAGGAAGTGGGCTATAAGTAAGTTTTCCACAGAAGTAACTGGCAAATTCTTAGAGGACTTTATAGATAACGCTCCCTTTGCGGAGTACGACTTCGATTCTCTGACTTGGAAACCAAGAAATGTAGATTACCAAGTGCCTCAAATCAACGATAACGCAGAATGGTTAATTCACATGTATAAAAACATCCTAAATATGGACGTTGACGAAAACAATGAAGGCCACGTATACTGGATGAAGCAGATTGAAAACAAGATTTCAAGAGAAAACATAGAAGACTTTTTTAGAAAAACCGCCAGACAAGAAAACGAAGAAAACATTCCATTTAAAATAGAAGACTTCCTAGATGAAGAAGGAAAAGATAACAGAATCTTAGTTGCTATGCCCGGCAGCATAGGAGATGTTTTTCTATCCACATCTGTATTAAAATCTATTAAGTCGAGATATCCAAAACATAATATATATTTTGCTACCGCGCCTCAGTATTTTGAAATCTTAGAAGGCAATGAATTTATCCATAAAGTTATACCTTTTGATAAAAAGATGGACAGCCTGCTTTGGCTAGAAGGACAAGGTAAGCATGAAGGGTTTTTCGAAGTCGCGTATCTTTTACACCTAGGAACGCAAAGGCTTTACAATTTCCAGCATAATGGTAAAGATAAAATAGAATTAGACTTATGCACTTAGTAGAACAATATGCTCTAGCCTCTGGCTCTAAAATAGGCAAGCCTCAAATAAGAGAAAAATATTACCCTGCTCCGGCAGATAATTATTTAACTTTTTCCCCCTTCTCCAAGCCTTCCAAAAATTATGATCTATGGAGAGAAGTTTTGTCTATAATACAAGAGCCGCTAAGAAAACTCGGTATTAACATAGTCCAACTAGGAGAACATAAAGACAACCTGTTCGACGGATGCATAGACCTAAGAGGTAAGACGACCATAGCTCAGTGCGCCTTCCTTATTAAAAGGTCCCTGCTTCACTTTGGGGCAGATACTTTCTCGGTACACATAGCCTCAGCTTACGACAAAAGGATAGTCGCTCTATACTCTCATAGCCCTATGCAAAACCAGAAAGGCTATTGGAACAAAAACTCAGAGTTCGTAGGCATAGAGTCTCACAAAGACGGCAAGCAATACTCCTTTATGCTAGAGGAGGACCCCAAAACAATAAATACGATTGAGCCTGAAAAAGTAGCAATGTCTATATTTAGACTTTTAGGTATAGATGTTAAAATCAAAAACAGAACAGTTTTCATAGGACCCAAATGGAATAGCGAGTTTCTAGAAGTTGTTCCATCAGCGGTCGCAAAGTTTAGTAAGCCAGCCCCTAAAGACAGACACGTCATAAGAATGGACTACCATTTTAATGAAGAGGTCATGGAGCAGCAACTACTCTCCAACCCCGGCGTCGTTGTCACCAGCAAGCCAATATCTATCGATTTACTTTGCAAGAACAAAGAGAGAATACAACAAGTAATATATTTAGTTACAGACGACAGCTACTCAGCCGACTTCTCTAGAGAGATGGATAGAAGCTCTATCCCTAATAGCATATACACCAACTTAAAAGGTCAATTTTTAAAAAATCTTAAATATAGATCTTTAAATTTAAATAAAGACATAGCAATGCTGCAAGATAAGTCTATTAAAGCAGTACGCGATCACGACAAACTAGACGTTGATAATTTAATGTTTAGGACTACTAAATTTGTAATAGAAAAAGACAAAGTTTACCCCGGAAAAGCAGCTTATTTTAATAAAGTAGCTGTTGATAACTTCGTCGCTTCACCTATCCCCATTATCGATGTACCGGAATTTTGGGAGGAAATGGACTTCTTCTGGATCACAGAAAAGATTTAAGAGAGTTGTGTATTTTAGGCGTTCAATATACTGGATATATTTTAACAACTCAATACAAGCTTTTTTAAAAAAGTGTTGACAAGCTAACAAGTCTATGATATCATTCGGAAATGAAGACTACATATAGTCAGAATAAATCCGAGATGAGCGACTCGACAAAAAACGCAGAAAGGAACTGGATTGACGAAAGCCAATTCAGGATTGAGCAGAACAAGATGACCGTAGTAGACTGCGGCAAAAATTACGCTACTGTCTACGACGGAACAGGTAAAGAAAAAGCCTCTAGGATAACCCTTAATGAGCTACTTGCGCTACCCAAAAACCCTAAGTATAAAGGGCATTTTTTGGTAGGGGAAAATGCTCATCTAGGCGTTGCTACTAATGCAAGCTCCTTGTCGCAACCCTTTACTGAGGAACAGCTACGAAAGTTTTATGAAGACTGCGAGAATAACGATATTATTCTCAGGTTTTTTCCTCAGCAAAGCACACCAAAAGCGGCCACGTACGCAGGCTTAGAAAAATCTGATGAAAACGACCCAGTATCTATCTATAAATTTATAAAAGATAGACTGAGAAACGTATCTCTGAGATTACCAAACTCGTCCTTTGAAACAACCAAAGCACGAACAGAGGGATACACATTCAAAGGTAACGTTACAAACGTAGAGAACCACGCTAGAAGGTATGGGTACCAAGACGCGCTATCTAAGTTTATAATCAAAAACCTTGACTATTTATCCAGCGCCTTCTCAGAGGAAGCTAAAGACGTATTTCGCCTAACAGAGGATTCAAAGTACAAAGTAGGAGACAGGAAAGACCAGTTTAACGTAAGCAAAGTAAAACTAGTCCTACTTCACCCTCTTCTTGCTATCTTAAAAGGAAAAATAGTAAAAGACGACTCTGGCAAGTTTGTTCTGTCAGAAAATTTAAATATCAGAGAAGGCACGAAGAAACTCCCCTCATGGAACTTTTGCAAGAAGTACATCCTCAACCTCAGCCCCAATCACCTGAAAGGCGGAGTCGCCCGAAGTAATCTAATGTACCACGGAGAACGTTTTTTTATATCAAGAAAAATGGCCGAGGACGGTATTGTTGAAAAAGGGGCAGAGGCCAGAAAGATACGAGTAGGCGAAATGTTTGCTGACGAAAAGTATAAAGAACACCAAGAAGCCTTCTCTAAATACAGGAAGCAATACAGAAACGCTCTAAGAGAAGCCTTTAATATTTTTCGACAAATAGCAGCCGGAGACAACCCCGAGCTACTCTAGCTTAGTTTAACTTGTTAATGCGCTCGGCGCATTTTAGAGCACCACTAAGTCTTCAGTCGCCCCTCTTATTTGGGGCGGCTTTTTTGTTTGACATAACCTTAAGTTAGTGTTATCATCATAATATGACCGACAAAGCTAAAGAAGTTGAGATTAACGCCGAAAAGCTCTCCAGAAATACAAGTGGCCTCCTAGAGAACCCACCTATAGACTATGTCTTTAATGAAGACGGCTCAGTAGACTGGAGAAAAATGGTCAGAAAAGAATATTTGGTCCCCAATAAGCAAAAAACAAACGAAACAGACGTATCTCTCCTAGAAGATAGAGATTTATTGATTCTACTTGGGGGAATCAAAGAGCTTGCTCAAATCAGAGGCTTTAATTCTGTTTCTTACGAAGTAGTAGCAGCCAGCCAAGAGTATTTTGCTACGAGCTGCATTATAAGCTGGTCTCCTAACTACGAGACAGACAATAAATCAGTAATCTTTTCCGCCTTAGCTGACGCTCACCAAGATAATACTTATAGCTTCGCTTCTAATTTTCTTGCGGCCACAGCTGAAAACAGAGCCTTTGTAAGGTGTGTTAGGAACTTCCTTAAGGTTAATATCGTAGGGCAAGAAGAAATGGGGGGAGGCAAACAAGCCTTCTCTCAGAGCTCAACAAAGCCCTCCTCCCCTAAAACAGACTCGGACCCGACATCTCTCTTACAAAAAGTGATGGACACCAAAGGAGTATCTTTTGACATGGTCAAGACCCGCTTGTTAGACGAGGATTTTCCTAAAGCAGACTCGTTCCAATCGGCCAAGGATATACCAAAAACCAAAACCTTTGAGCTTATAGCTAGACTAAAAAAGATTTAAAAGTGGAGACTGTATGTCTTTTAGATTTATAGTACGCTAGACGTATTTTATTCATCCAAGGCGACAGTTTACCATTTCCCTATAGGACAGCTCTCCTGAGCTAGATAGGCCTTCAGGGGCACTACACAGCCACACTTACCGCACCTCTGGCCGTCTTTTATAAACCACGCGCAAGCCCTGCATAGGTCCATTCTCCTGTTTTTTACCTCTGTATCTGCTACTAAGTCGTCACCAGATAACGCAGCTTTAGTATTTTTAGCAAGGCTCTTTGCTAGATTAGCTACCATTTTCGCTTTACTCGGCAACTTCTTTTTCGGCTCTTCTTTTTTTAAATTTTTAATAGACCTACTTCTATTAGTGAACCCGCTTCTATCAACATTTACAGGCTCATAATATTTAGACTTGTTTATTTCGTACTTGTTCATTTGCTCATATCGAATATTAAAGGGTCATTAGAGACCTTTAGGTACTTAACTTGCCCCGGCATACAATAATGGATACAAGGCCCAATGTAGTCATTAGGATGATGAAAACCAGCCCTGATAGCCTTTATGCTTTCATTAGCAGAGTATATAGCAAGACTCAGATCAAACTCAGGCTCAATAACAAAAGTATCCTTAGCTTTAGCCTGAACTAAAGAAGACGTCTCATCTATTGAAACCTTCGGCCCAATGACATTATCTCCATCAGATAAATTAAAAGTTTCTTCGTAGCTGTGAGTTCTGTTAAAACTCTTCGCCCCATCGCTGCATATATTATGATAGCCAGAAGCTTTATCAACTTTACCTATTACGCCATTAGAACAGGTAACTCTTTTTAAGAACAGTTCGCATCTAAGCTTAGATTCCTCTGGCCTGTATCTATCTCTTATACCCTCCGGCAAACTCTCCATAAATTCTGGCGAAGATACAATCTCATACTCTGTCCAAACCTTAACAGTCCTAAGAAATGCCGACCAAAAAGGTTTTCCATTAGTCTGACAGCCAAATACTATCTGATTTTCGTAAGCAGCTTTTATATATTCTTCCGAACCTCTTATATCGACAAGAGAACTTCCCTCTACCTCGCCAAACCGTTCGTAGCTTATCTCTCCCGATGATTTTGTGTGCCTCTCGCGCACCGGCCACGTGTCATCTGATACATCATACACAGGAGAAGAGTAGACTAAATCTCCACCATAGGCAAAAGCTATTTTATTAACAGGTGTAGGTAGTGGCACCCCTTCCTCTTTAAGCATTCTCCCGCCTACCTTTACGTGGGGATTACAGTGCACACCCATTTCTTCAGGTATATTTACTATATTGGGCAAGCCTATATTTTTGGGATGTTTATTGCCAGACTCTTCATAACCCCTCAGCTCGCCTTCTTTGGTCATTGATTCCTCAAATATGTCCCATATTGTGCTAGCGTTGACCGGAGCACCATCGAAGCTATTAATATTTGCAGGATTTTCGCTATCTTTATTAGGGTACTTTCTATTCTCGACCCCGTCACCGGTAAACCCAGAAAAATGAGCTACCTTAAGCTTAGAATCAGTTGGGTCTATATAAGTAATAAAGTTAACTTTGGATATAGCGTCCTCATGAGTATAGTAGTCAAAGGTGTTTTCTAAGTCTCCATATCGAAAGTCACTCGCACCTGAGTCGGATAGGCCAGAAAAAGTCAGCCCAGCCATATTTGGATTAGATATATACCTCCATTGCACTTGTCTGTATCTTCTTACCTTTGCGTATATAGGAGCCTCTACTCTTATTTTAGTTAGGTAATTCACGGCCCTTGCGTAACTATTAAACACTTCAGAAGAGACTTCGGACCCCGGCCCTATGCCAAAGGACTTAGGTAAAGCAGGATTATCGGATCTAGAAAAAGAACTAAGCCAAGGGGTAGCTTTAGCTGCCTCCTTATTATTTATTACTCTGTAGTCAGCAACAGAAGAATTGTTTGCAATTGCAAGCGCAGAAGCAGAGGAAACACTTGGAAAAGTCTCGTATATAACTGCGTTGCCAGAGCCGTCAAATTGAATTTTACTACTTACGTTTTCAGTAAGATTTGCATCGCTGGAATGTTCCTGATGCAAGCCTTGTACGAACTCGTTTTCCGTACCTAGGGAGTCCTCCTCAAAAAAATCGCTACCATAAGATTGGGCTTCTTTTACTTGAGAAAGCATCTCCGAGGCAAAGTTAGCTCTTTTCTGTATATTGTCTGCAATGTCCTGTATGAAACCCCAATCATCACTATCTGGCGTCCCTTTAATTAAGTCGACTTTAGGATAATCCCTACTCTTTCTGAGTCCATTGTTTTCGTCTTTAATATAGTCTTGTATTTTTTCTGTTTGCTTAAGAGTCAAGCCAAACTCTTCTTGTACTTCTTTAGGCAGCGAGGACTCATTATTAGTAACTATAACGTCTATTATCTCTAAGCCAGACTGAGCCTTAAAAGCCTCTAGTGGGCTAGAGAAAGACAAGCTTCTTTCTGTATTGCTTATTATTTCTAAGGTATGATGTAGAACAGGGATAGAAGAAGCTCGAGAGGTTTCTATTCTTTTTCTTAACTGCTTAGTCTTAGAGCTTAGTTCAGAATACCCAGACCCAGAATTTGCAACCTCGATATGCTTCACCTTACCCGACTCTATGACGGCAGATGCCGCAGCCTGAGTCCCCCCATCTTCAGTGGGCGCAGGTATCGTTATAGTTGGCTCTGTTCTATAGTTTTCTCCTCTATTAGTTAAGACAACTTTTGATATACCGCCTCTTTTTATTGGGTCTTTATAATTAGCCCTTAATGAATGAGTGAAGTCAATCATGTAAAGCCGAGTATAAGGAATACCCCCTTTCACATAGTTAAACTCACCAAACCTAGTAAACCCATCCTTAGGAAATGAAACAGACTTACCTATCTTATAGTTCTCTGGCATGCTTATAGTATGCATATACAAGCCACTAGAGGCATCGTAGACGCCATCCTCCAAGTCTGAGCCCTTTATGGCAGATGTCCATTTAAAAGGCATCCTAAGCTTATCTAAACTAACAGTATCATAGACAGCAATACTTGTGTCTTCTCTCTTGTACTGTATAGTTACAGATATTATTTTCATCCTAAACTTATTAGTACTATCTAATTCTTCATCTACTGAGATATCAAAATTTGACCTCTTTTGTATTTTTTCTTTAATATCTGTCCACGTGTTGCCGTCTGTAGATTTTTGCAGCATATATTTAAAGTCAATTGGCTGCACTCTATATATTTGACCCGGACCCTCAAATTTATGCTCAAACCCATCCCAAAAATTAGTTATAGAAAATGATAATAGTTTTTTATTGACAAAGTCTAAGTAAACATACTCACAAATAGCTGGCATGCCCATGTCATACATAAGGCTTGCCGTAAAGCCATTATTATTATAATCAACCAGATTGTTCGCTTTTTCCCCATAAGATAAAAGCGGGCTGAAACCCTCTGTATCGTAAGACGGAAAAACATCCTTAAGGGTGCTATGCTCTGCTCCGAAGACTTCATCTGAGTTTAAAGAAGGTATTTGGTAGTCGAAATACTCCACCTTATAAACATCATCTTCGGATTTGTCGTCAGACGGGTTAGGGTCTACGTACTCCGCCAATTCTACTATACATAAATTTTCATAAATAGCTTTTTTGACGCTGCTTGCATGACTTAGATTCGACGATCCAAGGCTATACATAGGCTGCGCTGGATCTCCCTTTTCATCTTCCCACTCTGCGAGGCTAACATTCATCTCTATAACTAAGTCCTCATTAGTATTAAATATCTCTCCCCCTCCGACCGAAATATCGCTACCATTTAGAGTTACTTTAGCATTTTCTTTAGGCTCACTCTTGTAAATATATCTATAGTTTTTATTTTTACCTAATTTTATTAATATTTTAGAAACCCCCTCCTCGTTAATTTCTACTAACTCTATTTGAGTATTCGTCCTATATAAAACATTTTTATAAGAAGAGAATATATCTTCATTTACCCAATGAGAATTAGGATAAGATTCAGGATCTCCTATATACTTTACGTCAAGCCCAACTGGCGTCGCGAAACTTCCTGCATTATTATCTTCCCCATGCCAACTTTTGGATATAGCAGAAAGTTCAAGGTTGAATCTAAGGCTGTCCCCACTTAATCCTCTGCCACCCCAAGCATCGATATACTCACCACCAACCTCTGTTAACGGAGCTTCTAAAAACAGCCTCAGGCCGCCAACCACAAGAGGGTAATTTAAGGTAGTGATCGGATCAGGGTCTTCATGACCCTCGATATTCCAGCCATAAAAATACATATTTTTTAATACATTTCTATTTAGGTTTGTTTTAGATCTATGAGAATTTTCATCAACATAACTTAAATCAAAATAATTAACTATCTTGTACCTATTGTTTTCTATGCCGCCATCATATGCTATTTTATTAGAACCATCTATACTGGTGTCTGTAGTAAATATCCTTAAAACTTCTACTTCTGCGCTCACCTCTTCAGAGACCTCCTGCCAAGCAGTAGCAAATCTTATAAAATATGGCTGCCCAGACTTTATGCTTCCGCTGTCATTTTTAAACACTATAGCGTCTCCATTGGAAAGCTCTTTGTTTATTTTTAAATTATCATTACTAATTACAACATCTTCCCAATCAGGGTACTTCATTTTTAAAACGCCCCCGGGCCTTGCTACGTCATGGTAAGATATGGAATTTACCTCTGTATCTAAATTATATTTAAGCCCAGAAGTCCCCCTGTCTAAGTAAGTAGCTATCGGGCTTTTTTCATTATTGTAAGTTGTCGTTTGGGCAGAGTCGTCAGACTGTCCTTCTTTCAGATCTTCAAAAAATAGCTTCTTATCTATTAATTTTTTAAGCCTAAATCTTATGGAGCTATAGGTTTTTTTATTTAAAGTCGAAACAAAAGAAAGTCCATAAAAGTTATGGCCATACCTATTAAAAGGAATAAAAGAATGGCCTATAGAATTTTTTAAAGTTTTCTTCGCGTGCCCTTGAGCTATAGCCACCCTCTTAGCAAATCCTTGGTGATAAGTACCCGAGTCTGTCATTATGGCCTCTTGGCCTGCATCGGTATTAAAATCCAAGTTAAGGCTTCTGATGGTATCATTAGCAACAAAAGGGGCCGAGTCTTCCGACTTCAAGGACACCGTTAATAAGTCTTTACCCGTATTGTTGGTGACCTTAAAGCTAGATTTTATTTCGTATTCATACCCGGGAAAGTTCCTCACCGCCGATTTTGTTTCTTCCCCTACGACTACCTCTACGTTCTCCAGTATGACCTTAAAACGATAATAACCATCGGTTTTATATGCGTCTGACCCTTCATTCGCAAATTCCACTTCTTCTATTCCCGGAGAACCTGCAGCTTGAAAGACATGAGTGAACCTACTATCGTAAGGTATCTTGAACTCAAAGTAGCCCTGACCCTCAATCACTTCTTCTCCATCGTCAGATTCGATAACTTTCTCTGCGTAAGAACCTTGAATATCTTTTAGCTTTCTCCCTTGTATTAATTCTTTATTGGTTCCATTTGTGGTTTTCTTTTCAACTTTAGCCAGCATAAACTCTGACTCACTCACCCCTTCATCGGGCACCTTGCTCCACCTAGGGTAGACCACCCCACTAGACTGCCCAATAGCCGTGTTCTTATCTACCTTGCTGAGCAATTCTTCATTATACTCTTTTAAGTCTTCTTTTTCTGCTTCCTCTAGAAGTTTAAGGTCTTCTTGAGCAGATATAAACTGGCTAGCTTTTAGCTGTGTGAAATATATGTATTCAACTTGATAGTCTGTGACCCCAGCAACGCCAATAAATTTTTCTCCCGGCTTTTTCCATTCTCCATTATATTTTATTCTTGGCTGGAACTTAACAGACCTCAACTCCCCAAAATTTTCTGTATCGAACGGCTTACTTAGGTATTTATAAAAAGGGTAAGCATCCGTCCCAGCGCCCCTAACTGCTGAGTATACGAAGTTATAGTAGGTCTCTTCAAAGTCTTCTACTACATAGATCCTATCTTTATCAACGCCAGATAACGTGACTAAACCATTTCTTTCGTCGAACTCTTTGCAATAGCTTAGCCTCTCGTGGCCGGTGTTCATGGAATAAGCTATGGTATCCTGAGGCATATCCCAAGATAGTTTCAAACCACTTAAAGCGTAATCAGTAAAGTCAGCATCATATTCTATCTTTTTCTCTTCTCCCCTTTTGTTGCCATAAAGAGTTACTCCATATATATATCTACTATCAAGCTCGGCTATACTCTCGTAACCAGATCTTTCTTTTTCAGGTTCATATCGATTAGTATTAAATATGTTGGAAAATCTGTATCTCGTACCTTTGTATTCTGTATTAGCTCCTCTTTTTTGAGTCAGTCTTTCGGCTTCGGCTTCCCTTTCGTTGTAATACTCTAAATCTCTTTCTTGATGAGGTATATCTATGCCCTCCAGCTTCAAGAACCAATCTTTTCTTTGTGCAGTCGGGCACATTGAGTAAGATATGTCTGTGCTAGAATTGTATGTTGCCGCCTCTAAGGAATAAATTATTTTTCCGTCACACTTTAACGTTGCGTTGGAGGCATTTACAACTTTAAGCCCATTTATTTCTCCAGAAAATTCAGCATCTGCATTATGATTTAGAACATTTATTTTAGTATTATCTGTTAATAGATACTTAGGCTTATTAACGACACTATAAAAACCCTCATAAGAAACCTCAGACTTCTCAAGGTAATCACTGACAGCCTCGAACCCACGCCTGTTATAATACTTCTTGTCTACATAACATCTGAGCTTACTATTGTTTATAAAGATGGTATCGGATCCCGGATCTTTATTAGAAATTAAATAAGGCTTATTAAATACTATTATTTTTCCTTTGTACTCATCTTTATTTGCGTAAAAAGTTTTTATCAAATACGCCTCACCTTCTTCCTCTCTGTAGGTACTATCGTCAAGGGCAACAACTTCACTTATATAATCAGTATATGTTTGTTGATTGAGAAAGCTAATTGTTTCCCCTGCTTGATTCACAGAGAATATATTCCTTTTTGTCACCTCGAAATCAGAAGCTTTTAATAAATCACTATAACTGTCATCTGAATCTATATCAATCTCAAACTTGTGCCCCGAGTCGTCAAGCCTAAACATCTTAACCCCTCCATCGGAGCCCTCATCAAAGCGGCTAAATAAAGAAAATGCAACATTATTAGTCTTTTTCATGACGTAATCATACTCCCTATTAGTCATTATGATTTTATCATTTATAGATGAGTCCAAAATAAACTCAGACAAAAAGCATTCTTTCTCAATGTTATCGTTCTTTCCATCTGAGGTAAAAGAGCAGGGCCTATAAGTGTTTATATTCTTTATGGTTCCCGCTTCATTTACAACAAAGTACTCTAAAGTAAAAAGGCTGCCCCTCGAGAGATTAAATTCGTAAGACATACTCTCTCCCTCCCTAAAGTCTTTGAATTCTTTTGTCCTTATTAAGGGCACAAAGTTAGTAGCAAAAAAGCCTTGCTCAGTCATAGAAAAAGACTTTATCGTGGCAGCGTCGAAAAGCACTACTCCATTCTCGTATATACTCTTGTTTAAA